AGTATGAGATAATTATAATGTAAGAAAGAGGTGATTAAAATGGCACAAAGAAAAAAAGTAGTTAGCAAACCAGTTGTTGACAAAAACGCAATGCAATTCATAAGAACTGCAGCAAACCTAGCAAGAAAGGGTAAAACAAACAAAAAATTAAAAAGCAATTTAAAAGCAAAAAAATATGCAATTTAATAAAAAAACTATTGACAATAACATTTAAAAATGTTATAATAATAATGTAATAAGAAATCCATAAGGAAGAAAGGAAGTGTTGAAAATGGAAAAACGTATTACAAAAAGAGATTATTTTAATGAATTGAAAGGAATAGTTGCAAATCGTGAAGATTTAGTTGCATTTATCGACCACGAACTTGAATTACTTGATAGAAAATCAAGTGTAAAAACTCCAAGTAAAACACAACTTGAAAATGAAAGCATCAAAAATGTTATCGTTGCTACTTTAAAAGAATTAGCAAAACCTTCAACTATTACTGACATTCAAAATGCAAATGTTGAATTAGGTGCTTTATCTAATCAAAAAATTAGTGCTTTACTTACTCAATTAAAAGATAGTAATGCAATAGTTAGAGTTGTAGACAAGAAAAAAGCATATTTCTCTATTGCTGAATAATTGTCAAAGAGAGTGTAAACTCTCTTTTTTTGTTGCGTAAAATAAAAGTGTCAAATTGTGTCAAGCGGCGCGGCTGCGTTCCTGGCGCGCCGAATTTACGCCAAGATGTAAACTTTACACTTTTTTACATTGGAAATTGACATTCCGCTTGACACTTGACATTCCCAAAAATATTTTAAAAAAATTGCAAAAAACTATTGACTTATTTTCTAGATGTGGTATAATTATAATGTAAAGAAAAGTTAATTACACCTTAATAAAAAAAATAAAAAATATTTAAAAAAAGTATTGACAAATAAAATCTACTATGATATAATTAAAGTGTAATAAAGGAAAGGAAGTGATTAAAATGGCAATGACACCAGCACAAAGACATAAAATCCGTGAAATGTATGAAAAACAACAACAAGATAGAAAAAATGCAAGACTTGGTATAAAACCTCAAAAAAGCAAAAAGGGTAAGAGAAAGTAATTTCTCTCCCTTATGCAAAAACTATTTAAGAAAAGGAAAGTGAAAAATTATAATGAAAAAAATTGATATAAAAACTCAAAGATATTTAATGTTTATTGATACTGAAACAATAGGTTCTCTATTCGTAAAAGAAAGTGTTCTACCATTTGAAATTGGTATGAAAATCTATGATACTGAAAATGAAAAAGTTGTTAAAGAAAAAAGTTATCTAGTAAGAAAGTTCTTTAATAATAAATATATAATGTTATCAACATTTAGTGCTACAAAATATCCTAATTATTTTGAAAAATTAGAAAATGATAAAAGATATAAAACTTGTAGTGTTAATGATATTGCAAACGATATTGAAAAAACTATTCAAAGATACAATGTAAAAATAATGGTTGCTCACAATGGTGGTTTTGATAAAACTGCTATGGCAAGACTTTTTGAAGAGTTTGGCACAAATAATCCATTTGAAAATATTGATTTACTTGATACAATGGAATTATCAAAAGTAATCACTTATTCAAAAGATTATACAAATTATTGTATTGCAAATAAAGATAGATTAAATAGTGTAAAAGATAGTTGCTTTATTACAAATAGTGGTCGTGTTAGAACAACGGCACAAGCAATTTATTGCTACATTTCAAACAATGTTGATTTTGAAGAGGCACACACTGGGCTTGAGGACATTGACATTGAAATTGAAATATTTAAAAAGTCTATTGAAATGTTAGGCAATACAATGGTTACATTAAATGTAACACCAACTTGGAAAGACTTTTCAAAGGTAATTGAAGAAGATTAATTTCTTCTTCAATTATTAAAAAAACTATTGACATTTTTATTAGTTTATAGTATAATAATAATGTAAGGAAGTGATAGTATGAAAAAATATAACTTTACTAAACAAGAAAAAATAATAATTAGAGAGTTTATTCACTCAATAGACAAAAGTTTAAAAGTAAGAGTTTCACAAGAACAAAGATTTGAATGTGATATTCCTAAAAAGACAATTTATCTAGGTAGTAAAAAAATTGATAAATTAGAAAATAAACTTTTTCAAGAGTGGTTCAAATCACAACCTGAATATATTAAAATTAATAAAACTTTAATGTCAATTTTACACGAAATAGGACACTTTCAAACATTTAATAAACAAGAGTTTGAATTACGAAATGAAATTGAAGAAATGTTAATATTTATGTATGATAATTATTACATAAATGAAAAAGAAATCAATTTCGCTTATTGGAATATTGAAAACGAACGAAAAGCAACAATGTGGGGAGTTCAATATTTCAAAGAAAATCAAGAAAAATGTTTACAACTTGCGGCAGCACTTGGTTTACAAATCTAGTTCAAGGGGTTTACACCCCTTTTTTAAATGGTTTACACAATTTGACACTTGGCGGGCCGCGGTCGCCCGCATTGGTCTGGGCGGCCCGGAATTTTACAGTAAATTGACATGTAAAGTTTTCGATTTGACATGTCCATTGACATGTCAATTGACGTAAATCCCGAAATTAAGGGATCTCCGCGACACGCCTGGGTGAGTTGTTGCCGCAAATAAGGGTAAAAAAAATAAAAAAATTTTTAAAAAACTATTGACTTTTTTATTATAATTTGATACAATTATAATGTAATAAGAAAGGGAAAGGAAATACAAAATAAAAAAATAAAAAATATTTAAAAAAAGTATTGACTTTTAAATCTTATTATGTTATAATTAATATGTAAATAAGAAATGAAACTTATTTACAAAAAGTAATTTAAAACCATTTAGAAAAGGAGAGTGATTATGATGGAAAAAAGAATTACTAAAAGAGATTATTTTAATCAATTAAAGGAAATTGTAAAGGACAATGAAAACCTAGTTGCGTTTATTGACCACGAATTAGAGTTATTAAATCGTAAGGCAAGTGTTAAAACTCCTAGCAAAACTCAAATTGAAAACGAAACTATTAAAAATGTTATCGTTGAAACATTAAGAGAGTTAAACAAACCTTCTACAATAACTGATATTCAAAATGCTAACACTGAATTAGCAAATCTATCAAATCAAAAAATAAGTGCTTTATTAACACAATTAAAAGATACAAATGTTATCGTTCGTGTTGTTGATAAGAAAAAAGCATACTTTACAATAAGTGAATAAGAGTTGGGGACTTGTTCCCCTTCTCTAAAACTTTTTGAAAAAACTATTGACAAATAAACCTAGTTATGTTATACTTATAATGTGAGGTGATAAAAATGAAAAATTATACTGAAAATGCAAACTACTTTACTATTGAATTAGAAAATGGTAAAAATGTAAAAGTTGCTAAAAAATGGGTTGACACTGCTTGTCAAAAACTTGACATTGATGTTGACAGTGCTCTTGAAATGTGGTTAGAGGATAACGACTACCTAGAAAATGAAGAACAAAATGAACTTGACAAAAAAGCAAAGGAAAACAAAATAAAACTAGGTGCAACTGAAAAAACTGAACGAAAAAAGGTTATTCGTGAGAGAAAACCTAACATTGTAAAGGAAAACATAATAAAAAACCTAGAAAGTTGTGTAAGGTCGTTCGCAACTGATGTAAAAGTAGAAAATGTGGGTAAAATTATCACTTTTTCTTACGAAAATAAGCAATTTAAGTTAGATTTAACTGAAAAACGCGTTAAAAAGTGTGAATAATTCACACTTTTTTTATTTTATTTAAGGTTTACATGTAAATTTACATGTCAACGGCCTGTCAGCGCACGCGCTGAGGCCGAAAATTTCTATTATACCACAGTTTTGAAAATTTGTCAAGCAAAAATGCAAAATTTTACAAAAAAAATTATTTCCCAAAAATTGACACAATTTGACATGTCAACCAAGCGTAAAGCGAGTGTCAACACGCTATTAGGCGGCGACCGCGTTCCATTCGTATATGGTCGAGATCTCTCCGTAAAGTCGGCCGCGTCCCATATGGCAAAATTTTCAATTGAAAGTGCGGCGAGCGGGACCAGACATATGAATCCCAAAATGAGGTAAAGGCGCGGGTCCCGATCCAAGGATCTCCGCATTGATTACACAAAAATTTTGGAGTATAATGTATAAAAAAAACTAATTTTCCCTTGCTCAGACAAGGGGTACGACCGGCTTCCCGCACGCATAAAAATTTTCTCCATAAACGCACAAAATATCGTAAAAGAGCTTTTTCAGCTTTTCCTGCCAAAATTTTAGCACAAGAGCCTAACAAAAAAATGAGAGACAAAAGTGGAAGTAATTGACAAAATTAATAAAATATAGTATAATTATAATGGGGATGAATAATAATAATAATTATCATATTTTTTTATAATTGTCAAGTCAAGAGGTGAATAATAAAAAGAGTGCGGTCAGGGCACTCTTTTCTTATCCGTAATCGTAATTTAATTTGATTTATATGGTTGGGGACGCGGTCGCGCACCACACTTATATCAAATCATCAAAACCATCTACATTTCCTTACAAACAATAGCCAAATACTATTCAAACCAACCATATAATAAAAATATATTATATATTATACCTCATATGCACAATAGCTCAATCCATCTGTCTAAACATCATTCAAACAAACAATAGCACAGATAAAAGGCGGCAATGCGGCAACTAGAACTTTATGCAACCACATCCGCATCCACACTCTGTATGTTTACTACTATATTCACACTCTTCTTCAGTATTATATCTTGGTTTAAATACTTTTCTTCAATATACTATTTTATCCCACGCATATTCTTCATATGTTTCATCTTTATATTTCCATTTATCTAATATTACTACACCAATCTTATCACTACTACCATATGGATATATATTATTCATATTATGTAAATCTCTTCAATATACATTACCAGTATCTTGCATTGTTTCTATACTATAATCTATATATTCATCATTTTTAGGATAAGTATCTTCACTTAATGTATATAAATCTATATATACTATATCCTTACTATATGGTTCTATTATTCCATATACTACATATGTCTTATCTTCCATCTCATTTATCCTTTCATCTAATTCGTGAGGCGCATGGTTTTTCACTTTAACAGCCCGTTAGGGATGTTTTGTGAAAAACATATTTATATTTAGGCTTTCTCACAATGTCACATTTCACAAAATTTTCACAACAATTCTTCACATTTTTCACAATAGTTTCTCACAATTCACAACTTATTCTTCACACTTCACAAAGATTGTTAAAAACCGTGAGTATCATATTGTTCACATTCTTCACATTGTTCACACACAATTTTATTTTTATTTTTCCAAGGTTCTCTATGGCGGACAGCATCCCCGCTTAAACCAACTATAGCCCCTAATTCAGTATTGCTCGGCAATTTTCCATGCCCCCTATAAAACTCAACTATAGCCCCTTCAATTTCTGCGTCAGATACTGCGGAAGCACGCCCTCCTTTTTTACCTTTTCCAGACTGTGCAGCTGCATATTCGTGTGAACCTTCTATTAGCGCCCTAACACTAGTTATAAATAATTTTGATACATCTCCAGCATCAGGCGGCAAATCTCCATATACCCCGTAATAACATAAGTCATAATTAAGTCTATATCTTAATTGTTCATCTTGTATTTCATTTACTGCTTCTAAATACCTTTCATTATATGTAAAGGTAGCGCCTAATTTTCCCATCTCCGCACCTACCCTTCAATACCCTCAAAGTATTCTTTTACGGCAGGATGTGTCTTTAAAAATTCTTGTAATTCCGCCATTTGTTCTTCTTCACTTTTTTGTGTTTCTATATATTGTGCTTTTTTCCCTCTACCTATCTTATCAACTTTTATTCCATATCTTTTTAATATCACACTTTGGACTTGCGGAAATGTTTTTATTACAGTGCTTTCACTGTAATCATACTTATTGCAAAACTCTTTTAAAGTCATATAAACATCTCCTTTTCATATATATTATAACTAAAATTTTTCATTTTTTCCAGTGAAAATTACAGATGTTTTTTCGCATTTTTTCGTCACAATCTCACAATTTCACAACAGTTCTTCACAACCATTCCTTTATATGCTTTGCGGAAATGCTTGCTTTGATGCAACTTTACCCGCAAATAAAAAGGCTAGATATCTAGCCCGTATTTTTATATATATTCTATTAAAGTTAATATAATTTGTTGAGGATTTTTAGCATATATTTCAACTTCTGCACCACTCCATCTATCAAAAGTATCTTTATTAGCAACTCTTAATAAATAGTTATAATAATTGCCTGAATGAGGTTCTGTAACACAAAAGTAATGCTTTTCAAAAGTCCAATATATATGGCTTATGCTACCGTCATCGTTAAATAGCATATCTATTTCATCGCCCCAATTTTTTACATAATCATATATCTCATTCATGCGGCAACCCCCTAATCTTTCGTAACTCTCGTTTCAATTAAGTCTAACTTAAACTTTTTACCTTTATATTCAAATGTGATTAACTTACCAACATTCTCAATTTTAACATTAGCACAATCTTCGCACTCGTCTAAATCTTCAGCCAACATTGAAATTAAGAATTCTTTATCAGGGTTTGGTTTTCTTTCAACTTTCTTGCGTTCTTTTTTCTTAGCCTCTGCTTTATGAATAGTTGCAGTTATTTTATTATCCTTTGCTTTTTTAGTTAATTCTTCTTGCTCCTCGTTAATTTCATAACCTTCATCTTCAAGATATACTTGAATAGCATCTTCTCTATCTAGCCCTAATTGTGTCATTAAATTAGTTATTGTCTTTTCACTTATTCTTATTATCTTTCCATCTTCTAACTTATAATCAAACATATTAATTCCCTCTCTTTCCAAATTTAATTACATATACTTTACCATTATTATATCTTTCAACAACAATAGGCAATTCATAGCGTTCATAACCATCTAATATTCTATCTAGCGTGAACCCCATTTCAATGTCATCATTATAATTACTACACCAATCCCCTACATAATCAATAATCGCATACTTATTTAACATATCAATCACTTTCCTTTCTTACTCTAAATTACTTAAAATTTTAAATTGTGGATTTGGGTCTCCATCTGCGGCAGTGCAATTGTATAAATAGATTTCTTGCTTTACAATATTTGCGGCACTATCTATCGTATCATAACTACCTACTAAATACCAACTTTGTCCTTGATGAATAAGATACCCTTCTTCATCATAAATACTTTTTTCAAGCCACCTATAAACACTCCACATATCAATCACCTTCCCTTTAAACAATATTTTTTATTTATTTTTTTATTATATATATATTATATAATATTTTTTAAAAAAAATCAATAGTTTCGCTATAATTTTTGAAAAAAATCGTATGGACTAAAAAATTGGCGACTATGCCGCCAATTCATCCATATATGCTCTAAGTTGATTACTTCTTATAGGGTTTCTCATTTTACGCAAAGCCTTTTCTTCAATTTGTCTTATACGCTCCCTAGATAAATTCATATCTTTTCCAATTTCTTCCAATGTCATAGGTTCACCATCAAGTAAACCATATCTTTTTATAAGAACCTCTTTTTCTCTTTCTTCTAAACTATCCATAACTTTGAAAAGTTGTTCTTTTAAATCCATTTTAGCAACTGCGGCAGCAGGTGATACGAAATGCTTGTCCTCGACAAAGTCTATTAAACAGTCATCGTCTTCTTCGCTTACTGGCGTATCTAATGATATTAGATATTGCCCCATATCAAACAAATTCTTAACTTCTAGCACGTCCATATGAAGTCTATCTGCTAACTCTTCAATTTTTGGTTCTCTTCCTAATTCATTTGACAATAGCTTCTCAGTTTGTCTAAGTTTATAATACTTATCATTTATATGGGCGGGTAATCTAATTGCTCTACCCTTATTTATGATTGCTTTAGTTATTGCTTGTCTTATCCAATATGTTGCATATGTTGAAAATTTATATCCTAAATCTACATTAAACTTATCAACAGCCGCCATTAGTCCAAAGGCACCCTCTTGAATTAAGTCCATAAATTGTAAACCTGAACCTTTATATTTTTTAGCAATAGCAACAACTAATTTTAAATTTCTGTCTATTATTTCATCACGTGCGGCAGAGTTTCCTGCTTTTAATTCTTGAAATAATTTCTTTTCTTCATCTTCGCTTAATATTTCATATTCACCAATTTGTCGTAAATATGTTTGAATATCATTTATATTTAGTTTCATATTATCAACTCCCTTTCGCGGCAGCACGTGCCTAATCTTCCATAGACCTCAAATAGGCGAGCCTCATCCCGAGGTCGCCATATGAGTTTTTATATATTAACGATTAATTATTCAGCGATTGTGTAGATTGCTTTTTTACCATCTTTACCACGAGTTACTCTGTTAGTATCAACTAATTTCTTAACTAATGCAGATGCTTTTTGACTAGAAGCTATACCACAATTATCCATAATATCATTGATAGTTACTGCGTTACCAGCTTCAACCATATAATTGTAGATTTTTTCAACTACTTCTTTATTTTCTTTTTGAACCTTAGTTTCACCAGTTCTTTTCTTAGATACTAATGCAATTTGTTTGTCTAAGAATTCAACGAATTCAGCCTCTCTATCGTTTCCTGCAACGATTCCTTTTAATGCCTCAAAATAATCTCTTTTTGTCATCTTTTCCATAATAATTCACTCTCCTTTTCTTCATATTTCTTATTTTAAGATAACTTTTTTGGTGTCTTTCTTTTTGTAAACACCACCTAGAATAAATATATTATCAGTTTACATTTATTCTAGGTGCTATCTACAAAGAGATAGCATATGTGAAATCTAAAACGTTCCACGCATTTACAGCTACTAAGTAGCACACGTTCCACGCAATTACATAGATTTCTTAGTGGACTTATTGCCGTAGTTTTTTAAAGAGAACCTCCTGTTTAAGCATTACCCTGTTCACCAGTGGGTTTCACAAACTCTTTTTTTTTTAATTATTTTTATTTCTTTTTACATATTAATTATATAATATTTTTTTAATATAATCAATAAGGGTTATTTATTACTGGAACCAACAGACTTTAATTAATTTGTAAATATTTCTTTTCTTATTTACATATTAATTATATAATATTTTTTAAAAATAATCAATTTAAGTAGTTTTTATCAGGTTCTCCTAAAGCCGTGACCCTGCGGGATAAACTATAACCAACTAAACACTCTACGACACCCGTATAGACCTGTCGCCGCCTGGGAAACATTTGATTGGCATTCCCGCTATGACGCAAGGATTAGCTAACGCGGGTTGTTCCCTCAAACCATATATATTTTAACTCAAAGGGTGTTTCAACCTCCGCACAGCATTAATATTTTACTGGACTTGCACCAGTGCACGACTTTATTTTTGAGTTGCCATATCAGGCGGTGGTAGCCATTTCCACTCCTTAGGTTAGTTCTACGCCTCTAACGACCAATTTCTATAAATATGTTTTATTTATTTATTACATTATAATTATATAATATTTTTTTAAAATAATCAATTATTTTTTCTTTGGTGTAGATAAGAATGTTATTTTCTCAGCTGTGATTACATTACCGTTGCTTACTCTACCTTTTATTCCAATTACTGCTCCACGATTGCAATATTTTTTAACATTTTTAGCAATTCCATCTGGCACACGAACAATTAGTTCATCAGTTTCATATTTACCTTTTTCATTTTTATATGCCCTTGGAATTGATATTAATAAAGAATTTCCTTGGAAGTCTTTTAATCTTCCTACTAACATTACACTATTCAACATTTTCAATCTCCTCTCTTTCTTCAGCAAAGTTATAGTCTAAATTATCTATGATGTCTTTTAGGCGGCTGCGGGTTTGCTTAGCATATGTTGCAAATTCAGTTATTTTTAACATACCTTCTATTATATCCTCTAAACTAGCCTCGTTATCCATAATTATTTCAGCCTTTGCTGTATATGCTTGTTTACCACTGTTATAATAATATGGTTCACCTTCATAAGTTATTTTAAACATAACAATCACTTTCCTTTCTTATTTACATATATATTATATAATATTTTTAATAAAAAATCAATAGGAAAGTAAAAAGCGGCAACTTTTTTACATAGGTTGTCGCCATGTTGTATATGGACTTTGAATAGTCCAAGTTATATTTGGATTTGTATTTACAGTAAGAGTATTATCATTATTTATACGAATTTCTACTGGTGCGGCAGCTGGTTCTTCATTTGCAGGGTCTTGATCAGCGGGTTCTTCTGCCGCATTATCCGCTTCTTGAAGCTCTGGATGATGTAATTTATAGAAAGGACAGTTTGCACAAGCTTCTGGATTACATTCTATAACACTACTACTATCAAAGTCAGCATCTCCATCTCGTTCAGCATCCCATAGGTCTCGTTCTGAACAAGCATGCTCTTCACCATCTATTACACAATGAGCATGTGCCCAAAGATATGAACGACAGTTTTCACAATCATGGTCGCATTCTACATATTCACCGGCATAATCACACCACTCTTCATCACAGCTCTCTTCATACCAGTTTTCGCATATATGACCTTCACCATTGAATTCCATATACTCAACCTCATCACTACCACCATATATTTGACCGCAACCGCAAGGACATATTATTTCCTCATTGTATATTTCAAATGGTTTATGTTCATCTTCATTTTTTAATATATATACATTATCCCCGCTATATTCGCTATAACCATACTCTTCATGGCGTCTATATGGAGTTAAATCATCTTCAAATTGATATTTTCTCCATACATCTTCTTTTCCTGTTTTTTCACATATGAAAGCTTCTACCTTATTTCTTATCATTTTCATAAATTCATTAGAACAATCACGCTTCCAAGGATATACATTATTAAAATGTATAGCATTTAAAGTTGAATTAAAAGCTAATGTTATACGAAGTCTTTTATATCTTATATTTTTAAAATCATATTTATTATATAGAACAAATTTACCTGCATCAGTCCAAACATAACTAATTACAGTAGATTTATCTAATACACCCGCTAAACAACCGTCAGCATGGCTTTCTTCAAAATTCTCTAATCTATAACAAGAAGTCCAATTATAAGGATTTTCACTTGATAACATTATATCCACAGGGTCAATAGATAGAGTATATGTTGCATTTAATTCAGCGTTTTCAAATACTCTTCCTATTTCAGTAACGATTTCATCAGATGCATTTAACTTATTTTTAAAGAAATGTGTAATTGATGTTCCTTCAATCTTACCTGGGAATACTGTATCTAATAAGCTTCTTTCATTCCACCCCATATTTTGATAGCGGATTTTGTTATCACAATGATTTGAAAACATATCAAACCAAGGATAATAAACAATATACTTTCTTCCTATTTCTAATAATTGTTCTTTATAATCTCTTTGTTCATCGCGGTAAGTGATAGGCATATCCGCCCTTAATTCGCCACCAAATAAATCAAATAGGTATTTTTTATTTGTAGCCCATTTTGTTAAATAATCTTCAATTATTTCATCTTTAATATATTGCATAGATAGCCCTGAATATTGAGCAATACATTTAGTAAAATCAGGAATACTAATTTTATTTATCATAGGTTCATATTCCTGTCCTAATTTATCTATTAAAGTTTTTTTAGCTAACATACTATCATCTCCCTTTCCAATATATTATTCTAATAGCTATCGTAAAACTTAACTTCAGTATCTGGATACTTCGCTAAATAAGTTTGTAGCCATTTTAAGTTTATTAATATTTGTATCATTTCATCTATTTGTTCATCAAATGTCCATATTGACTCAGAGTTTTCATCCCAATACTCTTTTGATAAAAATGGATATAATGCTCTGCTAAGTGCGGGAATATCTTCTGCTTCAATATCAAAATCTGCATCATCTTCATCTAAATTAAATGCATCTATAATTGCTTGTCTTATGCCCCAACATTTTCTCCAATAGGCAATTTCAACATCAACAAATTCAGCATTATGTTGCATATTATCCCACATTTCATATTTTACAAATGCAGGGAATTTTAATACACTTTCCCTTTTAACTTTTTTCATTACAATACCATTGTCTAATCCCATTTCTATCATCTCCTTTATTTATTACATATATATTATATAATAAATTATAAAAAAAATCAATAGATTATTTATCTATTGAGTTCTTGTATTCTAAATACTTGTTTAATCGCTCTCTTATATGTTGAATTTCTTCATCCATATGAGTTATCACATATAAGAAGTCTTCTGGATGCATATGTCCTAATTCACATATGCCATCATAGAAACCGTCTTCATCCATTAATTCTTTATCATCAACATACACTGTTAATTCACAACAGTTGCTTTCATAATAAAATGATAAGTCCATTCCTTTTTCATAGAATTCTCTACCAAAAATAATTTCTATATAGCCCTCAATTTGATCTGCTACATACTTTCTCATTGTGTCATAAACTAAATATTTTAAATCTTCTTCTTTTTTCTTTCTCATTATTCGTCGTGCATATCATCAGACATTGCGGCAGCAGCTAATAATGAAGCAAGACCAAAACCAACAATGCTACCTATTAAAAATGTTAAAACATACCAATACCACATATCTATTTTCTCCTTCTCTAATTATATTATATAATAAAAAAAAGAAATAATCAATTAATTATTGATTATTTCCGAATTTACTTAATAGATACGTGTTGCTTACTGCTTTAAATGAATTTACTCCATCATATGTTCTTAATACAACACCTTCACGATAGTCGCCGTCTACAACAGAAGTTCCATCTGCATATGCAACCATTTCATCAATTGAATTTGGAAGAATAAAATCTATATTTAATATAGGAACGCAAGGTATATCATAAAGATCTAGTATATGTGTCATTTCTATTGGGTTAAATCTTTGAGTAGATCCGTCTTTATATCCAAATATTAGATTAAATGCCATAAAATCAATATCTTCCATATGATAATCACGTTCTTGAATTCCTTTTCCGTAAGTTTCTCCTTGAAGAGTTACAAAAGCTAAATCTTTTGATTGTAATAAATCAACTAATTTTTCTTCCACATTATATTTTTCTGCCATCTCTGTATAAACATTTGTTTCATAAAAACATTGTTTATCAGCTTTATCAAAACATACATTTCTTGAACATACATAATATTCATATTTTTTTCTATTTTTTCTTTTTACGGTAAAGGTAGTTGAAGTTCCATCTATCTTTTCCGTTACAATCCACGTAGTATTGTCTGGCGGGAATAGCTGAGGTAAATTTTGAACACGTTCCTCATCTGTTTTAACTACCCAATCGGGCCAGAATGACGCCTTAGCATCTCTTCTACGACCTAAGAATAAAAATAATACTTTCTTACCAAAGTTATTTTTATACATTTTATTTAAAAAGTTATATTTTGCAAATAATTTAGCATTTCTTTGTTTCATTCTTGCATATTTATTTACAGTTGTTTTTCTTTTATTATCATCAGCCACTGAATAAACTACGCCTAATTCTTTTGTAACAAAATCTCCAAGTTCATGTTCGTCCATTTCCCAACCTAAGTCCGCAAATGAAACAAGTAAACCTTGAGATATGAAATTACCCTTACCCCCAAATGTATATTTTTGAGTTTTTACTTTATAATGTTTTGGTGCTAGAAATTGCGCCCATTCTGCGGTTTCTGGTAATTTACTATCAATTTCAAAATATACTGCAATACTGCCTGGAATATATGTATTTTTTCTAACCATTATATGCCAGCCGCCAACAACTGCACATTCGCAGTTATCAGAACCCTCAATTGGTAATATGTCATCAATTTGAACTATATATGCTAATTCTCTTTCCTTTGTTTTTGGATTAATCATAACTATTCCCCTTTTCTATTAAAAAAATCTTCAAAAACTTTCATCATTTCTTCTTCTTCATAAAACCAAGGGTCTCTTTTTAAAGTTCCAAATACATTAACAATTAGTTGTCCAAATCTCCAATCTTGAGCATTTTCTTTCCATAACTCTGCTAACTTGCTGCAAAATTCATCAATTCTTTCTTTACTTCTCATATCCATCACCTTTCTTTACATTTTACATATATATTATAATATATTTTTTAATAAAAATCAATGCAAAATAAAAGACCCAGTCTCCCGAAGGAGCTGGGTTGGAAAGGGATTGAACATAGACAGGAATATAATTCCTATCTACATATACATTATAACGAAAAATTTTCGTTTTTGCAAATTTTATAGCATATCATTTGATACGCCATTGAATATCTTATAACCTGATTGTTACTATTATATTATTAAAAAAATTATAAACACTATTAGTAGGCTTTACATAAGATATTCAATGCCGTATCAAATAAGATAGGCATTTCTTTAAACCAATGACCGTCTTGTCTCTCATTAACAGACCTCCGTCATTGTTCAGCCATTCTTGCAAATGAGTACCTCTTGGGAATGGCGGTTTTTTATTTAAAGAATGTATTATAAACATCCTTAGATGTTATAACCTTGGTTGCGGTGGGATGGATTCGAACCATCGGTTTCCGACTTATGAGGACGGCGAGATGACCACTTCTCTACCCCGCGATATCAGGTGTAATTAATGATTGAAATGTTCCTTGACAAAAAAAGTAATTTTGATGTTCTTCACATTAAGAATAATATAAGTAAACTTCGGTCATTAGCGAATAAAGAGCCTCATATGGGTAGCGACCCCATAATCTTCTTTATCCAGAACAGATGTTCCCAAAACTAAACAAGGTCAATACTTGCTACTTTCACGGGCGACAGGCAATTTTCCAAATATTTATCTTTTTCATAAAACCATCGCACGGTTCGAAACTAAACAGTAAATGTGTAGATTTCCGCTACTCGTACTACTATCCATTTTTATATCGTGTTACCACGCCTCAACTACACAATGACTTATTGGTCTTAATATGGTTTCAACCTATAGCCACCACGCTACCAGTTCCATACCCTACACACCCACAGGGCTGTCAGAATTGTCAACAATAGGATAGTATACCTTACTTAAATATAATTATTCCCACCACAATCCTCCTTTTTGTGTTATTAGCACATCTTGCGGCAATCGTTACCTTTTGCTGCGTCTCCGTCCATCTAAAGTTTTCACTCTAAATCTTGAAGTTGAGGCACTGTGTCCATCCCTAGAAGTCTATCTAGGTTTTTCATATGGTTCAAAATTATTTTTTTTATCAAAGAACATTTCGTAATTATTAATTACATATTTATTATATAAAAAATTTTTAAAACTTTCAACTATTTTTTAGATATTTCATTAAAATAATTTTCTATCTCATCACTTGTTCATATTTGAGAAATATCAACATATACATTTTCCAAAGTTGGTTTAAATTTTTTGAATTTTTCAAAAATATTTTTACCCTCTTTAAAGTTTACATAAATAAATACATTATTAACTGTAATCTTACTTGCATCTATTGATACATAGGTTCCCTCTTTTATGCGTGAAATGACCTCAGAGTAATTATATTTACTCTTTGGAAAAATAGCAAACTTTTTAGTATAATATTTTTTCATATTAAATTCAATAATATCATACCCTTGTTCCTTAATTTCTTTCATATAGTCATACATAGTATCTTCAACTAAACTTTTATTAACTGAATACCCTATTTTAATCTTTTCACCAGTTTCTTGAATTTCATAGTAAGCATAGCCCACTTTGAAAAATATTTTAAATAAAACAATGAATAATATAACTACACTTGGAACTAGAAACAAAAATAAAGTTTTCTTTTTTGGAAGTTTTATTTTAAATTTTTTATCATCTAATTTAATTGTTTCCATAATTTTCCCTTTCATTACAGATTAAAGGGAACTTGCTTAAAAATTCCCTCTAACTTAATATATTCTCTTTGGAAGAAATGAAAATATGAAATTGTTATTATTTTAAAGCATCACAACTTCGCTTTAGGTGTTTCATAACTGGAATTGCACCAGTATAGCGGGTTCGCCTTGTAAACAAGGAGCCATCGCCGTCCTGCTATTGAACGATAGAAACATATGATGGGTGATTAGATTGGAGGACAACCACACCGTAAAACCTTTGAAATGAAATAACTATTGCATTTCGTTTGCACTCCCATGGATATAAGTGCGAACGTAATTAATTACCGATAGTAGAAGCCCTATCAAGCCGCTGGTTAAAGGTCAGCTACCTATAAGAATTAGTGCCTTACCACACAACCAAAACCCTAATTGATTACCAATTTAATTTTGGTAATATAATTATAACAAAAATTTTTTAAACTGTCAAAAAGTTTTTACAACTTTTTTTCATTTCTCAATTTTCATTACATTAATATTATATAATATTTTTTATAATTTATCAAATAAACACGCGGCAGACCGCGATTAGTTCTTCATGGTGCCTCGGGAGAGATTCGAACTCTCGACCCTTTGATTAAAAGTCAAATGCTCTACCTGCTGAGCTACCGAAGCATAGCATCCCCGGGAGGGAGTAGAACCCTCTAACCTCTTAATATAATATTAAGTGTTCTATCCGATTTTGAACTATCCGAGTACATATGGTGGAGATGACGGGACTCGAACCCGTGTCCAAAAACAACTACTAATCACAAATCTCATTCTTACCTTACAAGTTTTGTGCATACCGTTCTATCTATACTCTTTACCATATGCAAATCTCAAGAGTAAGTCTATGCTAAAAGTAAACATTAAGTGCGGCTGGCATAGATAGCTGACACCTTAATGGCGGTCTTTGTTAGTTAATACGATTATATTTTTCTCTGTCCGCTGCTGATACTTCATATAAAAGCTACTTAGTCTTACGCAAAGGCTACGCAATTAGATGCGAATAAAGATTTAACTTTATTAGTAATTTTTGATAAAATGTTTCCATTTAATTTTTATGTGTTATTTAACGCATAACTACGACTTGTATTGTGATGGTTCGCTTGCTCCTGTCGAAACCAGAAACATCCCCATATGGCGCCTCAGGAAGGACTTGAACCTCCGACCCTCTGATTAACAGTCAGATGCTCTAACCGACTGAGCTACTGAGGCAAAATGGTGGAGGTACTAGGACTCGAACCTAGGACCCCTTGCTTGTAAGGCAAGTGCTCTAACCGACTGAGCTACACCTCCATATATAAAAATTAAGTGGTGAGGATTTGCACCTCACATGAAGTCAAAACATTGTAGGCGTTTCGTGGACGCCTCGTTGTCTAGTTTTTCGTTGGACTGTCTGAACCACAACTCTACTCATATTTATAATGAATGAATGCACGACCAAACATTATGATAAATAATCATATTGTAATGTTATGTCCATAACGCTACCCCAGCCATTAGACCCTTTGAAGCTAACGGACTCCTGCATCTTCTCCTTTTAGCGGCTACCTATTTCGCCACACTTAATTATTAACAAAATGGCGGGCTGTACGGGATTCGGACCCGTGATCTCCTGCGTGACAGGCAGGCGTGGTAGACCACTGCACTAACAACCCATATAATTGGAACATAATATATGTTCCAACCACCTGTTTTATTTGTCTTATTTTTAGATAATCCTACGAGCAGTCATTTTAATCATAATGTTAACTGTGGATATTTTTATTCCACCTTTTGGTGTGCTTGCATGAATTATCTTGCCGCCTCCAATATATAAAGCGACATGCGTAACACTTTTCCCACCGTTGCCGCTATAAAAAACTAAATCTCCTGATTTAAGTTCATTAAAACTAACTTTTTTCCCAACTTTAGCTTGAGCAGCAGGTGTCCTTGGTATACTAACCCCAAAATGCTTATAGATACTTTGTGTAAAACCACTACAATCAGCCCCCCTAGTTAAACTAGTTCCGCCAGAAACATACGGATTTCCATTAAATTGAATAGCATATCTCACTATTGCATTAGAAGTATCTATATTGCCTGATGTATATATAACTTTATTTGTTGTTTTCTTTTTAGCTTTTTGTTTTTGTCTTGCTATATAATCTTGTTTTGCCTTGTTGATAATGTTATTGACTTGTTTCTGTTCGGTTTCAATCCCTATTTGTTTCCACATTATTTTTTCCACATAATCATTTTTTTGATATTTTGTTATTTGTTTAATAAAATCTTTCTTTTCTTTTTCAGTTTTAAAATATATTGTATTCTTTTTATTTGAAACAACAAAATATTTTACGGAAAAAACATACTCCTTTAAAACCAATTTTTCTATATTTGTTTCATAATTATTAGATATATAATTATGCCCCTTTATTTCTGAAAGCGGCGATACTATATATCTAACATCTGTATACCCCTTATCTTTAATTTCTTGTATATGATTATTAATAATTTCATTTACAAAAATCTCTTGTTGTGTTGTTTCTACTTCAGTAGCCGCGAAACAAGAGGTTAAGATAGGAGGAACAAACATCATCATAATTATAAAACAAATAAATACCTTTTTCAACACCCTCTCTAACGAGGGCAGATACTCATTGTTTTTTTCATTCATATTTTTTACTCCTAAAAATAAAACAGGGTTTTTAATAATGGTGGGAGCGGAGGGACTTGAACCCTCACGGTCTTACGACCACAGGATTTTAAGTCCTGTGCGTCTACCTATTCCGCCACGCTCCCATATGGTAGCGGCTACGGGATTCGAACCCGTGATACCACCGTGAAAGGGTGGTGACTTAACCACTTGTCGAAGCCGCCATATATAAAAGATTAGTTAGGACTCACACCTAAACTTTTGCACTCCACGTGCAATGTACTGGACATTATATAGACTTCTGCAGTGCCTCATATAATGGACTAGCAGACTTACACACCCATAGGCTCTGTTAGATTTTGGGCCCGCCTAGGTTCTGTATCATCTTATACTACTAATCTCTCATTTGATTACATATATATTATATTATATTTTTTAATAAAAATCAATAAAAACAAAATGGCGCCCCCTCAGGGATTCGAACCCCGGACACACGCCTTAGAAGGGCGTTGCTCTATCCTACTGAGCTAAGAGGGCAAGTAAAGCATATTATTTATGCTTTGTTTCAGTATAATTATATCCATTTTGTAACAATAGGTCATCAAATGATATACCCATATTATTAAATGGAACATACATTCTACAAGTTAATTCATAAATAATAGCATTATACTCTTCCTTTGATATTTCTTCACTTAAATGTTTCATTAATTCAACAGTTGGTGCTGTTCTTAATTCTAATAGTGTCATACTTTCTCCTTATCTTTTTGGTGCGGGAAGCAGGACTTGAACCTGCACGAACTAGGTTCACTGGTTTCTAAGACCAGCGCGGCTGCCGTTACGCCATTCCCGCATGGCGTCCAGTGCTAGATTCGAACTAGCGGACCGCATAACGGCCGGCACTTTAGCAAAGTGCTGGGTTAAGCCATCTCCCCCAACTGGACATTGGAGCACCCAGTAGGATTCGAACCTACGTTGCTGAAGTTGCAGTTCAGTGCCTTATCCAGCTTGGCTATGGGTGCATATGGTGCGGGATCTAGGATTTGAACCTAGGACCCCCGACGTATCAGATCGGTGCTCTAACCAACTGAGCTAATCCCGCATGGCGGAGAGCCAGGGACTCGAACCCTGAAGTCCGCAAAGACCAACGGTTTTCAAGACCGCCCGACTACCAATTATCACAACTCTCCATATGGTGGCACCGGGTGGAATCGAACCACCGACACAGGGATTTTCAGTCCCTTGCTCTACCGACTGAGCTACAGTGCCATGGTGGGTAACAGTGGATTCGAACCACCTCAACCTAAGGTAACAGATTTACAGTCTGCCGCGACTCGCCATCTTCGCCGATTACCCATAAAAAAACTTTTTACCACCATAGGTAGTGAAAAGTTAGTTTAAAAATATCTAATAACATATCAACTTTTTCATCAACATCTTTTGAGTAATCATAATAATGTTGTTCATAAAGTAATCCATCACTTATATCAATCATTAAATTAAGTAATGTTCCTAAATCATATTCTTGTTCCTTATACTCAAATTTATGAAATTTTAAATCAATAGTTTGACTTGCGTCTTCTCTAAATACTTTTAATCTTGTATTCAACCACTCTATGAAAGAGTAACTTACATCATAACATTCTTCTTTAATTTTTTGCTTTTTACTTTTAAATAACATAATATCCTCCTATTAATTAATTATTTGCTTGTGCTACTCTTTGTTCTATTTGGTTCATTTTTGCTTGTCTTTTCTTTCCGCTACCTGGAGGGTGTAATTTTACATACTCTGCGGCAGCCTCTTTTAGCTCTCTTCCTCTGGCTGTTAAATTCTTTTGAGCCATAGGATTTCTCTTTAATTTCTTATTAGTTTTACCTTTTCTATCTAAATTTAATTGCGTAATAAGATATTGAGATTCTCCACTACCAGATTTACCTTTCTTTCTTTTAGCCATTTTATTCCTCTCCTTTTTAAATTTTGGCAGGGACACTAGGACTTGAACCCAGATACGCGGTTTTGGAGACCGCAGTCCTACCATTGAACGATATCCCTATTTAATAAGGCTAGTTATATCATACTTCAGCTATCAATTCCCCGTCGGATGCGGTTCAGTTTCGTGCAATCACCATATGGCTGCTTCACATTAATAACTATTTCCAATTAACCTTAAATTCATATGGCAGAGGCTGTAGGATTCGAACCCACACCCCGGGTTTTGGAGACCCGTCTTTACGGTTTTGAAGACCGTTGTGCTACCATTACACTAAGCCCCTATTTAACTAATAAATATATGCCATCTTTAACAATTACATAGTCATGGTTTTCATCTTTTAACCACTCTTCAAATGTAATATAATCATTTATTTCTACATAATCGTTAATATCAATGTTTAAATTATTTCTTTCAATAAGATTATAATAATCTTTTTTTAAATCATCAAATAAAGATTTTTCATCTTGTCTAATAATAAAACCACTCTTTTGAGCTAATTTATCAATTACATCAAAAAAGAATTCTTTCCAATACCTATTTACTTCATATGTATATAATAAATCCATACCATATTTATTAATAAGTAATCTTTTTTTACCTAATTCTTCTAATTCATAATCTTCTATTTTCTTTAATTCCATAATAATCTCCTTTAATGGACCAGAGTGAGGGGATCAAACCCTCGCCTTCAGTGCCACAAACTAACGTGCTATCATTACACCAACTCTAGTATATCTTTACAAACCTTGTTAATAGGTTCGATTTCATCAAACATACCACATAAATATTTTTCATATAAATTATAATAACATATTTTTAAGTATAAATCATTCATTTTATCTTTATACACATCTTCAAGAGGTAATAATGTATAATCAGGTTTTAAACTTACAATCTTTTGCCATACTGAATCCATAGTTCTAATACCCCTATTTTTCATTTCCTCTCTTAAATAATATGCATATGAAATTAAATTATCATAATCATAATCTAAAACAAAGTTTACTAATACATGATTTGGTGTCCCATTCTTTTGAATAGCTCCCGCAATAGCAGAAACTTCTCGCCATTGAGCCACAAGATGTATTTTTGGTAATGCTTTAATTAGTTTTGTATGCCATAATCTCATAATTTTCTCCTATTTATACATATATTATATTATAAATAATTTAAAAAGTCAAATAAAAAATGGTCGGGGATGAGAGATTTGAACTCCCAATCTCTTGGACCCAAACCAAGCGCCTTAGCCAAATTGGGCTAATCCCCGACAGAAAAAGCTCTTTTCAGAGCCATATAAAACATAAATTATGCTAAAATTTGTGGTTGATAATTTTCAAAACCTTCTGGTGCTTCAACTTCATCGATATTAATATCTACTCTTCTAACAGTAGATGGACCAGTTGAAAGTTCTACAGGTACATCTTCTTCAGTTCTATTATATTTAAACCATTTTAAATTTCTAATACGAACTGAAAAACCTGAAGTTGTATCTGAAATAATAGCGTAATCATAATAACTATCTTCACCTTTAATAAAAATAGCATTCTCATTTGCCCTAATCTTTTCTTCTGCTTCTTCTTCATCACTAACATAACCTAGTGTTTTAAAATCTGTTACCTCTCCATCATCAATATTTAACATTGATAAAAAATACATACTCTTTTCCTCCTTTAAATTAAATTAGTAAAGCTCTATATTAAGGGCTTAACTAAATAATTTCTATGAATTTTTCTTCAGGCTCTTTAGCCTCTTTAGTTGCAATGGTAATATATAATAAACCATTTTTCATTGTAGATTTAATATTATCTAAATCACAAGCGTCAATGTCGCAAGAGAATTTAGAGTTAACAGAATATATTTTCTTAGTAATTTCATCTTCTGTTTTACCTTCAATCACAATAAATACTTTTCCACCAATTGTTTTTGTAGATAATTTTAAATCTTTCTTATCTAGTCCTAATACATTATGAACAATAGTAATAGAACCATCTTTGTTTTTGATTACTGAATAAGGATGCATATCCTTTTCATCTCTCATAAATTTGTAAAAATCTTTATCCCAATCAAATGGGTTAATAGGCCAGTCTAATAATGCTGGCTTGTCTAAAAATAAACTCATATTAAAAAACCTCCTAAAAATAAAATAAAAAATAAAAAACCTTAATATAGAGCTTACATATATATTGGCTCGGGAGGCTAGATTCGAACTAGCGAATGCAGGAGTCAAAGTCCTGTGCCTTACCGCTTGGCTACTCCCGAATATAATTGCGGCCGCCGGTTAATCATATGACGAACCGCGTTCCGCTAAATCTTTATAGTATTTAACTTTGTAATCCCATTCGCTTTTAACTGTCTTTTTGTCAAAGCAGCTGCAAGTCTTTTCATATTAGTTATTTTTTTAAATTTTTTAAACCAATATGAAGCAAGAATATCCTGACCATTTGCAATATAATCGCAATATTTCAGGAATGCCTCCTGTTCTTGCTCTAAAAGTTCTTGTTTTTCCATAAGTCCTACTTTCTTTGCATAACGCAATAAATTTCAAAATGGTGGAGAGCAGGGGGATCGAACCCCTGACCTCCTCGGTGCAAACGAGGTGCTCTCCCAGCTGAGCTAGCTCCCCATTAAGGTGGCTATTATACACCTGCCACGAGGCTGGTTTCATGTTTCTTTTTAAGGAGTTGGAACATCACCACCGCAGTCTCTCCATATAAACTAGGCATAGGAAAGGTGGGAGTCGAACCCATAAAGTACCGCCAATCGATAACCCCTCCCATATGTCTAGTTATGCCTATTTTGGTGGCTCAACTAGGACTTGAACCTAGAACCTTTCGGGTATGAACCGAACGCTCTAGCCAGTTGAGCTATAGAGCCATAATTGTTGCCTTTCTCACGGTCCACGCGGGTTTCCTGAGCTTTCACGGGCGGTCCTAAAACTTCCGAGGGCATCTATTCTAATTTGGTATTGAAGTCTTTTTTGTAATTTCTATCTTAAATATATAATCATAATGTTTAAATGATATAAACTTACCACTATTAACAGTGCAATCTACATTATTTTCTTTTAATTTATTTACTATCATTTCAACTATAACATCTTTTGTAGCATCTCTAAATGCTTTTTTACCATCATTCGCAAGTAATGAAGTTGCTTTTTTTAATTCAATATCATAGATTTTATTATCCATAAATACTAAATTATATATTCCATTACCTGATAATGAATACTTATGTTTATAATTATCTTGAAATAAATTTTGTAAAAAGTTGCTGTCAAAAGCCCATTCATACTCAGTTAAACAATCATTTTTAGCAAAAAACTTAAATTTTCCCATAAAATCATCACTTCCTATATAATAATTATATAATAATTTTATGAAAAAATCAATATATATAAAAAATGGCAATCTATTAAGTAATCCTATGTCTTAGGTCAAGTTGAGTTTCTCCAAAGATTACACTTCGTTACCAAAATTGCACTTTCGTTTTAAAATCTCGATATGCGGTTACCCTGCATATGACTTGATTACCACTTAGTACACACTTCAAACTTAATAAATATCGCTCTAGAAGTTTTCCTTAGCAATAATTTGCCTTATAACTAGAATAGCGTGCCATTTTTAAACAAATTGGAGCGGATAAGGGGAATTGAACCCCTACAAACAGCTTGGAAGGCTGTAATTCTACCATTAAACTACATCCGCATATGGTGCCAACTGTAGGAATTGAACCCACAACCTACTGATTACAAATCAGTTGCTCTACCTATTGAGCTAAGTTGGCATTAAAGGATGTGTTTCCACATCCGCCGCTCTTTTAACACTTGGTCAATGAGCTAAATCTTATGACAAAAGTCATAGATATGACTTATCTACCTCTTGAGTAGTAAGTATAGTAAGAAACTTTCCTAATTTATATTGCGGTATTCAGCCCTTCTTACTAAGTACCTGGTCCCGCCCTAATATTATTCTTCGTCGTCCTCTTCAGTATCGCCGGCAACGACTTTCTTAACTTTAAATTTTACTCCTGTAAAATCATTTTCATCAAGAATAATATCGCATTTATTATAAGCATGCTCAACTTTATAAATAGCCTCATCTTCACTTGGGGCTTCTACTTCAACCCTTTTTTTAAGAGTTTCTATTATAGTAACATAATATGTATTATTTTCTTTTGAATTCATATTATCACATCTCCTTTTTATATATTAATTATATTATATTTTTAATAAAAAATCAATATATAAAAAAGTTCCTCCTTAATACTTTTTCAAAAGTAGGTAAAGTAGAATATTTAAAAATACCCTTTTTATGTATTTTATTAAGTAAAAATACAACGGCGACCCTTTCTATATACGATCGCCGCATATACACTTTAGGAAACCTCCAATTCATTTTACAAATTACTTTACTGCATAAAGTAAATTATTTTTCTTAAAGAGCTACTCTAATACTTATTCATTTACTTATCGGAGGAGTCTGTGCTGCAGTTAAACCCTGACTTTTAGCAAAGAACCTGATACCAGGTCCGAGGTAATTTAACCATAATGTATATTTCGGTAAGTTTCCTTAAAAATAGGACTTAGGTTAAGATTTTACCAAACTTACAAAGATTTTCTTTAGCCCTAACCAATATTGATATTGCCAAATATTACTTAAAAAATAAAATCCATATTAAGTAAACCTATAAACTCTTTAGGAGCGTATCGCTTCCTCCTAATATTTCTTTTATTTCTTTTTTCATACTGACATAAATATTATACAATATTTTTTTTATTATATCAATTATTATAAACCTAATGCTTTAAGTAAATCATTAACATTGTTCTTTTCTTCTTTGGTTGCTTCTACAACAGGTTTAGTTGTCTTTGTTTCACTTTCAAAATCTATCTTTTCTGCGGCAGCACCTGGTACAGCATTGTCAGTACCTTGTTCAACATTTTCTTTAGCCGCAGTTAAAGCAACTTTAATTTGAATAAGTTCTCCATTTTCTTGAATTGGAATTCTTATTTCTTTACCATCATTATATAGAAAAGAACCCTCAAAATTACTCAATATCTTCTTTTGTATTTCCGCTTTCGCTACCTGTCCTCTCGCCATCTTCAAAATCCTCCCTTATGATTCTTAGTGGGGTTTCACCTAATGATTTAGCTAACGCAATAACATGATTACACATTCTACAGTTCCCGCCCTTCATACAGCTACGGCCGCATGTTATTCTTTTTTTACAAAATCTAGGAACTAAACAAGTGCTATCTAATGAGTTTTCTAAATCAATAATAATCTCTTTAAGGTCGCCCATCCACTTTTTATCTTTGCTATATATATCATAATATAAATTTTGTTTATTTGCATCTCCAAAGAATTCAAAAACATCTATATATGGTTCATAGTCCTCAACATCTTCAGGTCTGATCCAGAATTTTAATATATCATCTAATGCTTTATATTGTGATTGTGCTACATTAGGATATACCCTAATTTGAGCACCTTTATCATGAACAACTTGAGCTACTTTATCTAATTCAAAACCTAATTGTTCAACGATATAAACATCTGAAACACCTCGATCTAAAAACTCATATAGTAAATCCCAATCGTTTATATATAAATTAAAATATATTTTGCACTCAGGATATATTTTTTTAACATCTTTAAAATATGCTTCATCTCATTCAGGTAATCTAATCTTTACATTATATGAAGGATTATCTTTTTGAAAATCAAAAGGAACAAAGAACTTTTTATTATCTATTGCATCATCATAATTGTTAATACATAAATTAATTCTTTGGTCTTTATGAAGTTCACAATATTCTTTTAAATCCTCTAAATTAGTTTTTAAAATATCAATATTTATTTCATCAACTTCATTAAATATATCTAATTGTTTTCCCTGAAAATCAATACAATATTTCATTATCCACCTCTTATAAAAAGAAGTGTTGTTTCCAACACTTTTATTTATTATGCTAATTTATATGCTTTTCTAGTTTTTCCACTTTCATCTTTGATGTCAGTTTTTTCAACTTCACCTAAGTTAACTAATTGTGTTAAACGAGCAATAACTTTTGCCTTTGTAATTTCTTCATTATCAAGAGCAGTTACAATAGTTTCTACAGTTTGGAAATCATTAGTTAAAACATTCTTTACAGTTTCTCTTAACTCGTCTCCTTCAACCTTCTTTTCAGCAGCTCTTTCTTTTGCTTTTTCAGCTCTCTTATCAAGAGTGTCAATTTGATTTCTAACGAAGTCTACTAAAGCACTTGTTTCATCTGTTAAATCTGTTTCTGTTAAAATACTTAAAATTTCTTCATAATAATCTCTTTTTGTCATTTTCTTTTCGTTTTCCATAATCTTAAAATTTCTCCTTTTCTTAATTTTTTTACATTACCATTATACTATAATTTTTTCAGTCTTTCAACTGAACCCATTAACCTATCCAGCTCATATGAGATTGGATTGCCTCCAATAAATCATGTTCATCTGCAACAGTTAATTCATCTATTCTATAGTTATATGCAACTAACATTCTTTCTAGTATATCTAAAGCACTATCATTTTCATTTGCACAATAGATGTAATATCCAATGTGCGGCATTAATTCTTCTTTAATGCTAACACTATTACGAATATGAAATCTAACTCCATCTAAAAATGGATTATCTCCATCTTTACTTGGGTCTAGTGGGTTTTCAAATCTAAACATATCTATCACCTCTCCTTTTTACTAACCAATTATTATTTTTACAAAATAGTATGTTCCAAGACAAAAGATAACAAACATAATAACCATTATTAAAACACCAAACAGAGTTAAAAATAAATCAGTTGCATCAGATTCAAATTCTTTTCTCATTTCTTGTTCTTCTGCTTTCATATAATGTTCTGCTTCTCTTTTTTCTCTCCAATACTCTTCTCTAGTCATATCTACTATTTCCTTTCTACATTTATATTTTATAATATTTTTTATAAATAATCAATAAGTTCTTGCGGCGGCCGGTCAATCATTTCTTTAACCATGAGTGTACCCCAGGAAGGACCTGCGGCCGCATTTCTTTTATTGATTTTTATAAAAAAATATTATATAATCACGCGTGCACACGCGCGCGTATATTAAAATAAGGTTGGGTAGCGGCCACCCGCACCTTTTTATATAATTGAAAAAATTTTAAAAATATTATATAATATTAATATATGAGGTAAGAAAGAAAGGTGATAACAATGAATATATCTCAAAGCAGATTTTTTTGCACTGAATGTGGAAATGAAGGTATTCCTATAATGCGTCCTGCCGGACAACAAAGAGAGCCTGGACATTTAAAGAAACTTTATTGTTTACATTGTGGTAAAGAAGTAAATCACGCAGAAGTGCGAGAAATAGGTGGATACACAGAAGAAGATTTTAGAAGAGAATTTGAATTAGGTAGATTTCAAAACGGACAAAGAGTTGAAAACAAAAACTTGCTTCAATGTTCTAATACAGCTTGTCGTTTCAATATAAATGGTCGTTGCTGGAATAGTAATAATTCAAATAATTGTGGATATAAACCAATCAAGGAAGGTGATAAAAATGAGTAAAATGTATTTAATGGTAGGATGTGCTGGAGCGGGAAAATCATCTTTTATTAAAGAACATATTAAACCAAATGAAATAGTTATTTCAAGAGATAAAATTAGATTAAGTATGATTCAAGACGGAGATACTTTCTTTATAAAAGAAGATAAAGTTTATAAAGAATTTATTTCTCAAATTAATGCAGCAATCACAGCTAATTTAACTTTTTATGTTGATCAAACATCTCTTAATCAAGGTTCACGTAGTAAATTATTAAGTCATTTGGAAAAAAAGCCAGATAAAATTATTGCAATATATATTAAAAAACCGCTTGAAATTATTCGTAAACAAAATGCTCAAAGAACTGGTCTTGCATTAGTTCCCGAAAAAGTAATAGATGATATGTACAGAATACTTACTCCACCAACAAAAAAAGAAGGATTTGATGAAATATGGACAATAGAATAGAGGTGAGAAGTTAATGAAATCAATATGTAGATATTTAAAATTAAAAAAATTAAAATCAGGAGTTGCAAAAGAAAGTTGGGAAAAATTAGAAGGACAAGAATTTATTGTAGTCTTTTGGGATAATACAATAGAACATTGTATTGGTAGGGACGAATTATATCACTGTTTAGAGCAAGACCATATTAAAAAAATTCATTATATTTTTGATATGACAGATAGAATTGCTATAAACAGAGATGTAATTATAAATACAGATGAGGTATAATATGGAAAAGAAAATTTGGTTTACGAGTGATACTCACTTTGGACATGATAAAAAGTTTTTATATGGACCTCGCGGTTTTGCATCAATAGGACAACATGATTGGGAAATTATTCGCAACTGGAATTCTGTAGTAGGACCAGATGATGAAATATATCATCTAGGTGATATGATGCTAGTAGATAATGAAAAAGGATTACATTGTGTTGGTATGCTTAATGGACATATTCATATTATCTTAGGTAATCATGATACAGCGACAAGAGCAGAATTATATAGAAGACGCCCTAATGTTGTTGAAATAACTTATGCAACTCAATTAAAATATAAGAAAAATTATTTCTTTTTATGCCACTATCCAGTGATAACCGCAAACTATGATGACCAAAAACCGTGGGCTATGCATTTAATTAATCTATTTGGTCATACACATCAAAAAGAAAAGTTTTATAATAATAATCCATATATGTATAATGTAGGACTAGATGCACATAATAATTATCCTGTTGAAATTAATGAAATTATTGCGGATATTAAAGCAAAAAAATTAGAATGTGATAACTTACAAGATAGTATTGATAAGCAATAAAATTTTTAATATAATAACCATAGGAGAATAAAATTATGAAATGGAAAATTAAAAGTGCTGTTTTTGATGAAGAAGATGGTGTTTCTTGTGTTTCAATTTCAACTCATTTAGGAAGATTTGATGGTGTTAGTTGTCTTCACCCCGATGATAAAGATATTGCTTCTGAATTTGAAGGTTGTCGTTACGCAGAACTAAGAGCTGTTATTTCATTCTATAAAGCAGAAATTGATATTTTAAAAATAAAAATTGAAACTTTACAAGATGTATTACTAAATTTTAAAAATATGAAATATTATAGTGAAAATAAAAAAGAAGTAAAATGTGTTAGCACAAAACTTAATGATTTACTTGACAGAAAGAAAAATTTAGAAAATGATATAATTGCAATAAAAAAACATCTTAATTATTCAATGGAAAATTATAGAAAAGACCATGAACATTTTATAGAAACAATAAATAAAAACAGAGAAAAAAAGAAATTAGTTCCTGAGGACTAATTTTTTTATTAAGGAGTTGATAATATATGAGAAAAATTATTCGTTTATACACTGACGGAGCTTGTAATAACAATCCTGGTATCGGCGGTTGAAGTTGTGTAAGATATGACGCAGAAACTAATACTATATACGATGCTTATACAGGCGGAGAAGAGACCTATATGGATGGACACCTTATGCAAAAGAAAGAAACAACAAACAATCGTATGGAATTAAAAGGTCTAATACAAGCATTAGAATTAGCCACTACAAAATATCAAGATTGTGATGTATTAATATATAGCGACAGCGCTTATGTCGTTAATATGTTTAATACTTGAATATACAGTTGAGCTAAAAATAATTGGATAAATAGTTCAAAAGAAGAAGTTAAAAACTTAGATTTAGTTAAAAAAATATATGAATATACAAAAGTAGATTTCCCCAACTATGGCGTATATAAAATTGCGGGTCATAATAATGAAATTGGAAATGAACTTGCGGATGCCTATGCTGTTGCGGAAAAAAGCGGAGATGCAACAAAATTAGCCAAAATTTTAAAAGAAAATAATATTACTCTTGCCATAGAGTAATTTTTTGATTTTAGAGGAAAATTTTGATATAATTATATTAGATGATTTTTAGAAAGGAGAAAATATGGCGGATAAAAAGTTATATACTAAAGATAGTATTGAATCATTATCACCTCTAGAGTTTACTCGTCTTAAACCGGGTGTTTATGCAGGTGATACAACATATTCAACACAATTATTAGTAGAGATTGTATCTAATGCTGTTGACGAATATAGACTAGGTCATGGTGATAAAATCAATATTACCATTTCTAATAAAGATAAAGATACTACTGTTACAGTTGAAGATTTTGGTCAAGGTTTTATTCCTAATGAAATTCGAGATGACGGTAAATCTGTATTAGAGGCCGCATTCAGTGTATTAAATACTTCAGGTAAATATCGTGAAGATGGTACATATGAAGGAACATCACTAGGTTCATTTGGTATTGGTTCTAAAATTACAACTTTCTTATCTCATAAACTAGAAGTAACGACATATAGAGATAACAAATATGAAACTGTTATTTTTAAAGAGGGAGTATTTCAAGAAAGAAAAACTGGTAATTTAGTTCACCCATCTGGAACTATTGTAAAATGGTCTCCAAGTGAACAATTCTTTACACATACAACAATAGAAGAAAATAAAATTAAAGATTTATTTAACACTATCACTTGTTTGTGTCCTGGATTGACTATTAACTTGAATATTAATGGTGGTGAAACTTTAATTCAATATTATTCACAAAATGGTATAAATGATTTAGTTGATGAAGCAGTAAAAAATAAAGAAATTATAGCTAACAGATTTAATTTAAAATATGAAGAAGGTAAAGAAAAAATAGATATGGTATTAACATATACATCAAACTATTCTTCTATATTAGTTCCTTATGTTAATACAGGTCTTACAGAAAAAGGACCTCATATTACGCAAGTTAAATCTATAATTACAAGAGAATTTAATAAATTCTTTAAAGATAAAAAATGGCTAAAAGATAAAGAAGAGAATTTAACAGGTGATGATATACAAGAGGGTATGTATATTGTATTTAATATTACAGCCCCTAATGTTGCATATGATGCACAAGTTAAATCAACTGTAACTAAATTAGATATGAGTAATTTTGCTACTGTTATTGCAACAAACTTACAATATTGGTTAGCAAATAATGAAAAAGAAATAAAAATAATATTTGATAAAGCGGCGGCCGCACGAAAAGCTAGAGAGGCAGCTAAATCTGCTCGTGAACGAGTTAGAGAAAATAATAAGAAAAAAGAAAAAGCATTAAAATTTGATAGTAAATTAGCTGATTGCTATTCAAAAGATAGAAGTAAATGTGAAATCTATATCACAGAGGGTGATTCAGCAAGTGGAAACTTAAAATCAGCAAGAAATAATGAATTCCAAGCTGTTATGCCTGTTCGTGGTAAGATACTTAATACACAAAAGGCTAGTTTAGATAAGATACAAAAAAATGCAGAAATTATGACAATGATTGATGCCTTTGGATTGTATATCGATACTAAGACTATGACCGTTACTTATGACAAGAGTAGTTTAAGATATGGAAAGATTATTATTGAATCTGATGCGGATGTTGATGGCGCCCATATCAAAAACTTATTTTATACTTTTATATGGAACTTCTGTCCACAATTAATTGCAGATGGATATATATATGCAGGTGTTCCACCATTATATAAAGTAACAATAGGTAAAGAATATAAATATATTAAAAATGATGAAGAATTAGAAGAGTTTAAAAAGACAATAGGTGATAAAAAAATAACTGTAAATCGTATGAAAGGTTTAGGTGAAATGTCTGTTGATGAAACAGAAGAAACATTAACTGACCCTAACAATAGAATTATTAAACAAATTACAGTTGAAGATGCGGAGGCCGCAGATGAATTATTTAATGACCTAATGGGAACAGGAGTTGTTGCTCGTAAAGAGTTTATAAAAGCTCATAGTGAGGAGGCTACATATAATGCAGAATAATGATATTTTAAATGAATTAAGCACAAATTTTATTGAATATGCAGTAGCGGTAAACACAGATAGAGCAATTCCTGACGCAACTTGTGGATTAAAACCTGTAGCCCGCAGAATTTTATGGGGAGCTTTTGAAAAAGGATATACATTCTCTAAACCTCATGTTAAATCAGCTAAAATTGTTGGAGATGTAATGGGAACATATCACCCACATGGCGATAGTTCTATTTATGGAGCTCTTGTAAGATTATCTCAACCTTGGATTATGAGATACCCGCTTATTGATTGGCACGGTTCTAATGGAAACATTGATGGCGATGGACCAGCTCATATGCGTTATACTGAAGCAAGATTGTCAAAACTTGCGGAAGATGGTATGTTAAAAGGAATTAAAAAGAAAAATGTTGATTTTATTCCTAACTACTCTGAGGACGCTGAAGAACCAGTTACATTACCTGCAATATTCCCTAACTTACTATGTAATCCAAATACGGGTATTGGTGTTGCGATGGCGTGTAATTTTGCCCCTCATAATTTAAAAGAAGTTGCGGAAGCTATATGCGACTATATTGAGGGCAAAGATCCAATGTTACCAGGTCCTGACTTTCCAACAGGTGGTGTAGTAATTAATAAAAATGATATACCAAACATTATGAAAACAGGTCATGGTAGTGTAAAAATTAGAGCAAAATATAAACTTGAAGGACAAAATATAGTATTCTACGAGATACCGTATGGAACTTCAACTGAAAGTTTAATTGCGGAAATCGGGGAAATAGCTGAAAAGGATATTCCTGAGATTACAAATATTAGAAATGAAAGTAATAAAAAAGGTTTAAGAATTGTAGTTGAATGTGGAAAAGGTATTAATCCAGACTCAATAGCAAATAAACTATTCTTAAAAACTGATTTACAAAGTAGTTTTTCATACAATCAAGTTGCTTTAATTAATAAAACTCCAACAGAAGTTAATTTAAAAGATTGTATAAAATTATATTTAGACCATAATGTTAATTGTTTAGTTAAAGAATTTGAATATGATTTAAAAGCTGCGGAAGCCCGCCTAGAGATTGTAGAGGGCTTGTTAAAGGCGTTAGCAGACATTGATAATATAATTGCCTTTATTAAGCAGTCTGAATCAAGTGCAGCCGCACGTGATGGATTAATCAAAGAGTATAAATTTACTGAACCTCAAGCAAAATCTATTGTTGCTATGAGATTAGGTAGCTTGGCTAAATTAGAAAAAGTAGAATTAAATGAAGAAAAAGTTAGTTTAGTTCAAGATATAGAAGATATGAAAGAAGTATTAGGTTCAAAAGATATTCAAATTTCTATTATAAAAGATAGATTAAATGAATTGGTTAAGAAATATGGAGACGCTAGAAGAACTGAATTAGCACAAATAGACCTTCCTAAAGCTGAAAAAGAAGTTCAAGCAGTTGTTCCTGAAGATGTAGTTGTAATGTTATCTCAAACAGGTGATATTAAGCGCATACCTAAATCAAGTTTTAGAACACAAAGAAGAAATGGTAAAGGTGTAAAATCTGAAGATGATGCAACATTAGCCTCTATAAAAACTAATACTGTTGATAACTTACTATTATTTACTAATAAAGGTAAAATGTATAAGATATTAGTTGATAAGCTACCTGTTGGAACAAATGTTTCAAAAGGACAAAATATCGCTAGTTTAGTATCAATAGAGTCAGATGAAAAAGTGATGGCGGCAGCATCATTAGATAAAGGTGTGGACGCTGACTATGTAGTATTTGTAACTAAACAAGGAACTGTGAAAAAATCTTTATTAACTGAATATACAGGTCTTAAAAAATCAACTGGTGCTCAAGCTATCAAGTTAAAAGATGGAGATAGTATTGCTAATGTATTGTTTATGAAACAAGAAGATTTAATTTTAATATCTAAAAAAGGTATGATGATTAGATTTACAACCAGTGATATTGCCCCTATTGGAAGAGTAACAGCTGGTGTAAGAGGTATTAAACTTAATGATGGCGATGAAATTCTTGCCGGAGTAATAGTAAAAGAAGGTCAATCATTAGCATTAATAAATAAAAATGGAACTGGTAAAAGATGTGCTTTAACTGAATTCACTCCTCAAGGAAGAGGCGGTAAAGGGGTTAAAGGATGCGGTGAAGAGATTGCGGGTGCCGCATTAGTAAGTAATGAAGATAGTTTATTACTTATTGGCAAACCTAATAGCATATGCATCGAAGCTAGTGAATTACCTGAACAAAGTAGAACAACTATTGGTGTAAAGGTAGCTAAAAATGAAATTAAAAATGTTGTTAAACTATAACAACATTTTTTTATTGATTTAATTTAAAAAATATAGTATAATTTATATATAAGGAGATAAGTATGGATAAAGAAATTAGAGATTTAATTGATAAATTGAATTATTATACTAAGCTTTATGACGAAGGACATCCAGAAATATCTGATGCAGATTGGGACTGGATGTATTATCAGTTGCAAGCAAAAGAATTAGAGTCTGGTATTTTCTATGAAGATAGTCCTACTCAATGTGTAAATTATCAAGTTGTTAATGAACTTAAAAAAGTAGAACATAATCATCCAATGTTATCCCTTGATAAAACAAAAGATATAGATGTTATCAAATCTTTTATTGATAATAAAAAATATATCGCTATGGCAAAAATGGACGGATTAACTTGTTCAATTAAATATCAAAATGGTAAACTTATATCTGCGGAAACCCGCGGAAATGGGGTTATAGGTGAAGATATTTTACATAATGCTTTACAAGTTAAAAATATTCCTAATAAAATTAATTATGTAGATGAATTAGTTTTAGATGGAGAAATTATTTGCACTTATAATGATTTTGAACCATTTAAAGATGAGTATAAAAATCCTAGAAATTTTGCTAGTGGAAGCATAAGATTATTAGATAGTAAAGAAAGTGCTTCTAGACATTTAACTTTTGTTGTTTGGGATGTAATAAAAGGACTAGAATGGTGTGAAACACTATCAGAAAAACTATATGAACTACAAGATTTATTTGCTTGTTTCACAATAGTTCCATATTATACAGATGATACAATAGAAAAAAGTATTGATTTAATACAACAAAGTGCTAAAGTTTTAGGATATCCAATTGATGGAGTAGTATTCAAATATGACAAAAACAGTGATTATATTGCCGCAGGTAAAACTGACCATCATTTTAAAGGTGGTATGGCATATAAATTTTATGATGAAGAATATGAAACATATTTAAAAGATATTGAATGGAGTATGGGTAGAACAGGAGTTTTAACACCAGTAGCCATATTTGATACTATTGAAATTGATGGAACAGAAGTATCAAGAGCAAGTCTATCAAATGTATCAGTATTAGAAGATACATTAGGCACCCCTTATATCAATGAAAAACTTTGGGTTACAAAAAGAAATATGATTATACCAAAAGTTGAAAGAGCCGAAAAATTAGGTTATAATGAAGGTGTAATAAGGATGCCAGAAGTTTGTCCAATATGTAACGAACCGGTTGAAGTATTAGACAACGATGGTGTTAAGGTATTATATTGCGACAATCCGCAATGCCAAGGTAAGTTTATAAACCGTCTTGACCATTTTTGTGGCAAGAAAGGTTTAGATATAAGAGGGCTTTCAACGGCAACTCTCGAGAAACTTGTGAACTGGGGCTGGATTTCTAATTATGTAGATATATATAAATTAGAAAACAAGTCAAATGAATGGAAAAACAAAGCTGGTTTTGGAGAAAAGTCAGTAGAGAGGATCTTGGAAGCCATCAACAATAGTAAACATCCAACTCTTGAAGCAGTAATTGCGGCAGCCGGTATTCCTTTGATAGGACGCGCTGTTGCGAAAGAGTTGTGTAAATATATAAAAACCTATGAAGATTTTAGAAATAAAATTAATTCAGGTTTTGACTTCACCCAATATGATGGATTTGGAGAAGTAATGAATGACGCTCTATTAAGTTTTGATTATACAGAGCTTGATGAAGTTGTTAACTATGCTTTTACAATCCAAGAAGAAAAAGATGAAGAGGAAGGTTCAAAATTAAAAGATATAGTATTCTGTATTACAGGAAAAGTTCATACAGTAAAAAATAGAGATGAGCTTAAAGCATTAATAGAAGCGCAAGGCGGTAAAGTGGTTGGCTCAATGAGCGGAAATGTTAATTATCTAGTTAATAATGATATAATGAGCACCTCAAGTAAAAATATCGCCGCAAAGAAAATGAATATTCCAATTATTACAGAGGAAGAATTAAGGTTAATGTTTTAATACGTTGATACTATAAAAAATTTTGAATATAATAATAGTATGAAAGATGAAGAAAAAATAAAAGAAATAGCACAGCAGATTTTCAATTTAGAAACACAATATCGAACTACTCAAAATACAGATATTGAACAAGAAATTGAAAAACTGACCGAGACTCTTTCACTCGAAGAGCTATTAGAAGTAGATGAATATATATTTAAAAATTATCTATTGAGAAAATAAAAATTTTTAGTTATAATATTCATATATAAAAAAATAAAAAGGTTTAAAGAAAAGGAGACAAAGAAGATTATGTTAAAACCAAATAGTAAATTAGTTTATGACTATGTAAAAGAAAATGGAGACAAGAATATTACAGCTAATGATATCGCTGAAGGAACTGGATTAGCAGTTAGAAGCGTAAATGGTATCGTTACATCTGCATTCCAAAGAAAAGGATTAATGGAAAGAGTTCCAGCTGAAATTGAATTAGAAGATGGTACTCATAAAGCTATCAAATTAATCAAATTAACTGCTGAAGGCGAAGCATTCGATCCAGAAGCTGAAGATGACGCTGAATAATTTATAAAAAAGTTTTAAAAAAGGTTGAAGGATGCTATTCAATCTTTTTTTATTAGGAGAATTTATGCAAGATTTTATAACTATATTTTTGGGTATAATGTGTTGTATTCTATTTGTAATATTAATATTTAAAAAATGAAAAATTTATGAAGTTAATAAAGATATAGAAAATTACAATGAAAATTTAAGAAGAGAAAGAGATTTAATTACTGAAGATATATACACTTTAAATAACTCAAAATTAGAAAAAAGTAAAGAACTAGAGAAAATAACAGATATTACAAAGGATATTAATGCGGCCGCCTATGACGCTTTTACCCAATATTGTGAATCATTAGACACTAATTATAAATTAACAGAAGAAGAATATGATGAAGCTATTGATTCATTGCAAGAGGCTTATGATGAAATACAAAAAAACTTAATGGCGGAAACAGATAAAATCAGAAAAGAACTCGAGAAAATTTCATCAACCCGAGCTGCCGCAATGGATGCTCAACTTAAAGAACAAGAGGTTAAAGATAAACAAGCATTCTATTGTCCACAAGTTCCTGAAGCCGACCTTAAAGATGCTAAAACTCTACACGATATAGAATATAAATTAAACAATCCCCGCATCTTGCGTATGTTAATATGGCAATCATATTATCAAAAACCTATGAACCAAGTATGTGCTAATGTATTAGGCGGCAATACTGCAGAAAAGTGCGGCATATATAAAATTACAAATCAAAAAACTGATTTAGTATATATAGGTCAAGCTGTTGATATAGCCACTCGTTGGAAAAACCATGCGAAAGCCGGTCTAGGAATCGACACTCCCGCAAATAATAAACTATATAAAGCTATGTTAGACGATGGACTAGAATCATTCTCTTTTGAGGTTTTAGAAGAGTGCAGCCGCGATCAGCTTAATGAAAAAGAAAGATTTTATATACAATTATATCAGTCCGATAAGTTCGGCTATAACAGTAACACAGGTATAAATAAGTAGTTTTGATAACTATTTATTTTTTTTATATAATATAAGTATCTAAGAAAGATTGCTGAAAGCACCGGGATAGACACAGACTTGACATCAGCAAAATTTTTTGGTATAATTATTATGAGAATAATTGTAAATCATAAAGATAAATAAGATTGAGATTTAAAAATTATTTGAAAAGAAATTTAAGTAAAGGAGAAAAAGAAAATGAGAAAAGCACAAAACACAGAGAGAATTGAAGGTAGAATTTATCAACATGATTTAACAGTAAAGCAAGTTCAAAACCAAGCATCTGAAAATTTTGGTAAAGATTTCATTTCTGGTAATATTGAAGTTGCTACTGATGAAGAATTATTAAATGTTATCAAAGTTCACTTCACTTATGTAACTGAAACAAGTAAGAGTGGAACTAAAAATGCAACTTATGCAACTCTAAAGAAAATTATTGATGAAAATAAAACTTGCGTTACAGTTGGAAAGGATGCAGCAACTAAAGTTAGAATTGATACTGCATTAGCATTAAATGATTTCTATAATAATAATGATGAATTAGTATCTGCAAAGACAAATGAGGGTGGATTTGTAACTATCGTTAATGAATTAGGAGAACCTAAAGAGAGAAATACATTCTCAGTAGATATGGTTATCACAGGTGTAACACATGTAGATAAAGATGATGAAAAAAATGTTAAAGAACATGCATTAGTTAAAGGAGCAATCTTCAACTTCAGAAATGATTTATTACCTGTTGAGTTTAAAGTTGAAAATGAAGCTGGTATTAAATATTTTGATGATTTAGGAGCTTCAGGTTCTGAACCAGTATACACAAGAGTTTGGGGAAAGATTATATCTGAAACTAAAACTACAACTCAAGAAGTTGAAAGTGCATTTGGTGAAGCAGCAGTTAGAACTTATAGAAATACAAATAAAGAATGGATTATCACAGGAACTGCAAAAGTACCATATGACTTCGGTGATGAAAATATCTTAACTGCAGCAGAATTAACAAAAGCAGCTCAAAATAGAGAAGTATATTTAGCAGATGTTAAGAAGAGAGCAGAAGAATATAAAGCTAGTCGTGCAGCAGGAACAACTCCAGCTACAGGTACAACAGCAACTAAAACAGCAGAATTTAATTTTTAATAGGAGAACTTTATAATGGCTATAAATTTATTAGAAATTGAACCACATAAAGTTAGCCGAGATTTAAAGGGATATTCAGTATTCTTTTATGGAGAACCAAAAAGTGGGAAGACTACAACAGCTTCTCACTTTCCAAAGGCTCTATTATTAGCATTTGAAAAAGGTTATAATGCTATTCCTGGTATTATGGCTCAACCTATTAATAGATGGTCTGACTTTAGAAGTGTTCTAAGAGAATTAAAAAAAGAAGAAGTTAAACAAAAGTTTGAAACAATTATTATAGATACTGCGGATATCGCTTATGATTATTGCACAAAATATATTTGTGATAATGCAAAGCGTTCTGATGGCGGATTTGGTGTAGACTCAATCAGTGACATTGGATATGGTAAGGGTTATGGTATGGTTGGACAAGAATTCGATGAATGTTTAAGAAGTATCGTTCAAATGGACTATGGTTTAGTTATTATATCTCATGCAACTGATAAAACATTTAGAAATGAAAATGGTGAAGAGTATAATCAAATCGTTCCAACTTTAGACAAGAGAGGAACAAATATAGTTTCAAGAATGGCGGATATCATTGGTTACTCTAGAATTGTAGATACAGATGCTGGAGAAAAAACAATGTTATTTATGAGAGGAACTAATAGATATATGGCAGGATCAAGATTTAAATATACCCCTGACTATATTGAATTTAGTTATGAAAATTTAACAAATGCTATTGCCGATGCTATTGATGCTCAAGCTAAAGAAGATGGACAAGAATTCTTTACTAATGAAAAGAGTAATTTATATTTAAAAACTGAAAAAAATGAATTAGATTTTGACAAATTAATGTTAGAATTCCAAGACATTGTTAATAGATTAATTAAGAAAGCTAACAGTGAAGAAGTGTTCCAAAGTGAATATTCTCCAAAAATTACTCAAATTACTGATAAATATTTAGGTAGAGGTAATAAAGTTAGTCAATGCTCAAGAGAACAAGTTGAAGCATTATCATTAATTGTTGAAGAATTAAAAGAATTAGAAAAATAATAGAAAGGCGCGACTACATGTGCGTCTTTTTGATTATTTATAAAATAAGTAGTATAATATTATTAGATATAAATATGCAGATGGGGAGGTGCGGCAATGGCTAAACTACTTGCAAAATGTTATTATTGCGGCGAGCAGTTTGATAGAAATAAAGAAGAATTTGTCTCTGTCAATTCAAGAAGATACGCTCATAAAAAATGTCATGAACAAGCTCAAGCCGGAAAAAGTCAAGACGAAAAAGACTTTGAAGCACTAACTGAATATATTAAATTAAAATTTAATTATTCAACTATCCCCGCAAAAATAGCAAGACAAATAACAGATTATAAAAAAGCCTATAATTTTACTTATAGCGGAATGCTTAAAGCATTAAAATGGTGGTTTGATGTTCAAGGACACACGCTAGAGGGGACCAATGGCGGTATTGGTATTTTACCTTACATATATAATGATGCTCGAACTTATTATTATGGTTTATATGTTGCACAATTAGTTAATGAAAATAAGGATTTAGAGCATTATAAAACTAAGGTTGAAGTTATCGAAATCGCGCCTCCACAAGTGTATGTGCAACCGCCGCGATTATTTAATATAGAGGGAGAAGATGAATATGAGTAAGTATGTAGATATTCCAGCTATTGTTCAAGTTATAGGTAATATATATTTAAATCCGAAATTATTAGATAATGAAAAATATAAATTTTATGAAGAAGATTTTCCTAGTGAGTTTCATAAGATTATGTTTGGAACTATCTATAACTTACATACGCTTGGAGCTAAAGAAATAAATGTTAATACTATTGAAGATTATTTATATAATCGTCCTAAATCATATGGTGTATATCAAAGTAATAATGGACAAGAGTATTTACAAAAAATATCTGAAACAGTTCAGTTAGCAACTTTTGATTACTATTATAATAGAATGAAAAAGATGACATTATTAAGAATGTATAATAAAGCTGGACTAGATTTAAAATGGTTATATGACCCAGATAATATTTTAGATAGTAAAAAGAAACAAGCACAAGAAGATTGGTTAGATAATACCTCTCTTGAAGAAATAGCAGAAAAGATAGATAAAAAAATAGTTGATATAAAATTAAAATATGTAGATGGAACAGATGAAGAATATGTTCAAGCTGGAGATGGAATCACAGATTTAATTGAAAGATTACAGCGTAATCCTGAGGTTGGTTATCCATTATATGGACCTCTAGTAAATACAGTAACAAGAGGAGCAAGATTAAAGAAACTATATTTAAGAAGTGCGGCAACCGGTGTAGGAAAAACAAGGGCGATGATTGCTGACGCATGTAATATAGCTTGTGATGAAATATGGAGTGCGGAAACAAATAAATGGGAAGTTAATGGAACGAAAGAACCTACATTATTTATAACTACCGAGCAGGAAGTTGATGAAATTCAAACAATGATGTTAGCGTTCTTATCAAATGTTAATGAAGCACATATTATATATAATAAGTATGAAGCAGATGAATATGAGCGTGTTATGCACGCGGCAAATCTTATTAAAAACTCTCCGCTACATATAAAAAGATTACCTGATTTCAGTTTACAAGATATTGAAAATGCAATAAAATATGGTATTCACGAATGGGGTATTAGATATGTATTTTTTGATTATCTACATACATCATTAAAAATCTTAGGTGAAGTATCATCTAAGGCAGGAATAAAGGGTTTAAGAGAAGATAATGTTCTCTTTATGATAGCAATAAGATTAAAAGATTTATGTAATGAATATGGTGTCTTTATTATGACATCAACGCAATTAAATGCAGAATATACAACAGCACAACAATATGACCAGAACTTATTGCGTGGTGCAAAATCTATTGCGGATAAAATTGACTACGGTGCGATTATGCTACAAACTAGTCAAGAAGATAAGGAGGCATTAAAGCCAATATTAGTTAAGCAAGGCTTCCCTGAACCAATTATTAAAATGTCTGTTTATAAAAATAGACGTGGACAATATAAAGACATATTATTATGGTGTAAAGGAGACAGAGGTACTTGTAGAATAGAACCTATGTTTGCTACAACATATCAATATGAACTTGTTGATTTACCTGATTTAAAAATTAAGATAAATCCTAGTATGTCAGCAAGTGCATTTTAGGAAAGGAGAGTGCGGCAATGGATGATAAAGAACAATTAGAGCAAATAAAAAATAATTTATCTATTGACCAGATATTTGATTTGCTTATATCTTTAGGTGCGGATCCCGTGCTTAAGGATGATATAATCATGTGCCGTACAATCTGTCATGGCGGTGATAGTCATAAATTATACTATTATGATAACACAAAACTATTCCGCTGTTATACAGAATGTAGTGATACCTTCGATGTATTTCAACTCGTGGTTAAAGTACAATCGACCGGCGGCCGCACATTCTCATTACCGAAAGCTGTCAACTATATAATTAATTATTTTAATTTAAGCGTAGAAACTAAAAATTTTCCTGACGATAAAGATAAACTATCTGATTGGCAAATTTTAAACAGGTATGGCAAAAATTTAAAAGAAGAGGATAGCGAAAGAAAAATTGAGATAAAGTTTTATGATGATAAGATTTTATCATTCTTACCGCGTCCCCGCATTTTACCATGGGAGGCTGAAGGAATTAGTAAGGAAGTTATGAATTATCATAATATATGTTATAACCCTTCGTCTCAAGCAATAGTAATTCCTCATTATGATGTTGAAGGTAGATTAGTAGGAATCAGAGAAAGAACTCTTATAAAAGAGAATGAAATCTATGGTAAATATAGACCTATGTATTTGAATAAACAAATGTATAATCACCCGCTAGGATTTAATCTATATAATCTTAATTATAGCAAAGAAAATATAAAGCAAACTAAAAAAGCAATTATATTTGAAGGTGAAAAAAGTTGTTTATTATTTCCTAGTTATTTTGGACAAGAGAATGATATATCTGTGGCTGTATGCGGCAGCTCGTTATCTAGCTATCAAGTTCAACTATTATTAGATTTAGGAATTGAAGAAATGGTTATTGCTTTTGATAAACAGTTTCAACAACTTGGTGATAAAGAACATCAAGGTTGGGTTAAAAAATTAAAAGATATTAATAAAAAATATAGTAAATATATAAAAATTAGTTATATTTTTGACAAAGAAAATCTTTTAGGTTATAAGGATTCTCCTATCGACAGAGGTAAGGAAGTATTCTTAGAATTATTTAATAAAAGATTTAGTTTGGAGGAGGAATAAAAATATGAACGATAAACTCGAGTTATGAATAAAAACTTGAGACAATCCTACGTTCACGTTCTTTGGTTGAGTAACCGAAGCGGGGCAATATGCCGCTTTAAGTCAACTTGATGAAAATCAAGTTAAAGAAGCTATTATTATAACTCGTGGAGCCAATGACCAGATACGTATGGTTAATTATCGAGACTATGAAAACAAAGGCAAGGTGAGATAAATGAAATATAAGTTAATCAATGAAGTCGATCCAGCCCTAAGTCCTATTCAGCAAATATTGTTGAATAGAGGTATTAAGTTAAGTGATATGCATCATTACTTAAATACAACAGACGCAGATATTTTGGACGCGGAGATGCTCGGTTCTGAGAGCATCAAAGCGGCCGCTGCCGCATTAATTTTAGCGATAAATAATAATTCAAAAACATTAGTATTGGTAGATTGCGATTGCGATGGTTATACATCTGCCGCAATACTTATAAACTACTTATATGATTTATTCCCTACTTTTGTAACAAATAATTTAAAATATTATTTGCACGAAGATAAAACGCATGGTTTATCAGATTGTATGGATTACATAGAAAAAAATGATTTTAAATTAATTATTATTCCTGATGCCGCAAGTAATGATTATGAGTATCATCACAAACTAAAAGAAGAGGGTCGTACAATTATTATTCTAGACCACCATGAAGCACCAATGGTATCTAAAGATGCTATTGTGCTTAATAATCAATTATCAAATTATCCAAATAAACAATTATCAGGAGCTGGTGTCGTATGGCAGTTTTGTCGTTATTTAGATAAGATACGTGGTGGACATACAGCAGATGAATATATAGATTTAGCCGCACTAGGAAATTGCGGCGACATGATGAGTTTACGCTCAATCGAGACCAAACATATTATAACCAAGGGTTTCCGCAACGAAAATATAAAGAACCCATTTATATATGGTATGGCTGAAAAGAACGCATACTCATTAGGAAATAAAATAACACCAATAGGTGCAGCATTTTATATAGTTCCTTTTGTTAACTCAATGGTTAGAAGTGGAACTCTTGAAGAAAAAGAAATATTATTTAAATCAATGCTTAAAAATGAAGCATTTAAAATGATATTATCTAATAAGCGTGGACATAAATTAGGTGAAGAAGAAAAATTAGTTGACCAAGCACTAAGAACTGCAACTAATGTAAAAAGTAGACAAACAAGAGAACAAGATAAAGGTATGGCTCTTGTTGAATCTCAAATTGAAACAAATAATATGATGCAACATAAAGTATTAATATTCTTACTTGAGCCAGGTCAAATAGATCCTAATATTGCGGGTTTAATTGCAAATAAGATAATGGCTAAATATCAAAGACCAGTACTTATGCTAACTAAATGTGAAGTATTAAATCCTAATATGCAATTATTAACAATGCCACCTAAACCAGCTTATGATATATATTATCGCGGAAGTGCCCGCGGATATTCTAAATCTGGAATTGAAAATTTTAAAGATATATGTCAAGAAACTGGCTTAGTGGAATATGCTGAAGGACATCAAAATGCTTTTGGTATTAGTATTAAAAAAGCATATATTGATAAATTTATAGAATTAACAGATGAAGCATTAAAAGATTTACAAAGTGAACCATTATATTATATAGATTATATATTTAAGGGTGTTGATGTTAAAGCCGAAACTATTTTAGATATAGCTAATCTAAATGATATATGGGGTCAAGACATGGATGAAAGTTTAATCTGTGTTGAAAATTTAAAAGTGACAAAAGATAATTTAGTTTTAATGTCACCAGATAAAAAGCCTACTTTAAAGATTACATTACCAAATAAATTAAGTTTTATCAAATTTGGTAGTTCACAAGAAGAATATGAAAATTTATTAAGCGATGGCTATGTAGAAATAAATGTCATTGGTAAATGTAATCAAAATGAATGAATGGGAAATGTAACACCACAAATATTAGTAGAAGATTATGAAATTATAGGACAAAGTAAATATAACTTTTAATTGATAGAAATGTAAAAATATAATATAATATAAATGAAAGTGAGGCGGCAAATGATTGAGTTAAATAAGAAACAGCTTGAAGGTCTTAATCTAGCTGTAGCCAGATATAGAGATGGAGAAAAGACTACTATTATCAGCGGATATGCCGGTACAGGAAAGTCAACTCTCGTTAAATTTATCATTGCCGCATTACAAAATGATGGCATTGACCCAGATAAAGATGTTGTTTATACCTCATTCACAGGTAAAGCAACTCAAGTATTACAAAAGAAAGGTAATAAAAATGTAAGCACATTACATAAGTTATTATATGAATACTTTCCTAGAGCAGATGGAACATTTTATCGTAAGCCTGTAGCAATAGTACCATATAAAATAGTTATTGTAGATGAGTGTAGTATGGTGCCTAAAGAATTATTATTGCAACTTGCAAAATATCCTGTGCATATAATTTGTTTAGGTGACCCAGGTCAATTACCACCAATTAACAAAGATGAAGATAATCACTTGCTTGACATTCCGCATGTATTCTTAGATGAAATTATGCGTCAAGAGGAACAAAGTGAAATAATTAAATTAACTATGGATGTTAGAGCTGGTAAACCATTAAATCATTTTGTCGGTAAAGAAGTTCAAATATTAGATAAAGAAGAATTAACAACAGGTATGCTTATGTGGGCAGACCAAATCATTTGTTCAACCAATGCAACTAGAATAGCATTAAATAAACAAATGAGAGATTTATTAGGACGCGGCGATAATCCCGAAGATGGCGATAAAGTAATTTGTCTCCGCAATTATTGGGATGTATTAAGTGAAGATAAATCACCTCTTGTAAATGGAACAATAGGTAAATTAAATAATAGTTTTGAAAGTGCATTACACATTCCCGCATATATAACTGGCGGCAGGCTATCACAAATTAAGACTATTAACGGAACTTTTGAATCTGATGATGGAATAACTGTATTTAATAATTTAAGTATGGATAAAAAAATGATTTTAGATGGTGAACCAACATTAACAACTAAAGAAAATTTTAAATTAAGTAAAAATAAAAAATATATAAATAGCATACCATTAAATTTTACTTATGGCTATGCAATAACCTGTCATAAAGCACAAGGTAGTGAATGGGATAATGTCTTAGTTATTGAAGAAGGATTCCCGTTCCAGAAAGATGAACACATCCGCTGGTTATATACGGCGGCAACACGTGCAGCAAAAAAATTAGTTATTATAAGAAAGGATTAGGAGGTATAATTAATGAATAACAAATATGAAATAAAAGGTGTTATCAGTGATAGATGAGCAGTTTGGTATAAAGATTTTGATAAGAAAAGAGGTAATCGAATTGGTGTATATAAAATTGTAGACCTTCACTCTGGAACTAGGAAATGCAGATTTGCATTTAGATATAAACCTAGAGAAGGTCAATCTCAAGAAGTATCAGATTCATTAATTGTATCTAACTGCATTGGCAATTTTAATAAAACGCCATATTTAAATCCTAGAGTTAGAGCCAAAGGCGGAAGACGCAGCTCGTTCCCTCAAATGTAGGAGCGGCAGCCGCATGAAACTTAGATTATCATATTTTTATCAAATAAGAAATTTTAAACCAAATATGATTCCTATGTCGACGGCAATGTCTGATCCAGCCTGGTATCATGATTTTAAAGATAAAGACTATATTTTTACAGATAAACGAGGAATATTAAATGGACTTCGTCTTCATCCTATAATAGTTCAAGGTAATAATGGTTCTTGTGGGTGTCCCTGTGAAGAAAAAGACCCAACAAAATGTCTTTTTGTAAGTAATTATGAGCATGAATTAGAATTAATAGACCTTCCGAAAATGATGAAGGGTATTACAGATTTTTGTAACAATTACTGTCAACAAAATAATATTAAAGAAGAACCTATTGCAGTTTTAATAGTATATGAAGCTCCTAATAACCCTTGTAGTGAACGACATAGTTTAATTAATTATTTTAATTCGCATGGAATAGAATGTAAGGAACTAGACTACCCTATCAGGTAGTCTATTTGATTTCTATTAAATTTTATGCTATAATATATATAGATAGAAAATGAAGGGAGAAGAAGTATGATTAAGAGGTTTGAGGTTCATTCACATACACATTATAGTAATCTTCGTTTATTAGATAGTATTAATAGACCGAAAGATTTAATTAATAGAGCTATTGAACTAGGATTATCAGGTATAGCAATCACAGATCATGAATGTATTAGTTCTCATCCTGAGATTAATTTTTATCAGGCAGAAGTTCAAAAAGAACATCCTGATTTTAAAATAGCTTTAGGAAATGAAATATATTTAACTGACACAAGAGATAACGGACAAAGATATTATCACTTCATTTTAATAGCAAAAAATAAAATGGGTCATCGTGCATTGAGAGAATTATCATCAAGAGCATGGATGAATAGTTATTGGGACAGAGGATTAGAAAGAGTTCCAACATTAAAAAGTGATTTAGAAGAAATATTAGCAAAATATCCAAATAGTTTAATTGGAACAACAGCATGTTTAGGTGGGGAATTAAGTGTAAACACATTAGAATTAATAAAATGTGAAAAAACTAATGACACCAATGGAGCGGCAGCCGCACATAATAATATAGTTAATTTTTTATTGTGGTGTAAAAAAGTTTTTGGAGAAGATAATTTTTATATTGAGTGTGCTCCAGGAACAAGTCGTGAACAAATTTTAGTAAATAAAAGATTTCCAACTATTGCAAAAGCATTTGGATTAAAAATGGTTATTGGAACAGATGCACATTATCTTAAAAAGGAAGATAGATATGTTCATAAAGCATATCTTAATAGTAAGTTTGGAGAGCGTGAAGTAGATGAGTTCTATGAATTTGCGTATCTTCAAAATGATGAAGAAATATATGAACATTTAAAAGCATCTGATTTTTATGATGTATTTATAGATGAAATGTTTAGAAATAGTTATGAAATATATGAAAAAATAGAAAATTATAGTTTGGCACATGCGCAAACCATCCCGCATGTTGAAGTTAAAGATTATGAAAAAGTTAATGGTTTGCCCGATTATCCTATTTTATCTAGTATGTTATCATCAGATGATAAAATAGAAAGATATTGGGTAAATCAATGTTTAAATAGATTAAAAAAATTAGATAAATATAATGAAGAATATATAAATAGATTAAATGAAGAAGCAGACATAAAAAGAACAATTAGTGAAAAATTAGGTACAAATATGTTCGCATATCCGGTAACATTGCAACATTATGTTAATTTGTTTTGGGAGTGCGGAAGTATAGTTGGTGCAGGTCGTGGTTCAAGTTGTTCAGGTTTAAATCATTATTTATTAGGTATAACTCAACTTGATCCGATACAATGGAATCTTCCGTTCTGGAGATATTTAAATAAAGAACGTGTTGAGTTAGGTGATATAGATTTAGATTTATGTCCAAGTAAGCGTCCTAAGATTTTAAATGAAATTAAAAAAGAAAGAGGACAAAATTTTAAGGCGGAAATAGATGATTTAAGTAGAAAAAATCTTGGTTGTACATTGATAGCAACATTTGGTACAGAGGGTACAAGGTCAACAATATTAACTGCATGTCGTGGTTATAGAAGTGAAGAGTATCCAGATGGTATAGATGTTGATACAGCACAGTATTTATCATCATTAATCCCAAGTGAGCGTGGGTTCTTATGGCCGCTTAATGATGTTATTAATGGTGATGAAGAAAAAGGTAGAAAGCCAATTAAAACATTTATAAATGAAGTAAATATGTTCCCTGGATTATTAGATGTTATGTCTGGTATTGAGGGTTTAGTAAATAAAAGAAGTAGTCATGCTTCAGGAGTTATCTTGTTTGATGAAGATCCATATGAGTTTGGTTCATTTATGAGAACTCCAAAAGGTGAAGTTATCACAGCATATGATTTACATATGTGTGAAGCATGTGGTATGACAAAATATGATTTCTTAGTAACAGAAGTTCAAGATAAATTAGCGGAAGCAATTAAAATGTTGCAAGATTATGGAGAAATTGAAAGTGATTTTACATTAAGAGAAGTATATGATAAATATTTTCATCCAAATGTTCTTCCTATTGAAGATAATAAATATTGGAAAGTATTGCAAGACAATAGTGTATTAAATATCTTTCAGTTTGATAGTGATGTTGGAGGTCAAGCTGCAAAAAAGATTAAGCCAACAAATATAATGGAAATGGCGGATGCAAATGGTTTGATGAGATTAATGACCGCAGAAAAAGGTCAAGAAACTCCAATGGAAAAATATATAAGATTTAAGAATAATATAAATTTATGGTATAGAGAAATGGACTCATATGGTCTAACAAAAGAAGAACAAAAAGTATTAGAGCCATATTTTAAGAGTTCACATGGTGTTCCTCCAAGTCAAGAGCAGTTAATGAGAATGTTAATGGATGAAAAGATTTGTAACTTCACTCTCGCGGAAGCGAATGCCGCACGTAAGATAGTTGGTAAGAAACAAATGAATAAGATCCCCGCATTAAGACAACAAGTATTAGATCAAGCATCAAGTCCATGTATGGGTAATTATATATGGAAGTGCGGTGTTGGTCCTCAGATGGGTTATTCATTTAGTATCATTCACGCATTAGCATATAGTTTCATAGGTTTTCAAACAATGTATATAGCGACAAGATGGAATCCGATATATTGGAACACAGCGTGTTTAATAGTTAATAGCGGAAGTCTTGAAGAAGATAGTGATTTTGAAGAAGATGAAGATGGATATGTTGTTGAAAAGAAAGAAAAATCAACAGATTATAGTAAGATAGCAAAAGCGTTAGGAGATATAATTAATAAAGGAATTAAAGTTAGTTTAGTTGATATAAATAGGTCAGATTATAGTTTTCAACCAGATGTAGATAATAATGAAATATTATTTGGTATGAAAGCATTAAATAATGTTGGCGGTCCGATTATTGAACAAATAAAAACAGGTCGTCCATATGCGGGAATCGCAGATTTTATGTCAAAATGTCCATTAAATAAAAGTGCAATGATTAGTTTAATTAAAGCAGGGGCATTTGATAAAGTAGATAAAGATAATGCGGCAGCCGCGGGTGTAGAGCCTCGTATCTGGACTATGGTGTATTATTTAAGTAAAGTATGTGATGCAAAGAAAAGATTAACTTTGCAAAACTTTAATGGTCTATTGCAACATGAACTTATTCCTCAAGAATTAGATTTGCAAAAAAGAACTTTTGTATTTAATAAATATTTAAAAGCAAATAAAAAAGTTGGAAAATATTATGTATTTGATAGTGCTTGTGAAGAATTTTATAATAAATTCTTTGATGCAGATAATTTAGAAATAATAAATGGTTTAACTTGTATCCTTCAAACAAGATGGGACAAGATTTATCAAGATGTTATGGCGGATGCCCGCACATGGTTACAAGAACATCAAGAAGAAATGTTAAAAAGATTTAACACATTATTATTTAAAGAATGTTGGGATAAATATGCACAAGGAAATATCTCCGCATGGGAAATGGAATCATTATGTTTCTATTATCATGAACATGAGTTAGCACATGTTAATACATATAAATATGGAATTGTAAACTTCTTTGATTTGCCAACTAACCCTCCTATTGATTCAATGTTTAAGAGAAATGGTAAAGAGATTCCTATCTTTCAAACATTTAAAATAATAGGAACGGTTATTAATAAAAATGATACAAGAAACTCAATAACTATTTTAACGACAAATGGTATAGTAGTTGTTAAGTTCACAAAAGAATATTATGCAATGTATAATCGTCAATTAAGTGAGATACAAGAAGATGGAACAAAGAAAATAACTGAAAAAGGTTGGTTCACAAGAGGAACAAAAGTAATGATAACAGGTTTTAGAAGAGATGATATGTTTATAGCTAAAACTTATACAAAGACACAAACTCATCAGTTATATAAAATATTAGAAATAGATGGCGGCAATATGAAACTTGAACATGAAAGAAAGAATGCCGCAGAAGAATAGGAGAATATATGAAAAAGATTATTGAACATGGTTTTATGAATTATATGGAAACTACCTGTCCATACTGCGGCTGCAAGTTTTCATTTGAATGGGAAGATGTAATTAGTCCAACTTGAGGTCCAACTTGGAGATATGATAATACAAATATTACAGTTAGTGGTTGTTGTATTACTACTGGAACCGCACAAAGTTATGAAATTTTCTGTCCTGAGTGTAAAAGAAAATTTCCTATCTTAAATTGGACTTTTAACTATCCTAAAAATACTTGTCCTTTTACATATAGTGGAGAATTAAAAAATACATCTGTAACAAAATATTCCTCAGATTGTACCTGCCACAAATGTTCAGACAAACATGATTAATTATATTAAGCAAGAAATAATATTGTGATAGAGGTTAAAATCCTTGAAATGATTTATATACTAAGGAGGAGACTATGCAAGTCATTAAACGTGATGGTCGTTTAGTAGAATTCGACCCAAAGAAAATCGAGAGAGCTATTCTCGCAGCATTCGAGGATGTAGATGGTGAAATATCTGACTACGCTAAAGATAAAGCTGAAAATATAGCAAGTTATATTGAAGGATATTATTTAGATGTTGATGAAACACCTAATATTGAAGATATCCAAGACCTAGTAGAAAAAGGTCTAATGGCAACAAAAAGAAAAGATGTTGCAAAAGCCTATATTTTATATAGGGAAGAAAGAAATAAAATTAGAAATTCTAATAGTCAATTAATGAAGGCTATTAAGGAAAAGATTGAAGCATCAGATGTTCAAAATCAAAATGCTAATATTGATGAATATTCTTTTGGCGGCCGCATGGGTGAAGCCCGCAGTGAGTTAATGAAAGATTATGCATTAAATTATTTAGTATCTGATATGGCAAGAGAAAATCATTTAAATAATGAAATTTATATTCATGATTTAGATGCTTATGCTGTTGGTATGCATAACTGTTTAACTATTCCTTTTGATAAACTATTAGCAGAAGGATTTAACACAAGACAAACAGATGTTAGACCAGCTCGTTCAATCAACACAGCATTTCAATTAGTTGCAGTTTTATTTCAATTACAATCACTTCAACAATTTGGAGGAGTTAGCGCAAGTCATTTAGATTGGACTATGGTTCCATATGTTCGTATGTCTTTTAAAAAACATTTTAAAGATGGTATGAAATATTTAATGGGTGTTGAAGATGCCTACTATCCAGAAAATTTATCTATTGAAGATGTACTATATCAAAATGAACCAAAAGTATATCAATATGCAATGGATATGACAACAAAGGAACTTATGCAAGCTGTTCAAGGTATGTATCATAACTTAAATACATTACAATCTAGAAGCGGAAATCAATTACCTTTCACTTCTATTAACTATGGTACTTGTACTTTACCTGAAGGTAGAATGGTTACAAAAGCATTATTAGAGGGTTCTATTGAGGGTGTAGGAAAAGTAAGAAAAACTCCTATATTCCCTTGTGGTATATTCCAATGTATGAAAGGTGTTAATCGTGCTCCTGGAGACCCTAATTATGATTTATTTAAATTAGCATTAAAATCAACAGCTCAAAGATTATATCCTAATTATGTTAATATAGATTGGTCTACTAACGCAGGATATGATATTAATGATCCTAAAACATATGTTTCAACTATGGGTTGCAGAACTTATAATGGTGCGGATATTAATGCTGAACCTGGTACAAATCCTCAAACTAAAGACGGCCGCGGCAATATATGTCCAGTTACTATTGTAATGCCAACATTAGCTATGGAAGCTAAAGAAGAAGCTGAAAGATTTAGAGAGGGAGCAGATGTATATTTTGATAAAATTGAATTATTTATGACGCTATTAGATAAAAAGATTCATGAAGCTAGAGATATGTTAGTTGAAAGATATAAATGGATTATTAGTCAAAATCCTGAATCTGCAAAATTCATGTATGAAAATGGATTAATGCTTGGTTATGATGGTAAGACAGTTGAAAGTGCTATGAAACATGGAACTCTTGTAATAGGTCAAATTGGTATGGCTGAAACATTACAAATTTTAATTGGTTGTGACCATACAGAACCTAGAGGAATGGAGTTAGCAAAGAGAATTGAACAATTATTTAAAGATAGATGTGCTGAATTTAAAAAAGAATTACATTTAAATATTGGTGTTTATTATACACCTGCTGAAAATATGTGTTATACATCTATGAAAAAATTTAGAAAAAAATATGGAATTATTCCTAATGTAAGTGATAGAGATTATTTCACAAATAGTATTCATGTTCCTGTATGGAAAGAAATGAGTCCATTTGAAAAAATTGATATTGAAAGTCAATTAACAGGATATAGTAATGCAGGATGTATTACTTATGTAGAATTAGAGGGCGGAGTTAAACATAATCTTGAGGCTCTTGAAGAAATAGTTAATTATGCTATGGATAAAGATATTCCATATTTCGCAATAAATGTTCCAAATGATATATGTTTAGATTGTGGTTACACTGATGAATTCAATGATAAATGTCCAATGTGCGGCAGTACGCATATTCAACAACTTAGACGTGTTACTGGATATTTAACAGGAGATTATAAAACAGCATTTAATAAAGGTAAACAACAAGAAACTGAACAAAGATATAAACATAGTAAAAAATTGGAGAACTGGCATGATTAGAATTGCTGGGTTAAATGGAAATGATTTTGTCAATGGAGAAGGTGTAAGCGTTAGCTTATTCCTTCAAGGTTGTCATTTTCATTGTAAAGGATGCCACAATCCTGAAACTTGGAATCCTGAAGGCGGAGATGCTTGGTATGAAGATGAATTAATCGCGCATATTATTGAATTGATCGCCGCAAATGGAATACAAAGAAATTTAAGTATTCTTGGTGGTGAACCACTAGATACTGATGATAAAAGAGAATTTGTAAAACAATTAATATATAAAACAAGAGATAGATATCCTGATATCAAAATAGTAGTCTGGACAGGATATACATATGAAGATTTAATAAAAGAGAGTAATACAGACTACATTTTAAAAAATATAGACTATTTGATTGAAGGTCCTTTTATATTAGAAGAACGCGACATAACACTTAAATGGCGCGGCAGCCGCAATCAAAGAGTTATAAATATGAGAACAGGAGAAAACATCAATGATTAATTTTTTAAAAATATTTTTCCCAGCTCTTATGGTAACTGGGGCTGTAGGTAGTTGTGTTTTAAACATTGTTACTGATAGAGCTAATTGGCCTGTAACATTACAATGGTTTGGAGCTGCATTACTATATACAGCATTATTGTTTAGAAATAAATAAAAAGGAGGAAGAAATGGCAAGTTCTTATTCATTTTTTAAAGATGAGGTAGCTCAATATTTAAAAGATAAATTCCCTAAAAGTGCAACAATCTTAGATGTTGGACCTGGTTGTGGAACATATTCTAATTATTTAAGAGATTATTTTAAAGCAATGGATGCAGTAGAGGTATATCAACCTATTATTGATGAGTTTGAACTAAAGAAAAAATATAGAAAAGTATATAATAAAAATATTACTGATTTTAAATATGCTTATTATGATATTATTATCTTTGGTGATGTATTAGAACACTTAACAGTGGAAGATGCTCAAAAAGTTTTAAAATATGCTTGTAAAAGATGCAAAGAAGTTATTGTAGCAGTTCCTTACTTATATCCACAAGGAGCAGAAGGGGATAATGCTTTTGCAGAACATAAACAAGGCGACTTAACAAAAGAAAATATGTTAGAAAGATATCCTCAATTAAAATTGCTTTATAGCAATGATTTATATGGGTATTATGTAAAAAAATAAAATAAGGAGGTTAAATTATTAAAAATAAACAAATAATAATTTAACCTCTTTTTTCTATTGGAGGTTTTATGGAAAACAAGGAAATATGTGATAAAATTTATTACATGACTAAGAAAGGGCGTTCTTTTAAAGAAATATGTGAACAACTTGGATTAAAAGATTATGAAATCGTAGGATTAGTTACTCTTATGTCAAGAGAGGGTTATAATATTGATTTCATAGACGGAGAAATTGTTTTAAGGAAAGTTCCTAAACGCAATCAAGACACATATGAAATTCCGTATAATTTAGAACATTTAAAACTATTATTAATTAGTGATACTCATTTATGTTCTAAATACGATAGATTGGATATATTAAGATATTTATATGATAAAGCTGAAGATAAAGGAGTAAAACACATACTTCATTCTGGCGATTTTACAGATGGAAGATCTACCAGACCTGAACATATATATGAACTAAAAGAACCTTCATATGCAGGACAAGTTGAATATTGTGTTGAAAAATATCCTAAATTTAGCGGCAATACTTATGCTATACAAGGTAATCATGATGATTGGTGGTACAAGAGTACAGGAAGTGAAATTCTTAAATCAATCGCAAAAGATCGTGATGACATCAAATACTTAGGTGCGGATTCCGCAGACTTAAAAATTGGCAAATTAAAAATTAGATTATTCCACGGTGTAGGCGGGCTTGCATATGCTAAATCATATAAGTTACAAAAATATTTAGATGCAACTCCTCTTGAAGATAGACCAGATATTCTACAAACAGGACATATTCATCAAAGTTTCTATATGAAACAAGATAATACACATTGTTTTCAAACAAGCTGTTTAGAAGATCAAACACCTTATTGCCGTAGTCTTGGATTAGGTAATGATAAATCTTGTTGGTGATTAGATATAGATTTTAATGACAAAGGCAATATTTATTCTATCACTCCTGAATTAGAAAATTTTGGAGATAAGAAAGTTTATATAAAAAAGAAATAATTATGAAAACTAAAATAGAAAAACACAAAGAATTATTAGATTACTTACATAATATGTATATTGCAAAAAATCACGATTATGGTGATAGTGTGCATGATACATATAAAAAATATGGTATTACTTCTTTTCTTGTAAGATTAGAAGATAAATTAAATAGAGCTAGAACAATTAGCTCCAAATCTCAAATGGTAGAAGATGAAAAATTGAAAGATACTTTATTAGATATGGCAAATTATGCTATATTAGCTGTTTTAGAATTGGAGGAGGAAAAGGATGAGTAAATTATATTTTAGATATGGTGCTATGAATTGCGGAAAAACAACCGCATTATTACAAGTAGCCCATAATTATGAAGAACAAGGTATGACAGTTCTTTTAATAAAACCATCAATCGATACAAAAGGTAATGATACTGTTGTTAGTAGACTTGGTATTTCTCGTAAAGTAGATGTATTATTACAACCTAATGATACTATTATTCCACATTTGCCAGATAGAGATATTCAAGTAAATGCAATTATCGTTGATGAAGCACAGTTTTTAACACCTGCGCAAGTAGATGAATTATATTTTATTTCTAAAACATTGAATATTCCTGTATTAACTTATGGATTGAGATGTGACTTTCAAATGAAAGGATTTCCAGGTTCTATAAGATTATTAGAAATAGCTGATGATTTAGAAGAATTAAAAACTATTTGCTCTTGTGGCAAAAAGGCAACACAAAATCTTCGTTTGGTTAATGGAAGACCAGTATTTACAGGTGAACAAGTTTCTATTGATAATCAAGATGATGTAAAATATTGTAGTATATGCGGAGATTGTTATTTAAAACTTAAAGGAGAATTTGAATAATGTTTAGACTTATATTAACAACAACAGAGGGTGAAAAAATTGAAGAAATAAATGAAATGATAGAGCTCTCTGCGGTATTAGAAAAATATAAAGATAAGTATATTGGTATGCAAGCAATATATTTACCCGGGGAAGTAGTAAAAAAGATCCCAGAAGAAGAAATAAAAACTGAAGGTAAAAAATATAATACAACAACTAAAATTACTAATTTTAATGTTAATTGGAAAAATATTAAAGCAGCTTGTATGACAACTATTTCAAAAGATGCAGGAGATAAAGAACCTTCACACGAATGGAAAAGAAAACTATTATTATGTGAACACAGTCCTATTCGTAGAGGAACTGTAAGCTGGAAATGGGAAGAAATTCCTTATGCTATTTCAACTCACTTTGCAAGACACCACGAAGGCTGTGAAAAGTTTATTAGTACATCAAGACAAGATAGAACTGGTGTGGATAGAACGACTAGAAGTCAAATGGATCCAGTTAAAATGGAGATGGATGCTAATATTCAAGCATTATTAAATATTTCTTATAAAAGATTGTGCACTTGCGCAGATCCGCTTACTAGACAATATTGAACTTCATTAGTAAACGAAATTAAAAAATATGATGAAGATATTTATTGGGCTTGTGTGCCTCAATGTGTAAGATGTGGCGGCTGCCCTGAATATAAAAACTGTGGATTATTTAACAGTTTTGCAAAAGATTTAAGCACTTCTGACTTATTAGATATGAATACTAGATATGATTTATATAATGAACACAGACAAAAAGTGTTGAAAAAATAAAAAAAATATATTATAATATTTATATATATAATAAGAAAAGAGGAAATAAATATGATAAGACCAATTTTTACATATCCAAAGGATAAAGATATATTAACTAAAAAAAGTTTTGAAGTTACAGAATTTAATGAGGAAATAAAAAGTATTATTACAGATTTAATTGATACTTTAAAAAACTCTGGTGGAGCTGGGATATCTGCAATACAAATTGGTAAACCTTATCGTATTTGTGTAATAAATTGGGACGGAATCCATGTGCTAGTTAACCCTAGAATCACAAGGTCAAGAGGTATCCATACAATGAGAGAAGGATGCCTCTCTGTTCCAGGTCTTTTTGTTGACCATGAACGAGCTCAAAAGGTGTGGATTACTGCACTAGATGAGAACGGAAAGGAAATTGAGTATGCGGAAGGCGGAAATGGTAGCTATATCGCTCAACATGAGCTAGACCATTTTGAAGGTAAGTGCTCGTTATTCGACGCGTATGACCAAGCGTCCGCACAATTAACGGGGGTTGAAGAAAATGTTTAATTTTATAAAAAGATATAGACAAAGAAAAAAACAAGAAAAGAAATTTAACAATTATATTTTTCAACATAAAGCAAAAATGATAAAATTATTTTATGAAATATTACAATGGCAAGATTGTGAATGGATTACAAAAGATGTAAGAATATTAAATGAATTATGGTATAGAATTCTAGAGCACGATGATAGTTTATATAGTAAGGCGGAGTATAAAGCATTTAGAGCCCATTATTATCCTATTGATATTTATGAAAAAATAGATAATGAAGAAAAATTTGAAGAGGCTTTAGAACATCATTACCGCACTAATGACCATCATTGGCAATATAGAAAAGATTATAATGTTTTAACTCTAGATGTTAAATTAGCTTGCGTTGAAAACTTAATTGATTGGATTGCGAGAAAGAGCGACCCTTATTCAAAATATTATGATATAATAGATAGCTTAGATGTTCCCGTAACCCAAAGAGATTTTATGAAAGATTTCTTATCAATAATTGAAAAAAATATAAAGGAGCAAGTTGATGATTAATATGAGCCCAGCTTTATATTTTGTCTTTGGTTTTATTGCTTGTTTCTTATGTGCATGATTATTAACTTACATAGGTGATGACTATGATGACGATTTAGAAGAATACTATAAGGAGGATGACTGGGATGATTTTTCCAAAAAAGAAAAAAAAGAACAACACAAGTAGACAGGTAAGTTTAGGAACTTCCTTATATGATATGAATAAAAGTCTAATTGAAAAACAAATTCCTGATTTAACAGATGAGGAAATGCAAAATAAAAAAACATTAATTATTGATTTTATTAATAATACGGGCAATCAATATTATATGCTATTATGTAATGATAGAAAAGATTATACAATTTTTAGAAGAGAAATAAATGAAAATGATGATTTCTTAGATAATATTGAAGCACCAGACCGTGATAGATTATGGAATGTATTAATAGATGAATGTCTTCCTAACCGCGGCCGCACAAAATCAATAGAATTAACTGAAAATCAAGATGCTGTTGAAATATGGATTTCAATAGAGGGAGAAAGTTATTGTTATATGTTTTTCCCTTATGACACAGCTATCATTGAATGTTAGGAGGTGCAGTATGACAATTATTGCAAATTTAAAAACTTTTACTTTTGCTCATAACATTGTAGTTATGGATGGAGATAAAGTACTTACAACAACAAAGGCGGCTATGAAAAACCTTCCTGAGGTTATTAGTCAACTAGCTAATACTTATGAGTGTAAAAAAATATTATTATCAGGTAATAAAGTTTACACAAAAGGTATTGGTGATAAGATTAGAGAATGCTACAAAGCAAAATATAAAAATAATGAAGAATTAGAGATAGAGTGTATATAATCTATCTTTTTTTGAAAAAAATAAAAATATGTAGTATAATATAATATACGAGGAAATAAAAGGAGATAAACTATGAAATATTTATTAGAAACAACTGAGTCTTATAGAGTCAGTACAGAAGAAGAAGTTACTGAATTAATCGAGGCTGCAAAAAGAGATAATCACTATATATTAAAAAAACATACTTCTCAAGTAAAAGAAAGAAAACAGAAAGGTGAAGTAGTTGATATGTGGTATAAAGTTACTTTAACTAAATATTTTACAAATGAAAAAGAACCTGAAGGAACAACAGAAGTTGTTTATAAGGATGGGAGTGCATTTTAATTATGGATAATTTAGTAACTTATACAGTAGACAACTCAGATACTTGTATGACTATGAGTGATGTAAAAGTAATTGACGGAAAAATGAATTGAAGAACTGATGTTTATTATAAAAAATTAAAAGATGATGCAAAGGTTCCAACTCAAGGAAGTGGGGCTGCCGCAGGTTATGATTTGTATAGCCTAGAATCAGATGGATTAATCGAAATTGCTCCGCACACAACAGTAAAAGTAGGAACTGGAATTGCTATTGAATTACCATATAACACTTTTGGTGCAATATTTGCTAGAAGCGGACTTGCTACAAAACAAGGACTACGCCCTGCTAACTGTGTAGGTGTTGTTGATTCTGATTATAGAGGAGAAGTAATAGTAGCTCTTCATAACGATACAGATGAAGTTAAATCTATTGTAGGCGGCGATCGTATAGCTCAATTAGTAGTTATGCCTTATGTACCTGTTAGATTTACCGAAAAAGAAGAATTAACAGATACTGTTCGCGGCGACGGTGGATTTGGTTCTACAGGAGCTTAATATGAATGCGGGTCTTTTAGCTTTATTGATGGCTCAACGCAATACTATGATGACGCAATCAACAATAGCAAAGAGCCACTCACATAATTCAAATAATGATAACATAAAAAAAGAAGAATATAAACCAAAACATGAAGAGAAACACTATAAACCTAAACACACAAAAGAGGAAATAAGAGTAGTGTCTATATAAGGAGGAAAATATGAAATACTTGATTACCGGTAGCGGTTATTTAGCTAAGCATTTGATTTCCGCCCTATTAGAAAAACCTGAAATAGAAAAAATAAAAATATTTTCAAGAGCAGAGAAAGAACAATGGGAAGTAAAAACACATTTTAATAATAATCCTAAATTAGAATTTGTTATTGGTGATATTAGAGATTATCAAGCAATTAATGATGCTCTTGTCGGAATAGATTATTGTATTCATACTGGCGCAATTAAAAGAATTGAAGTTGCGGAAAAACAACCTATGGAAGCTATTAAAACGAATGTTCTTGGTAGTATGAATGTAATAAATGCGGCAATCGCTAATAAAGTTAAAAAACTTATACTTATATCAACCGATAAAGCGACCTCCGCAACAACTTGCTATGGAAGTACAAAATTCTTAATGGAATGTATGGCATATGCAAATGAAAGCGATACGGATATTATCTGTACTCGTTATGGAAACGTATTTGGTTCAACGGGTAGTGTTGTTCCAATATTTGATAATTTAGTAAAACAAAATAAACCATTAACAGTTCGTAATGGCAATATGACGCGATTCTTTATGCCTGTTTCCGCATGTGTTGATATTATTTTAGATGCTATTGACGCAGGTAAAAATGGAGAGTTGTGGGTATATAGAAGTAAGGCTTGTACAATTCAAGAACTAGCCAATGCGTTTAGTGATAATCAAATTGTTATAGGAACTGAAAGTATAGAAAAAAATGATGAGGCTCTTGTTACAATTAATGAATTAAATCACAGTAAAAAATATTATAGTTATTATGTAATTCATAAAGATTATATTAGTGATTATATATATACAGAACCTTTAACAAGTTATACTGCGGGAAGATTAACTCAAGAGGAAATTAAACAAATGCTTGATGATTGGAGAAAAGATAATGTTTAGTATTGTCGTAATGTCTTGCGATAAATATAAATGTTTAACTCCCGCTTTTAAGCATTGTATTGACAAATATTATCCTAATCATCCTGAGATATATTTTATATATGGACAAGGATGTTGAACAGAAAGATTGAGAAAGGGTTTAGAACAAATTCAAGATGAGTATGTTTTATTCTTTCTTGATGATATGTTAATTAGAGAGCCCGTTAATAAAGATTTAATTAATAATGCTTTTCAAGTTTTACAAAAAAATGATAAAATTGCTGTAATTAATTTTGAACATAATTATAGAGAAGCATTATCTTTCTCTAATTATTGATTAAAACAAAAACAAAATCAATTTTATTTACATAGTTGTCAACCAAGTCTATGAAATAGAAAAGCATTTATTAATAATTTACAAAAGAACGAAGATGCTTGAACTTGAGAACTAACAACAATAAATAATAATTATACTTATTTAATAAATAAAGATGCTAATATTATAAATATAGGTAAAAGAGACGACTTAAATTGAGGAATATCTCGCGGAACAATGTCAAAAGAGTTTCAAGATTTTTTAATAAAAGAAAATATTTATTCAGACGAGATTCAAGATTGCTTTTCACCATATAAAATTAGTATTATTACACCATATTATAGAACATTAAATTATATTCAAAAATTAGCAAATGTATTAGAACCCCAACTAACAGATGATATAGAATGAATTGTTGTAGATGATGGATGTAATGAAAAAGAATTAGACAAATTAAAAGCAAAAGTTATTCACTTAGAAAAGAATAGTGGCGGCGGTAGCGTCCCTAGAAATATAGGACTCGATCACGCGCAAGGACAATATATATTATTTATAGATAGTGATGATTTAGTTACTTCAAATTATATTTCTACTATTGTAAATAAAATTAATAATGAAGGACATACATTTAATTATTGTTATATAAGTTGAACTTCAGAATGAGGTGATGTCATTATTGAAAATGAACCTCCTGCAACTAATACATCAATTTGAAATTGTATTTATAAAAAATCAGAAATAGGAAATGAAAGATTTAATCCAGAAATTATTATTGGTGAAGATTACGATTTTAACTTAAGAGTGAGAAAAGGAACTCATGGCAATATAACAGATATTTTATATATTTATAACACTACCGTTCCAAACTCTTTAACTAAAGGAGGTTGAAAATAATGAAAGAAAAACAAAAAACAATTTATATATATCAATCTTATCTATGTCAAATAGGTGGGGTTGAAACATTCTTATATAACTGATGTTCTCAATTAAGAGATTATTATGATATAACAATTTTATATGAAAATGGAGACCCTCTACAAATTCAAAGATTAAATGATTTAGTTAAAATGGAAAAATATGATAAAAAGAAATCATATACTTGTGATATATTTATTAGGAATTCTGTATGGGGAACAGTTCCTGAAAATGTAACCTCTTTAGACAATAGATATATTGAAATGAGACATGCGGATTATGAATGATTATTTAATCGTGGTGTTTTATTTGAACAATATCATCCATTTAAAAAGACTAACGAAGTTATAGGTTGTGCAGAACATGTATCTCGTAAAAGTGATAAAGTATTGCATGATCATCCTATTACTATCCGCAATATATTAGGAGAAAAACATCAACGCAAATTAAGATTTATTAGCTGTATGCGTATAGACCCAGAAAAAGGATGGAAAAGAATGCTTCAAATGGGAGATATGATGCGCAAAGAAGGAATTGATTTTGAATGAGATATTTATACAAATAATCCTCAATCATCAGCACCAGAAGGCTTTAAGTTTCACAAACAAACATTTGAAATATGAGAACCATTAAGTAGAGCAGATTACTGTGTATTACTATCTAATGCTGAAGGATGCCCATATACAGTACTTGAAGCACTACAATATCAAGTTCCTTGTATTGTTACTGCAATTGATGGATGTAAAGAATTAATTAAAGATGGCGTTAATGGATATATCGTTCCACTAGATATGAATTTTGATATAAAGAAAATATTAAAAATACCAAAATGTCCTGTTTATGATAATAAAGCAAAAGAAACTTGATTAAAATATTTAGGCGGAGCTGTTTATAAAAGAAGACCATCTAGAGATGAAAAATATATATTAGTAGAAGCATTATCAACTTATCAAAGATTAGCTTTAACTGATGGTGAATTAGGCTTTACACCAAAACCAGGACATCGTTGATGTGTTTCAGAAAAACGTTTACAAGTTTTATTAGGTCAAAATCCTAGAAAAGTTGCGTTTGTAAAACGTGTTGAAGATGAAGAAACTAAATACAAAGAAAGTATTTAGTTTCTTTTTTATTTTATAAAAAGATTGCGTTTTAAAAAATTTTTGTGTATAATGAAAGTAGAGAAAAGAAGGTGTTGATTATGAAAATACTATCCTTAGATTTATCTACTAAAAGTTCTGGATGAGCAATCTTTGAAGATGGTTTATTAATAAAGTCTGGATGTATTACATCTGCATCTTTGGATTTAATGAAAAGAATTAAGATAATGACTGCGGAGATCCGCAATATAATAAATGAAAATGGCCCAATTGATAAAATTATTGCCGAGGAAGTTAGACCAGAAGGTACTGGATATGGTGTTGGAAATCAAAAGACACATAAAGCATTAATGTATCTTCAGGCGGCAATCAATTTCATGTTATATGATGACTTTAATAAAAAAGAAATGGAGCTTATCTATCCTAGTTCATGGAGGGCGTCCATAGGAATTAAGACCGGCCGCGGCATAAAAAGAGCTAGTTTAAAAGAAAAAGATATTCAATTTGTTAAAGAAAATTACAATCTTGATGTTAATGATGATGAAGCAGATGCTATATGTATTGGATACTCTTGTTCTCATGATGAAGAAACCGATATAAATTGGGAATAAAAATTTTATTTCTTTACGATACTTTTATCATAAAAGTATTTTTTTTACTCTACAAGCCAAAATTTAAGCACAAAAAAATAGCACAGGTATAAAAACCTGTGCTTTTTTATTTTTATAATTTTGTTTGAACCTGAGTTGCTGATATACTCATTGTTCCATTTATTGTTAATGGTATTGATAATGAATTCATTATAAAATCACCATGAATATCATTATCAACAGATTGAACTGTAATTCTTGTATTTGGTTCTAAGTGATAGATAGGAACAATAGATAAATTAATTGTGCTATTATAACTTGTATTTTCTCATAACATATTTTTTATTTCATTAAAACAACTATTATAATTACCACCTAAACCAAGAGCTCCATAAATACTTGAACTAACTTGACAATAATCTTGACCACGAGCTTCACATTCAGCACGTTGTTCTGCCGCAGAAGATCCAGTTTCGATAATAACAATATCAGGAATATCACCCTCAAAAACACAATTAAAATCTTTATTGTTTTTTGAAATACTTCTTCTTCCGATATTATTTACATTTAAAACTCCAATATCTGTTTCACTATCAATAAAATCTAATCAATAATCTATATTTCAAGGATTTTGTTTTACCTCATCATAAAAATCTCCCGTATAAAGAGTATATCCAGTTAAAGGATCTGTTTCAGCTTGAACTTGAAAATTATATAATTTAGGTCATTCCGCCTTTAATTCTTGATAATAATAATTGGTTTCTAAACCTAATGTTTCTGCAGTTGCTCCAGATAAATATAGTTCAGAGCGTCAATCAGTAGTTTTTAATCTAACCATTTCTTGAGCAATATATTGAGTGTATTCACCAAGAGTTAAAGTAATATTTTGCTTTTCAGCCTCATATAACTCTGTTCTATCTTCAATCTCTTGTTCAGATTCAGATATTATTAAATAATTACTTTGAATTATTTCAGTTAAATTTTCTTCTTGAGTATCAACAGCATCTAAAGTACTAGTCATTAATTCATCTAATTTTTGTTGAGTGTCTAACTTTAATTTTAGTTTTGCAACGTTACCAGGATCTTTTTCCAAGTCTTCATTAAGCAATTCTATCATTTTTCTATATTGATATTCTAATTTTCTTTCCTCTGCATATTGTTGTTCTAAAGCTTCAATTGCAGCGGTATCATCAATAATATATTGTTTTGAGTTTGCAATTCTCTCTTGATAAGGTCTTATACCATATGTATCATCATAGCCTTCATATTTTTCAGTTAATTCATCTATTTCTGCCATAACTTCATTATAATGAGCAGAGCCAGGAATTATTTTTCAAATATATCTATCAAAAGTTGTTTCATCTACATAGATAATACCTTCTTGTCCTTGTATTTCAGGATTATAGGTTGAATAAATAGAACCATCTAATGCTACATACTGCAATAATGTTGGATCTCATTTATAAATAAATCCTGTGCTTAAATCTAAATAAAATAAATCTTCATTTCCAATTGCAGGAAAACTAGCTTTACTTAAATATTTAAGAGGAACTTTAGGTTTCCTTATTCCATCTTCTGGGTCGTTATAAAAGAAAACTTCATATATATTTCCAACTTCTGGTTTTTCATCAATAACCAAATGATATCTAATAGGGAATTGATTTTTTGCAGCGTCTTCTTTAACTCCTCAAACAATATAATCATTTTTAATATTACCATAATTAGGATTGTTTGAATAACTACTAATTAATTTTGCATCTGTAAAATTATAAACAGATTTTCCTTTTGCGATATCTATTATATAATCTTCATTATTTATATTTTCTAATATAATTGTAGTTTGAGTTGTATTTAAATAATTTTTAATTTCTTGAAAAATAAAATTTCCATCTATATCAAAATAATATTCATAATTAGATAATAAATTTTTAATTTTATCTAACATAGTACATACAGTATCTCCAGCATTTGCAATCAAATCATTAGGATATACAAAATCTGTTAAAATAAAACCAATATCTTGTCCGTATTTAAAAGTTTGAATTTGATGTCCATATTGTTGAGCTTCTGCATAATTAGTTGTATATAAATAAGAACTATTATTATCTTTTGTTAAATACAATGGTTGAGAAGCAGTTCATTTCATAACCATTTTTATTTTTTCATCTATATCATTAATAAAAATTTTATCTAAAGGAATATTACCAAAATGATTTACTAATTCTTTTATCAATTGAGCGATAGTAACTTTAGTTGTAACCATCCCTCCTGTAGTGGGATCTAATGTATCATATTTATCTAGAATTACTGAAGAAGTAATAGTTCCGCCGCATTCTCCATTTAACAGACACATTTTATCTTTTAATTGTGCGGAAAGTGTAATACCTTGATCTATAGAACTACTTAGACTACAAGAAGTGATTACAAAAGTACCTTGTGGATATCATAAAACAGGATAATCTAAATATTGATTTGTAGTATTTTTAATTCCAATTTCTAAATAAACTTTTTTATTTATAGAAATTAAATTATTTACATTTGTAATTGAGCTATTGTTACTATCAACAGTCATAGATAAGGTGCAAGTTCTGCGGACAGCAGATTTTCCATTTATAGAAACGCTGCCGCTTGTTGCCATACCTTGTATTTCTTGAATTGGATTTTCATCTCAATCAAGCAATACTAATTTAATATATTGACTTTGTAATCTTTGAGTATCAACAGCGATTAAAAATTCTTCATCTTTTAAATAAGGATATATTACTTTCATAATTAATCACCGCCAAGAGAAATACCTTCAGCACTTTCAACTGTATGAGACATAAGATTGTATTTATTATAATTTTCAATAGAACATTCATCGACTTCATATGCAGTTGCTGAAAAAGACCAAAGGCGTCTACCCAAAGTCTGATTAGGTTGAAAATTAATATCCATAAGTTTTACTAAGAAATTTCCTTCTGTTGGACTGCGGAATAATTTAACACTATCTTCTTCTAAAAAGGCTTTAACTTTTTCTCTAAAGGCTTTTTCTCATACAAAATCTGAATAAGGTGAAATATTTTCATCTTCATTGTAATTTTTATATTCTCAATACATATTTTGATACGCTTCTTCTTGAGTAAAGAAAATACCATCTTCATCCATTTGAGAAAATATCATTCCGCCAATAGGAAATTGAGCATAATTATTATGACCACTTCGTTTTATATATGGATATTTACTTCCTATAGTATCAATTTTAACTTCATTAATAACTTGTTTAAATGAAGCTAAAGAAGGATTGAATGTAATTTTAATTTGTTTATCTGCGGTAGATAAAAACATGTCCTCTAATACCATCATTACTGGGACATTAAATTTTGACATTGGTCTTCTAATACCATTTGGATCTACACCTTGAACAGCATATTTATATCATACGCCGCTTTCAATAGTATAATCATGTCATATAAAATCTATATAGTTTACTGCATTATATTCTGCAGTATAAACATCTTTTCAAATAGCAAACCCGTCCCTATAATCAGCTCTTCTAATAACAACCTTACCTGTAAAATATCCTGTTGCACGAGACTTAGTAACTCTAATACCAAAATTACCATTTTCAACATCTTTATAGGCATCTATAACTACTGTTAATTGCGTTTTTGTAGATTCTATAATATTAAAATAATATTTTAAACTATCATTATATAAATTTTTAGTTGTATAATCAAGAATAAAATAATAATCATCCGCAACTTCAAAATTATATGGGATAGCATGATTAAAAGTATTAACATCAGTATAATTACTTGTATATAAAATATCAGTATCATATAATAGCTTATCTTCATTATTATATACTCTAATTCTATAACTTTTTAAAGTCTCAGTTTCATTTTCATCTGCAAACACTAATTGTCCTACAACTTGAGTATCCGCAATATTTTCTAAAATAGATGCGGCAGATGTAGTACTAAACCCTGTTAATTCAACTGTTGGTTCAGATATACCACGAATAAGGCACACAGTAGACCATTCACTAAAATATTTTTCATTATATGTTAATCAGCTATCTATTGCTTGTACAGCATCTGGATCTGTTAAGTCAATTTCTGGATCAGTTGCATCTCTTCCTGTAAAACGAATTTGAATTTTATAATATTTATCTATTTCAAAATTACAACCTTCTAAATCTTCAGGCTTAATCTCAACATAATATTTATCATTTGTTTCTCTTGTATTATCTTTTTTAATTTCTTTTAAAGCAATTTCACAAGGATATTTCTTTTTATGTAACACAGAGCGATTTGTTGCTTGATTTCTTATTGTAACTTGAGCATTTTTAATATCATACATTTTATTGTAAATTGACAATGCGAAATAAACTCTACATATATATTTATTATCTGTAGTAGTCGCAGTTTTAAAAGTTGTAGTAATTGTTCTTTCTACAACTTCTGGTTTATCTTCAAAAAAAGTATTTTCAATTTCTTCAGCTCTAGAACTTCCTGTAATCAATGCTTCAAGAGCAGTTTTAAATTCCAATTTTAAAGCATTGGCACGCGCAACATACTCAGGACCAGTTCCATAGGTTGCTTTTAATTCAGCAAGATCTTCTTCATACTGATTCCAAAGTTCTTCTACTCCTGATATACCAGAATTAACAATATTTTTATTTACATCTTTTTCATAAATTATCATATCTGCATATGACAAAGTTTTATATGTTTTAGTTACATTATGAGTTGTTATATCTCCAACTAAAAATGCTGGCATATAAGTATCTATTGTAGGTGGATATAAATTATTTAATACTGCCATATCAACATCTCCTTTTATCTCTGCGGCAGCCGGTCATGCATTTGTTTGACCGCGATCCCGCACAATTATTTATTTATATTACTATTTTCTTTTAAATAAGTTTCACTTCTTTTTGGTAAAGCGCGAATCTCTTCCATTAATTCATCAATAAAAGTATTTCCGCCCTCATCTTTATAATGACCATATCTTTTTTCAATACAATCTAAACTATAATCATCTATTCAACCAATTTGATAACAAAAATAATGATGTTTTTCTGTTATCCAAGCTTTAATATCATCTTTATCTGACTCTGTAAGTAAATTAATTGCTTTTTTAATATCGTCAATTGTATGTTTTAATTGAGTTTGACAACTATTAATATCATTTTTCATAGTTTCTTGAGCTTGAATTAAATTATTTACACTATCTTGTAAAGCAGTTTTTTTACTTTTTTTCTCAAAAATTTTCTCTCCTCTGCCTCTAGCTCAATCAATTCAAGATACTACACCTTTAATAGCTGCCGCTAATAAGACAATGAATAATAAAATTTGGTCAACTGAATATGTATTAAGTAAATCTTTCATTTATTATGCATCTCCTTTTCTTCCAAAGATAAACTTTCTTTTACTATTGTATATTAAAAAAACTTTAAGTAAATAAATTATTTTAGACCAAAATAAAAAAGAGTGATATTTGTTATATCACTCTTGTATTTTAATTTGTTGTCCATCCAGCAGTTTGTAATTGTGTTATTAAATCTTGTCCTACTGTTGTAGAATTAATTTGTTTATTAGATCCATATAAAGGACTATACATATTTGTATTAAACAAATTCTTTCTTGTTACATTTGAGGCAGTTAAACATACTTTTGCTATATATATTAATGATTGTGTTGAAAGATTATTACAATATCCAAACATATTAGATATATTTGTAACTGTAAATAAATTTCAATTTTGTAAATTTATATTTACAAGATTATAACATCTACCACACATTCCTCCTGTACTATTTACTTTTTCAACATTTCAATTTTCAATACCAATAATATTTTGCAAATTATTGCAATTGTTAAAGAACATTCATAACGTAGTAAAATTATTTGTATTTCATCCTGCTACATTAACATCTGTTAAATTATTACAATATCCAAACATAGTCATAGCATAATTAACATTGCTCATATTTCATTGAGATAGATTTAAATTAGTAAGATTTCAACAATTAATAAACATTTGTCCAGTATTTTTTACTTTATATAAATTTCATGTTTCTATTCCATCAATTGTAGTTAGTTTTGTACAACCATAAAACATTCCTTGTGCATAATTAAACTTAGTAACGTTTCAATTGGTAAGATTTAAATAGGACACATTGTTACAATTGTTAAATATACAACCTGCATTATCTACATTTGCTGTATTTCATTTAGATACATCTAAAACAGTTACATTAAAACACCCTTGAAACATTTGATATAAATTATTTGTTTTTTGAGTATCTCATTTAGAAATGTCCAGAGTAGTTAAATTAGTACAATTACAAAATATACCTGCAAAACTATTGGCATTTCCTGTATCTCATTTAGAAATGTCTAGAGTGGTTAAATTAGTACAATTATAAAACATACCTGCAAAATTTGATACTTTATTAGTGTTTCAATCAGAAATAGCTAAAGTAGTCAAATTATTACAAAAACTAAATATATTGGCAAGAATTACAGGTCCTATTCAGCTATCATTTCCTCCAACTTTTCATTTTGATACATCTAATGACTGTAAATTATAACAACCTCAAAACATAGAAACATAATCTTGTACTTTATTCATATCTCAATTAGAAACATCTAAAGTTGTTAGATTTTGACAATAACCAAAAATATTATTTAAATTTTTTACATTACTTGTATTTCAATTTGAAACATCTAAAGCTGTTAATGCTTGGCAACCATAAAATGCATAAGCTAAACTATTAAAATTAATAGTGTTTCATTTAGATACATCTAAAACTGTAATTTTATTACAATTACTAAAAATACTAGATAAATATTGAAAATTACTAGTATCTCATTCAGATACATCTAATGCAGTTAAACTATTACAATTATTAAATAATTGATTTAAAGATTGTAATTTATTTGTATTTCAATTAGATACATCTAAAGCTGTTAAGTTTTTACACTCTTTAAAAGTTGCAAAAGCACTTGTCACATTATTTGTCTTTCAATTAGAAACATTTAAAGCTAATAAATTGGAGCATCCAGAAAATGTTTGTGCCATATCAATAACATTACTTGTATCTCAATTAGAAACATCTAGTGTTGTTAAATTAGGACAAGTTGAAAAAGCTTGATTTAAACGTGTTATATTACTTGTATCTCAATTAGACACATCTAAGGTTGTTAAGTTTCTACAATTATGAAACATTCTAAAAACATCTGTTGCTTTATTTGTTATTCAATTTGATACATTTACACTTGTTAAATTAGAACAACTATATAGCATTTCACTAAAATTTTGAATATTACTTAAATTTGGATTGACGAAATCTAATGATTCTAAAGGACACGTACCTGTACCTTGTCAAGGAAGAAATCTTGCAAGGTTAGATTCATTTAAAAAATTAACATTTAAAGTAATATTATGAATTGTTCGTACAGATGGATAAAATCCATAAGTACGTCCTGAAAAAGTAGCTCCTATATTAATCATATTAATTTTCATCTCCTTCTTCAATAGTAATGTCTGTAAATTGTAATGTTGTATCTTTTATAAAATTAACTAAATCATTATAATTATTATAAGTTATTGTTGACGAACCTCCATTAGTATCAACATATGTTAAATTATAAATTGGAGGTGGATTATAAGTAACAACTAAATCAACATTTCCCACAGGCATTACTCCATTACACCAATAATTATTTCCTTGAATAGTTCAGTCAGTAATTGTTGGACTTTGAACATTATACTCTTGTTGATAATCATAAATACCAGAATATGCAGTTGCAATTTCTGTTCCATTTTTATCACAATATTTAATATTTAATCTTCATTGTTCATTTTCAGTAGTTCAACCACTAGCTCTTAATTGATCTATTAAAGAAACTCCTACTGTATTAGACATAATTTGTTTGCTAGATCCATAAAAAGGACTATATTGATTAGCATTCCTTAAATTTTTATAAGATACAGATACATTAGTAGCTGTTAAACACATATTACAAATATTTTTTAAAGAAGCTAGTGTTAAACTATTACAACCTCCAAACATTGCACTAAGATCTGTTGCATTAATAATATTCCAATTATTAACTAATGCAGATTGTAATTTTTGACAACCGTAGAAAGCATAACCTAAATTTATCATATTTTTAGTATCTCAACTTCCTACTGAGAAAGTTGTAACATTATTACAACTGTAAAAAGCTCCATATATATTTTGCATTTTTCAAGTATTTCATGTACTTGTATTCATAGTTGTTAAATTTTGACAATTGTAAAAAAGATAATTTAAATATACTACATTATTAGTTTTTCAATCATTAGGAACAATTTGAGTACTCTTTAATCTATAACATTGTAAAAAAGTTCCACTTAAATCTATAACATTTGAAGTATTTAAACCCTTGGTATTAATAGTAATTAAATTATAACAATGAGCAAAAGTTCAACATAAATTCGTTACATTACAAGTATTTCATGTATTAACACTATTAAATATTGTAATATTAGTACAATAAGTAAATGTATCATACATACTTGTAACATTTGAAAGATTCCATCATTGAGTATCAATTCTTGTCGCAGCGCGGCAATTATAGAAAGCTTGATCTAAATTTTTCATATTTAAAGTATTTCATGTAGATCCATTAATTTCATTAAGTACTAAACAATTTTTAAATGTACAAAACATAGTATTTATATTACTCATATTTCATAATAAAGTATTAATATTAACCAATTGTTTACAATTGAAAAAAGCTTGCGAAATATCAGTAACTTTATAAAGATTTCAATTATTAGTGGTTAAATTTACAAATGCTTGACAATTATAAAAAATACGATTTAAATCTGTAGCATTTATAAGATTTCATTGTGAAACATCAATAGATGGCATTTGATAACATTGTAAAAAAGCAGCTTGTAAATTTTGTACATTTTCTAAAGTTCATCTTCCAGTACTTAAGGCGGAAGTAAGACTTCATAAATGAGCAAAAGTTCAAGTTAAATTTGTTACTTTAGACATATCTCAAGTTCAAGTGTTTAATTTAGTCAATTTAGAACAATGATAAAATGTTTGTTCCATATTTTCCAATTCATCAAAATCTCATCCTGTTGTATTTAATGCAGATAAATTATTACAATTATAAAAACATTCTCCAATATGTTTAACTTTAGGAAATTTTCAATGAGAAGTATTTAATGTTAATAAATTTTGACAATTATAAAAACCGGCATAAAAATTAGTACAAAATTCAGGATCCCAACTTGACGTATTTAAACTTGTAATTTGATAAGCTTGGCAAAAAAGTCCTGCTAAATCAGAAACTCCTTTAATGTTTCATTGTGATGTATCAATTGATGTTGCTCCTCATAAATGAGCAAAAGCTCATTCTAAACAGTAGGCATTGCTAAAGTTTCAATTATACACATTTAAACTTGATAAACTGTTACATTTATAAAAAATACCATAAAAATTTTGTCCATGATAAACATTTCAATTAGCAACATTTAAACTTGATAATAATTGACAACCTCAAAATACATCAGCAAAATTTGTAACATTTGAAGTGTCTCAAGTTGATAAATTTAATGTTGTAAGATTATAACAATTATTAAACATAGAAGCCATATTTGTCAAATAAGAACTTGATTTTCATTTTGCAATATTTAAAGAAGTTAAATTTCGACATTCATCAAAAGCAAAATCTATATTTTTTACATTTGCTATATTTCATTGAGATAAATTTAAAGTTTTTAAATTATATGAGCCTCTAAAGGTAGAATTTAATTGTTCTACATTTGCAGTATTTCAATTAAATAGATTTAATCCTGTTAAATTATAACAATAAGCAAATGTATTTGTCATATTTTTAACCTTAGAAACATCTCAATTAATAAGATTTAAACTTGGACATGATATAATTCCATAAAATGTACCCCTTAAACTTTTTACATTACTTGTATCTCAATTAGATACATCTAAATTAGGCAATGCATAACAACCATCAAATAAATATGCAAAACTTTCAACATTAGAAACATTTCAATTAGATACATTTAATTCAGCTAATTTAAAACAATTAAAGAAACAAGAATATAAATTTGTTACATTTGATGTATTTCAATTAGAAGTATCTCCTATAGTTGTAAGATTAGTACAATTATCAAAACTACTTATTAAAGAAGTAACATTATTAATTTTTCAATTTGAAAGATTTAAACTTGTTAATTTACGACAATTTTCAAAAGCATTTGCCATAGAAAGCACGTTTATAGTATTTCAATCAGAAATATCTAAATATTGTAAATTTTGACAATTAGCAAATAGCATTTTTAAACTTGCAACATTATTTGTTTTTCAATTACCTATATTATTAACATATTGTAAATTATGACATTCATTAAAAAGCATTTGTAAGTTTTGAGAATTATCAAAATTTCAATTATCTATATTAAAAACAGTTGGCATATGACAACCATCAAACACTGAACCAAAATTAGTAACATTGTTAGTATGCCAATTATCCACTTTAAAATCTATTAAATTATAACAACCATCAAAAATACTACTTAAATTAGATACTTTATCAATATTTCAGTTAGATACATCTAAATGCACTAAATTACGACAATTTCAAAACATATGAGAAAGACTTTCTACATTTGTAGTATCTCAATTAATAAGATTTATATTTCTTAAATTATAGCATGCGCTAAAAGTCTTGTTCATATTTGTAACATTACTTGTATTTCAAGTAGAAACATCTACATCGGTTAATTTACTACATTGTTCAAAAGTTCCTGTTAAATCTTTAACATTATTTATATCTCAACTAGCAAGATTAAATTCTATTATATTAGAACAAGCTCCAAATGTTTCTGCCATATCTGTAACATTAGAAACATTCCAATTTGATACATCTAAATTCTTTATATTTCAACATTCTGCAAATAAACCATGTAAACTTTTTACATTATTAACAATTCAATTTGAAACATCTAATGTTTTTACTTTTCGACATCCATAAAAAGTATTTGCTAAATTTTGTAAATTATTTAATTGTCAATTTGAAAGATTTAATTCTCTTAAATTATAACATCCTTTAAAGGTATTTGATAAATTATTAATTTTACTAACATTTCAATTAGATACATTTAAATGCTGTAAATTTTGACAATTATAAAAAGCATCTTCTAGATTTGTTAAATTACTAGTATTTCAATTTGAAACATCTAAAAATCTTAATAAAGAATCATTTCAAAAAAGATTACTAATACTTGTAATATTACTCATATTCATTTGAGAAAATCCGCCAAGAGTTTTTAGAGATGTAAAATTTGCAAAAGAATAGTTTATATTAACAATATTATTTAAAGAATTTTGACTATCCCCCAATAACATAAGCTCGGTATTTATAGGAGCCCCTTCTTGTTGATTAATATCATCTGTAAAAATATCTAAACGATTATTTAAAGATTTAGATCAATCTAAATCTAATATTAGATTTTTACAATTTGGAATAGTAGAATTCATACTATTAAGTGATGATAAAAATAAATTTTTATAATTAAAAGGTGTTGCACTCATTACAATTACCTCCTTTTTCATTTTTTATCTATAAATATATGATTTTTCTATTAAAATAATAAATTACTTTAGACCAAAATAAAAAAGAGAGCTATTTACTCTCTTCTTCATCAATAGTATAAACATACCCTTCTTTACCAAGAACTCCAGATTTTTCATCAAGCTCTTTAACCCAATCAGGAAGTCTATCTCTTATTTCATCAAATTCTTCTTTTCCTCTGTAATCTTCAGTTTTTATTTTTTCTAAAAATTGAAAGAAAGTAATTTGAGGAATAATACCAATCATATCTTGAGAATGTCCTGCATATTGCATTGTATACATACTTTTTAAAATATTCTCATCAATTTGATCTTCAATTTGTTTATAACAAGAGTGATAAAATCTTTTAGCATTAAATAAATTTTCTTCTGCAAACATAGGTTTTTGCTCTAAACATTGAACATATGTAAAATATTGACCTATCATCATTTCAACAGTAAACTTCATAATACTACCATTAAAAGGGTTTTTCTTTTTACAAAATTTAATTGCATTAATAGACGCGGCAGTTGCTCCTACTTGACATAAATCTCAATTATAAAGTGGAGTACCATTATTCTCTTCAATACCAATTCGAGTGATAGAATGTTCAGAGCCTTTTCGCCATAAATAAACTATTTTTTCAACAAAATTAATTTTTACTGGGAAACCTTCAATAGAAAGACGGACTTTCCAATTTAATTCCCCATCCTCCATAGCTCTTAATTTTGAAAATCTAATATCATTTGATTTTAAAAATTGTAAATTATATAATCTTCCAAATACTCAAGGATGTCCTTCATCCATTCTTGGCATCATACGAACTTTCATAGGATTTGGATCAACTTCTTGACAAAATATCCCTCTTACTTCAATACAATCAGGTGTAATTCCATCTCTTAAGTTTTCAAGAGACATTGGATCATAAAATACATCATCTGCATCTATCCAAGTTATTCATTCAGTTTTTGCGGCGTCCGCACATCTTTGACGTGCTAATCCAGGTCCTGTATTTACTTCGCAATCTAAAATTGTAATATCTAAATCAGGAAATCTTTCTTTAACAAAATCATAGCTATCACCTGGATTATCATTTGCAATTATTATCGCAACATCATTTTTAATAGATTGAATTTGAATAGAAGAAAGACAATCACAAATATGAGGTTGTGCTTTAAAAGCTGGTATTCCTACCGTTATTAATTTTTTATTTGACATATCTTTTTTCTCCTTCTAAAATTATTATACAATATTTTTTAAAAAAAGTCAAAATAAAAAAGAGTAGTTTTTACTACTCTTAATTTGTTTTTCATCCTGCTGCAGTTAATTGTGTTATTAAATCTTGTCCTACTGTTGTAACATTAATTTGTTTATTTGTTGTATAAAGTGGACTTCTAATGTTCGTATTCATTAAATTTTTATAAGTAGTAGTCATATTTGTTAAATTTAAAGCAAATTTTGCAATACTCACCAAACTATCAGTAGTTAAATTATTACATAAGCCGAAAGCGTTATTTCAAGTTATTAAAGATGGTAAAGATGCATTTGAAATATCTAAATTTACTAAATTAATACATCCTCTAAAAGTGTTATATCAATTTGCCATGTTTGGTAAATTTCAATTACATATATTAACATCTGTTAAATTTTCACAACCTGTAAAACAAAAAGGCATTGAAGTTGCATTTAAAAATGTTAAATCAGGAATATTAATATCTTTTAAATTGAAACAAAGACCATAGCTGTCATATAAAGAAGTAACAGTATCTAAATTTCAATTTAATAAAAAATTAAGATTTGTAATATTAGAATTAAAAAAAGTATATGCTAATCATCACACATTATTAGTTTTTCAACTGTCTAAAAAATAAAAATTAAGATTTCAACAATTTCTAAAACTATTAGAAAGATCCATAACAGAAATAGTATTTAATGTTTCTGCTCCATATAAATTTTTTAAATTAAAACAATTAGAACAAAAATCAGTTAAGTTAGTATAGGTAGATGAAAAATTCATATTATCAATATTAACATTAACTAATGATTGTGCATTATTTAATAAAGGTAAAGCATTTATACTACTATAATTATTTCAAGATCAATTTGACATATCTAAATCCGTAAGATTAGTTAATCCATCAAAAAACCTATTTCCATCTCAACTAAAACTATTTGAAACATTTCAATTTGCAATATTTAATCTTTGTAAGTTAGTGCAGTAACTGAATATATTTCCATTATTAGCGAAATCAGTAATATTACAAAAATTTAAATCTTGTAAATTTACCTCTACTAAATTCGTACAATTCCTAAACATAGCACTAATATTAATTGCTTTTTGAAAATTTCAATAATTTTTTAAATTATCAATTGAAATTAAACTATTACATCCAGAAAAAGTAAATACAAAAGAAAGAACATTACCAGTATCTCAATTAGCAAGAGGATCAAGATTTTTAAAATATATAGTATCTGTAAAAGTTTGTAATAAAGTATGTACATTAGAAGTATCTCAATTAAGAATATCATCAAAATTAAAATTTTTACAATTTTGAAACATACCTCCTAAAGTAATTGGTATTCAATTTTTAATACCTTTTACAGTGTTTAAATTATTACAACCATGAAATAAAAAATTACACTTATTAGCAACCTGTTGAAAGTTTAATGTTTCAAGATTCAATTCAGTTATATTTTGACAACCATCAAACATTCACTCTATACTAACTGCATTACTTCAATTTCAATTAGATAAATCCAAGACAGAAAGATTATTATCATAATAAAACATATATGAAAAATCTTGTACCTTATTAACTTTTCAGTTAGATACATCAATTGTTTTTAAACTGTTACATCAATAAAGAAACCTATGTAAATTAATTGCATTATTAAAATTTCAAGTAGATAAATTTAAGGTAGTTAAATTTGTACAAGTACTAAACATCTGTGCGAAATTTTCTCCCGAAGAAACATCTCAATCATTAACATTTAAACTATGAATATAATTATCTCCATAAAAAGTAGATGAAAAATTATTAACTTTTGACACGTCTCAATTATTAATATAAATATAATCTGCTCATATTCTTGAAAGACTTGAAGATAATTTTGTTAAATTACAAGTATTCCAATCATCAATATTTAAAGTAATTAAACGTTGTAAATTATTAAAAACCCCTTGAGGAATATATGTTAAATTGCACACATTTCAATTTGGAATCTGTAAATTAGTTACATATTGACATTCTTTAAAAACATTATTCATAGAAGTCATTGGACTGAAATCTCAATTAGGCATACTAATTTTACTAATAATAGCATTATACCATAAATTATCTATATTTTTTATATTAACAGCAGTTCAATTTTCTATGTTAAATCTCAAAATATTATCCATATTTAAATTACTAAAAAAATTATAAAGACTAACACCATCTAATACTCAATTATTTGCATACAATCTTTTCATATTATTATGTATTAATCTTCCTATAGAAGAATTTGTAATATGCCAATTTTCTGCGTAAATTATATTAGGATATGATCCACTCATAGAAGTATTTATAATGGTTCAATTATTCATGTCAAATCGTACATTATTACCAGATCCAACTAAACTTGTAACATATGCATTGTTAAATACTCAATTTGATAAATTAATATTTGAATTTGTTAATCAACAAAAAACACTAGCAGCATAATTAAGATTGTTTGTATTTCATTTTGAAAGATCTAAATTTCAATTATTTCATGGACAAAAAGGGGTGTATAAATTTTTAAGATTACTAACATCTCAATTAGAAATATCTGGTGGCTGTAAATTATGACAATAATTAAAAGTATAATACATATTTGTTAAATTGCAAGTATTTCAATTTGAAACATCTAACATTGTTAAATTATTACATCTAGTAAAAGTACCTTGTAAATGTGAAATATTACTAGTATCTCAGTTGGATACATCTAAAGTTGTTAAATTATTACAATAAGAAAAAGTATATCATAAATTTTCTAAATTGCTAGTATTTCAATTTGAAACATTTAATGTTGTTAAATTTACACAACCCGAAAAAGTGCTCTTCAAATTTTTAATATTACTAATATCTCAATTAGCAACATCTATTTCATTTAAAAAATAACAAGTGTTAAAAGTTTGATCAAGATGTTCTATTTTAGAAAAATTATTCAAAATAATTTTTTTAGTATTAGCTCCATATGGACCAATATAAGAATTTTCTTCTTTCGGAATTAAGAAAAAATCATTCATAGATAAATCTTGAGCTTTTTCTCAGTTTAAATCTAAAAATCAATTATTACAATTATCTAAATAATTTTCTATTAAAATATTTTTATAATTATATTTTTTCATTGTATTATTTTACACCTCCTTATTCTGTAAAACTAATTTTAAATTGAAATTTATTTGTTGTAGAAGTTGAATTATTATAAATTCTATATTTAATTTCAATAAAATGTTCTTCATCATCTAAATCTGTATAAACGACTTTTTGTACTGCGGTAGATGAAGCTGTTCCAGAAAAACTTTTTTTAACATTTGTACTTTGTTCAGAACTATAATAATTTCGTACTAAAGTCTTATCAACATTAGATAAAATTCCAAAATTATTAGTAGAAGAAGTGGTTTGATTAATACAACTAACAACTAATTTTCCTGTATTTGTTTTAAATTTTACTTTACAAAGAGCATAACTATAAGATTTTCCAGTATTACCACTTGTATAATATCCAGTATTTGAATTTAACGTAAAATCATAAGGCGCATAATACAAACCAGTTTTATCAATAGGCTCAACAACATACTCTCCATCTATATAAGGAACAGATGTAATTTCAACATTTTGAGAAACTGTATTTTGTTCATCATCTTCTAAAGTAATATTTATTACTTCATTTCCCTCTCCAATACCTGAAAATTCAATAGAAATACAAGCATTGGTTTTATCTAAAGTAGAATTAACTGTATAAATAGAAGTTTCTTCAGGAGACACACTTATAGAAAAATTATTAGGATGATCATCAACTTCAAAACCTCCATATAAAATATTTAATGTTTTAGTTCTTGTATTCATAATAGTATAATTATTAATAATTTCTCATGTTAAATTTTGACATACTCTAATATTTGTTAAATCATTACGACTATTTAAAAACATCTTTTTCGTAAGAACATTAGAAACATATATATTACAATTATTCATAAGCCCTTCAAAAGCATACTTACATTTTAATCAATTGGTAGAATATATCGTATCAAACTGACAATTATTTAAATAAAGATTTTGTAAATTATTACAAAAACTAAAAGCATATCATAAATCAGCAACATTTTGAACATTTCAATTAGATAAATTTAATTCAGTCAAATTATCACAATAACGAAAAGCTCCATATAAATCAATTAAATTATTTGTTTGTCAATTAGAAACATTTAACTCAGTTAAATGATTACAACCAGCAAAAGTCCAACTTAAATTTGTTAAATTACAAGTATTTCAATTTGAAACGTCTAAATTTGATAAATTATTACATCAATAAAACATATATGCAATATTATTTAATCTAGATGTATTTCAATTTGAAACATCTAAAGTTGATAAATTATAACAGGAAAGAAAAGTATCTACCGCAGATTGTAATTTACTAGTATTTCAATTTGAAACATCCAAATCTCTTAAATTCTCACAATAGTAAAAAGCATAATTTAAATCAATTAAATTATTTGTTTGTCAATTAGAAACATTTAAAGTTGTTAAATTATTACAATAATAAAAAGTTCCATCTATTAATCTTAAATTACAAGTATTTCAATTAGAAACATCTAAATTTGTTAAACCACTACAAGAAGCAAAAGTATTATATAAAACTTTACAATTAGAAATATTCCAATTAGATACATTTAAATTTGTAAAGCTTTGACAACCTTCAAATGTTCGATTTATACTTTTTAAATTACTAGTATCTCAATTTGAAACGTCTAAATCTGCTAATACTCAACATCATAAAAAAGTATTATTCATATACTTTATGTTACTAATATTCCAATTAGAAACATCTAAATTTGTTAAATTAGAACAACTATGAAAAACACTATTAAACATTTGTGTGCTTTGTAAATTTCAATTTGATATATTTAAATCTGTTATATTATAGCAATACATAAAAACATTATCTCAATTTTTAATTTTACTTACATTTCAATTTGAAATATCTACATTTCTAAAATTATTACAACCATAAAAAATTCCATTAAGATTATGTATATTTTGTAAATTTCAATTGCAAAGATTTATATTATTTACCATATAGCAATTAGCAAACATATAATCTAAATTTGTAACATTTTTCATATCTCAATCTTGAAATTCAATATTATCTAACTGATAACAATAATAAAAAGCACGAGATAAAGAAGTATTTTTAGGAAAACCACTCTGAACATTAATATTTAAATTTGTAAGACCTGACATACCATTAAACATGAACTCTAATCCAGTAGAATGTTTTCAATTTAAATTTAAAATAATATTAGGACAATTTCAATCAAATAATGCATGCTGATATGTATACCTAGCATCCATTAATAAATTATTATATTCATATAGCATATTTTTCCTAACCTCCTTCTTCCTCATCTTCTACAATTTCATCTTCTATTATTAAATCAGCTAAAGCGTTTGCATAAGGTTGTAATAAATTTTGAACTTCACTAACAGAATTACAATAGGTTACAGTATATTCATCTTCTGCATTTGCACGATAACTAACTTTAAATCTGACCGTTGCCTCAGGAGGTTCTTGATTAAACACTAAAACTCCATCAAAATAACTATTATAAGTATTGTTTGTATTCATAACTAAATTTTCAACTAATTGTTGATTAAAGATAATTTTTGGATAAATTTTTCCTACAATATATTCATTATAAACTATTGGACCTTGTGACATAGTAATAGAAATATCTGTAGCTGTTAACATAGTTGGAGAATTAGTTTGATCAGTAAGTTTTTCAAAATCATCATATATTTCTGTTATAAAAGTTTGTCCATTATCTTCACTATATGTTAATTCAAAAATATCTTGACTTTCTAAAATTTTTAATTTTAATAAAGCCACTCCATTTAAATCTGTATCACTTACTCTTGGTGTTAATACTGCAACAGTAGGTTCTGATGGAGTAATAAATATATCTGTGGCGGTTATTATATCATTAGAATTCATTTTAGTTACTAATAAATCAAAATCATTATACATTTCTGTTGTAAAAGTCTGTCCACCATCATTACTATATTTTAAAACAAAAACATCTTCATTATTATTATTATTATTATTATTAGTTTCTGTTTTAGCTTCTAATCACTGAGTTCCATCATATATATAATATTTATCTAAAGTTATATTATAATAACAATCTTCTCTTACAGGATTTTCAGGTGCCATATATAAATTAGGCACTATAGGTACATCATCATACATATTAATACCTCCTTTATTAAAATATGAAAAAATGCTCCTCTCTATTATTTATTTTAGCCCAAAATAAAAAAGAAAGCAAGTTGTTACACTTACTTTCTAGGTATCTTCATAAAATAACAATAAACTTTTTCATCTATTGCATCTTCATCTTTTATAAAATCTTTACTAAACTTAGCATACCATTCTACATTTTCTTCAAATAAATCATGATAATCATTATATGCTGAATTCATTACAATTCAAAAATCAACAGGTCTAATTTCAGAATATCCATAAGAATTCCTAACACCTTCAGTGTCAGCTAATTCTCATTTTTTACCATATGGTTCCATACATTCAATAATTTCTCTTGCTTTATCCTCTGTTAAAACGCGGCCTTCCGCAATCTCATATAATTTTTCTTCAACTTTTTCTAATTCTCTATCTCCAACCATATCAATAATATATTCCATATAATCAGACATTTCATCTATCTTTTTTGAATCACCAGAACTAATGATTTTATTTATATATTTTTTGTAGTCCATCTTCAATTTTTTCCACCTTTCTTAATACTTCATTTAACAATCTATTTTGATATTCTAATTTATGTTCCATATCAAAAATAATTGTATCTAGCTTTCTACTTTGAGATTCATTTTCTTCATACGAATGAAGTGATATATATGACAATAATACAGTTAATAAATCTAATGCATCAAGATTTTCTTTCATTATACACTTCCTGCAGGTTCTGTCAATTGTCCTCTAGGTTTTACACAAGAGGTAATTACAAATTGACCATTTTCATAATTATCATTTCCGCTACCATACATAATAGGATATCTTACTCTTGTATTTAATTGATTTGCATACATAGTATTTCCAGCTTTACATAAAACAGGAATATCTCCTACATTAGTTCTTATAAAAACAGGTAAATTCGCGGCCGCAGCTACATTATTGCATATAACGAGTCCATAAGTTTCTGTATTAACTAGATTTTTTACTGCTCTATTAGGAATTAAAATTACTTCCTCCTCAGTAGTTTCTACAGTTGAGCAAAAAATTGTTTGACAGTAATTATTCATTTTTCAATCTCCTTTCTCAACAAAAAATAGCGGAAGCACCTGGCCTCCGCATGTCGACTTGCAAAAGCAAGGATTAAGTTAAACTAGTATAAAGAATTACATCCACAACCAGTATAGCAAGGTGGATTTAATACATATCTACCTTGTAAATTTAAAATTGTGTCTGTTGAGTTTTGTACAGCAGCAGTTAAAGTAGCTGTTTGATTTGCATTAGATAAAGCATCTCTTGTAGTTTGAAGTTTATCACTTAATTCTCTGATATAATTATCTTGAATCATTTGTCTTGTAGCAGCATTTTCAGTTGTTACTAAGTTTCCAATTGCGGCAATACTATTGCTAATTTGTTGTTGAATATCTTTCATAGCAACTAAATTACTATAATTGCTTGTTAAAACAGTATCAGTTAATGCGCATTGACCTTGAGCTAATCCTCTAATAGCATTATCTTGTGATTGAAAATATAAACTATTTTGAAGATCACTTTGTCCTAAAGCTGTTGCTCCATTATTCCAGAAACCACCATTTCCGCCAAATAATAGAATGAAAATAATAATTAATGAGAAAATTCCCATAGAACCACCAAATAATCCATCGTTATTATCTCTTGTTAATGCTAATACATCTGCAGCTGACATTCCAGTATTATCGTTCATCTTCTTCCTCCCTTTCCTTAAAATATTTATAATAAAAAGCTAGTCACGTGCCTATCTTCTATTACCATTAATTAAATTAATCATTTGCACAAATTGTTCTTTTGAAATTCCTTTTTCATTACACATTTGCGCAATACTTTCCGCTTGTTTTTCTGTTGGTTGGCTTTTAATTGTATTAAAAAGTTGTAATTGTTGCGGATTTAGTAGACTTGTTAGCGCTTGCTGTGGTTGACTTGATAGTAGCATCTGTGATAGTATGTTCTGCATGTTTATCATCCAATCTCTCCTCCAATTCTTTTATTTTCTTTTCTAATTCTTCAATCTTAATATCTTTTTCATCTTTAGGAACTATAATATTATAAACTTTAGATATATTTCCATCTACTTCCTTAATAGATATTTTAGAATTTGGTTCATCAATAAACAGAGTTTTTTTAGATACTATAATATTAGATATATCTTCATTAGGTTTAACATATCGTATATCCGTATCTGAATTACTACCTGTCGCATTAATAATATTTTGAACAGGCGGCTGCGTATTAATTCCCATATTTTGAGTATATTGAGCTATCATATTTTCAATATTCTCTTTTTGACGATACAATTGATTCATCAATCCCGCATTATTGTAATTATAAGGCATATTTAATCTCCTTTCCATTTTTTAAACAATATAAAAAAGCCAGGCATTAGGAAAATAGACCTAATGCCTGGCTATGATATTTCGTTATAATTTATCTATCCATTTGTTTCAATCCATTTCCCTTTATCAGAGTTTTCTCTCTGACATATATATTTTATTTTTAATTTAAATAAATTATCAAATTTGTCCCAAAATTTTATGCATCTGTGCTATCGTTAGTAATATATAATGTATGAGTATTAGGATCTAGTCTAGTTCTAATACCACCTGTTACATTATAATCTGAATTAGGAACAGTCATTGTTGATTGTCCTGTTTCAATAGTAATATTACCATATCCTAATAACGAAGTACCATTAATTGTTTTAATATTTGTCCCACTAACTAATTCTGCTTGTTTTTCATCCCAATAAGTAATTTTTGCATCTGTAATATCATATGCTGGACTTGCAGTAAATACAGGATCAGTTTCAGAAGTAATAAATCCACTGTCATTTGTTAAATCACTTACTTTTGTTGGAATTGTAGGAAGATTAATTAAATCATTATAATCTCCTGTTGTGGCAACACTAGCTAAATCAGAACTTAATGTATAATAAGTTAAATTATTAACTGCATTTGTAATATATCCCGCATTATTAGTTAAATCACTCGTATCAGTAGGTAAATCAGTCATTCTAGCTAATCTAACTGAGCCAGCATCTTTACCAGTTCCAGATGTAGAATCTACATATACATCTCCTTGATATCAAGCTTCTCCTGTTCAAGTTAAAGTATGTGCATTTGATCTTGCGTCATCCGCAGTACCATTACCAACTATATGAGCATATACATTTGACCCACTAACTATATTATATTTACCTTGAACATGTTGATTATTACTCAATGCTTCTGTATAATATCCTTCAGCATGTGAATAAATTCCACTTGCCACAGTATTATTTCCTTCAGCATGTGAATAATCTCTTGAAGCTATACTATTATTTCCTTCTGCATGTGAATAAGTTCCTGAAGCTGTACTACTATTTCCTTCTGCATGCGCACCCATTCCACTTGCAGTTGTATTATTTCCTTCAGCATGTGCTTGTGCTCCGCTAGCTTCAGTAGTTCAACCTTCTACATGAGAATAATTACCAGAAGCTTCTCCTGATGCTCCTTCTGCATGTGCAGCAGTTCCAGATGCAAGAGATGAAAAACCTTCTGCATGAGAATAATCACCAGAAGCTTTTGTTGAAACTCCCTCTGCAACAGCACCATTTCCAATAGTATAATTTGTTCCTTCTGTAGAAGAACCAATTGTTCTAACACTTCGTGGTTGACTGCCATTAATCCAATTACTATTTGCTAATGATGGATTTGAACCAGCTGTTACATGTCCTTTATTGTCAACAGTAACAGATGTATATGTTCCAGCAACAACTCCTGATGTAGCATGAGATAATGTTCTAGTACCACTAGTTGTAATTGCTAAATTATCATCAATAACAATTGGACCAGTTGCATTTAAAGTAATACTTGTAACAGTACCACTTGGTTCGTCACCAGATGGAATCAATATCCAGCCAGTTCCATTACTAATAAACATATCTCCTACTTTTGCATTTTGACTTGCATAAGTACCATCTGTAATAACTTTATATGTAAAACCACTATTTGCAGCTGCAGCCGCAGGTAAACTAGTTATCGTTCCTCCTGACCCTAAAGAACCTTTAAATACCATAAAACCAGGAAGTGCGGCAATAGCTGAATCTACATAAGCTGTAGTTGCAACTTTAGTTGAGTTATCTCCACTTTGTTGAGTCGTAGCCGTAACACCATTTGTAATAGCACCAGTTAATATTGAAGCTGGTACTGAAGTAATATTAGCTTGACCTGATGTAGCAACACTAGTACCATTAACCGCTACTTCTGTAATAGTACCTGTATTAGTTGTATATCCTTGATTAGTTGCGGCAGTAACTCTACCATAACTATCAACTGTAATTCCTTGATAGGTTCCTGCAGTAACACCTGAAGCATCTAAAGCTATCGTTCCTGTCGTCGTGATATCTCCACCCGTAAGACCAGTTCCCGCAGTTACTTTAGTTACGGTTCCTGTATTAGTTGTATATCCACTATCATTTGTAAATGCACTTATATTAGTTGGAATATCGCTTGTTTTAGCAAGTTTAGAAGAACCAGAAGTTTGACTTGTTCCTCCTACATAAACATCACCTTTATATCATGCATTACCATTCCAATCAACAGTGTGAGCATTTGAACGAGCTGATGTTCCTGTTCCATTACCAATTATATGTGCATATGTATTATTACTATCTAATATATTAAATTTACCTTCTACATGTTGATTTTGTCCAGTTGCTGTTGTGTAACGACCTTCAGCATGTGAAGTTTGACCACTTGCTGTAGTATAATATCCTTCGGCATGAGATCCATTAGTTCCACTTGCTGTAGTATAATACCCTTCAGCATGTGCTTGTGTTCCGCTTGCGGTTGTTGTATTACCTTCGGCATGAGACGCACTACCAGAAGCCTTAGTTCCAGTACCTTCCGCAAAAGCATAAGTTCCAACTGAATAACTTGAACCATCTGCCATAGCATAAATTGTTCTTAAACTACCTGAGGCATTTGCATTTACTAAATTACTATTTACTTCGCTTGTTAAAAATCCACTATCATTAGTTAAATCACTAACTTTAGTAGGAACAGTAATATTAGCAACTGCATCTGTATTTGAATTTGCTGTAAAATCAACTATTTTAGTTCCATTTTTTTGAATTGTTAATTTTGCATCATTAACAACAGGAATTGTAGGTTTATTTGTTAAATCTTCATAGTTTCCACTAAAATCACTTTTAGCATTTCACGCAGTTCTTTCTGCGGCAGTTATAAATTTATGAGTTTTATTAGTATCATCAACTAAATCACTGCTTAATTTATTTGAACTTGTTATTTCTGACTGTAAACCACTAACTAATCCACCAACAGGAATATCAATTGTATTACCATTTTGTAAGGTTAAAATAATCTTTTTATTTGTTGAATCATATTGACCACTGACAACAACAGATTCAAGAGGTAAATCAATAGTACTTGAATTTAACACTGTACCTGCACTATTTTTTAATTTTGCAGTAATCTTATAATCTGTAGTATTTACAGATAGTTCTATTTTATTACCTGTAGCAGTTTTTAATTCATAATTAGTTAAATTATTAACATCTTTTGTAATAAAACTAGAAACATCTGGTATGTCGCTAATATTTGCCTTACCATTTCAATAATTAATATTTGTATTTGTGATGGTTGCAGCAGGACTTCCTCAATATCCAGAATCCACACGTTCATAATGTGCATTACCATTAGGATCGTTTGCTGCGGTTACAAAGTAATAAAGTTGATATTTTTTGTCATTGGCTGTCCCAGAAGAAAGTTTAAGCGCATATAAAACATCATCTTTCCCATTCGCAACAGAAGGTAAACTATTAACAAACAATAATGCCATACCATTTCTTAAAGTAATATCATCAGGAGGTGTAATCATATCCATACTATTAACTATTGTTCATGAAAGAACGCCTTCTTGTGAAATAGAAGGAACAAAAATATCACCTTTATCACCTTTCGCATAAAGGTCTACCTCAAGATAATTTTTCCCCTCAATAGGATTACTCATAACAGAATTATTATCATCCATGCTATAAAACCTCCTTTTATATTTTTATATCATTTTTCTTTTTCTCACTATAATAATATTTAAAAATACATAAGATAAATAAATTATTTTAGACCAAAATAAAAAAGACAATGTTTCCATCGTCTTTTATTTTCCTTCTTTTCAATGACTATCAATTTTTTTATATAATTTTTCAACCCTTTTTCAAGCTCCATCTTTTTTATAAAGTAGATGTCCTTTATTTCAAATTTCATTATTTCCTGCAAACAAATCAGCTTGATTATTGGCATTTATAAAAAAAGTATCTGTAATAACATCATATAGACCAACCTTATTATCACGAATTCTTTTACAAGGGAAAAAATCTCTTATTATTGATTGTGTTGCAGTATCAATAATAGTTAAATGATAAAGTTTTAAATTTGCGGCAGATCCCGCAACAGGATATGTTGTTGAAGGATATTTATAGTTTCTTCCAAAAATATATAAATTGCAATCAGGACCTCCATAAGCATTTAATGACTGTTCTTTTATAAAGCCATCAATTTTTAAGCTTTGAACGTTTTGTTGAATAATTAACGAAACACGATGCCTTGTAGTATTTGCAACAATATCACTTTCAATAACACCATAATCGGTTGTGGTTGGACTTTCTGAACATGGATATTCAACTGTAAAACGATTATTTGTATTTATGGCTAAATGAAATTGAGGATTTCAAGTCCAAGTTCCTTCAGAGTCTCCATAAGCTGCCCCAATAATTGTTTGTCATCCATTTTGTCAAGCTCCAATTGTACTTGTAAATTGAATATCTGCTTCAATATTTAAATGACTATTGTAATCATTAGGATTAATACCCGTATCAATTCATTGTGCTGCTTGACTTTGAATATAATCTAATTTTTGATATTCTTCATAATTTCAACCATTTTTTATCATAATATTAGGAGAACTTCCTTTATATGTTTCAATATTTAATGCAGATGATCAATTTGTACCACCATTATTTTTTGAAGATATAAAGAAAATATATTTTGTTCAATTATCTAAATTTTCTATTTCCGCACTAGTGTTAGTTCCTAGATTTTGAGAATCTCAAGAGTCTGTATCATCTATTCTAACTCATAATTCTACATAACTTGAAATTGTATTAGAATCTGGACCAGGAATTCCAACTTGATTATAATTAGCAATAGCTCCAATTGCATATCACCAATTTCCAAAACCAATAGAACCATCTATATAAGAACCAGATTCTATTGTATATGGATCTAAATTAGTTCTCTCTAATCCACCTCAACCATTTCCACTTCAACCAATGTGAATACCCTCATAACCAGGTACTTTAGTACCTTGTCCAGTTCCAGTGTAAATATTACATGGTGAATCTGATTGTTTTCATCTGTTATACTCTTCTGAAAAATTTGGATAGCATAACATAAATTCAAATTTTCCATCATTACGTTTGTATGTATTATCATCTAATAAATATAAACGAGAATATTTATTTTCAGTTTGAGTATTTTTACATTCTTCAACAGTACTAAATAATACAGTTCCTTCTATATTATTATGATAAAAAATTCTTGCTCAACAAGAATTATCACTTAATTTTTTAATTGCCATATCATAAATAGGTTTAGCAGGTTTTTTCCTTCAATATAAAGTATAATTTGTAATATTTCCATTGGTATCTCCAGTAGCAGAGCAAGATAAATCTGTTGAATTATATTTTACATTTGTAGCATTAACATTTAAATTTTTAGGAATGTTAACTAAAGTTGTTTTTTCAACTCCAGAACTTGTACTTGAAAGTGTCTGTGCAGAATTTTTTGCTTCCATATATAAGCTATATTTTATTCCAGGTGTTAATCCTGTTAAAATATCCGTTCTACTAGTTCCAGAACCAGCAACAGTATATGTATGTTCTGAACCTCCTTGTGGAGTATAATGCAATATAAAAATTGGATTAACAACACGTTCACAAGAACAGGAAAAACGAATTTTAGTTCTAGTTACTTGTCCAATAGACAATTGTACTGAACTTGGTTGATCTTCTTCCCAAATAGCATACATAGTGTAAGTACCTGTAGGAGTATAACTACCTGTAGTCCCTGTTGTTGCAGAAGAACTTGTATTTCATCCTTTAAAAGTATAACCACTTCTAGTAGCTATTGGTAAAGTAATACTTGAATAAGAACCAGTAGAAGAACTAAATTGTGCATATAATGTTTCACTTGCAGATGGAGTATATGAACCTCCTGAAGTTCCTCGTTTTGTTCCACTGGATGATTGTGTCCATCAACCAGTCAATGTATATGTAATAGTTGCAGTAGAGTTTAAACTTGTTGTACTACAAGACCCTCCATTTGCGTTAAAAGTAACTGTTCTAGTTGCTGTCCCATTAGATTTTGTTGCGTTTGGTAAAGAAATTGCACTGTAGGTTCCAGTACTACTACTTCATTGTGCGTATAATGTTTCACTTGCAGATGGAGTATAGGAACCACCATAAGTACCTCTCTTAGTGCCTGCGGATGCTTGAGTCCATCAACCAGTTAAAGAATATGTAATGGTTGCCGTTGAAGTTTTTGAAGCAGTGCTACAAGTTCCTCCATTTGTTGTCGCATTAAAAGTTACTGTTCTAGAAGAAGAACCATTAGACTTCGTAGCGTTAGGAAAGTTAATTGAACTATAACTACCAGTACTACTACCTCATTGTTGATATAATGTTTCTACACCACTAGGAGTATAAGAACCTCCATTGGCACATCTTTTAGTACCACCTGATGTATTTGTATATCAACCATTGCCACTATAAGTAACAGTAGCTGAAGATGTTAAACTAGACGAACCTGCAGTTCCACCATTACCATTAAAAGTAACTGTTCTGGAGACACTAGTGTTTGACCTGCTTGCTGAAGGAGTAGTTATTGCTCCATTCGAAGTTGAAGAATTTCATTGGGCAGTCATTGTTGTTCCTTCATTTGCGGAGTACGTACCACCGCCACCATAAGTAGCTCCATTTGTAGCTTGTCATGAACTAAAACTATAAGAGGTTGTGTTAACCGCAGTTTTTGAAGTAGGACTAACAGAACCTCCATTGGCATTAAAATTAACCGTATATCCGTTAGCAGTTGTACTGTTTCGTGAAATAGCACTTGCTAAAGTTAAATTTGTTCCATATGTTTTAGTTTGAGCACTTGGAGTAGAAGATCCTCCGTTTGCATTGTAAGAAACTGTATATGTCGTATAAGACATAGGGATATCAAAATTAAAAGTTAATGTATTTGGAGTAGAAGCACGTGCCTGAACTGTAAAATTTAAAGTTACACTATTCCCAGTTAAACCGGTTCAAGTTAAAGTTTTACTTAATAAAGCATCTTGATAGCTAGTATTATTAATACGCACATGTTTAACAACAGCACTTTGTCCAGATCCACCACATGTAAAAGTTCTAGTTTGATCAATATCATAATATGCACCATAACCAGCTGATGTACTACTATAAGCTTTAAATTCTAGTTTAGTTAAACTAACAGTACCATTTTGAGCGGTATATGTTATACGAGCAACACCACCTCAGTTTTTTCCACTAAAGGTAACTCATTTTTCCAATGTAGCCATATCCTTTTACCTCCTATGAATCTATTAATACAAATAAATCTCCATCTTTTCCTAGTGAATCGCTAGGTTCAGTTGAACCACTATAAACAGTTGGAATTTCATCAATTGTAATTAATTTTTTACTACCTGCATCTTTATTCGTTCCAGATGCAGATTTTACATATATATCTCCTTGATACCATGCATTTCCATTTCAATCAACCGTATGAAGATTTGATGGTATTTGTGAAGTTCCATTACCTATGATATGAGCATATAAATTTGAAGAGTCTTCAATATTATATTTACCTTCAACATGTTGATTACTTCCTTTAGCAGTCGTATAATATCCTTCTGCATGAGAATTATCCCCTTCAGCTTTAGTGCCTTTACCTTCTGCAATTGAATTTTTCCCAATAGTATAAGAAGCATTTTCTTCTAAAGAATATATATTTCTTAAACTTCCTTCAGAATTTCCATTTCTCATATTTAATATATTAATTTTATTTTTAATAACTTCTTGAACAACACCTTTTAAATTTAGTGGGTATTGAATAGTAATAGGAATTTCTAATTGAGTTCCAATAAATTTTTCAGTTCCTTCTGTTCCTATTATATAATTAGTATTTTTATTTAAAATTTCATCTTTTGTATATTCTTGCGGATCTTCATCATAATAATAAACATATTGATTATCATAAATATATGACCAAGTAGAATGAGTTTTTATTGTTGGCAATTGACTAACATTAGCTCTTTTGATACGTTTATACATTTTTCCTTCTTTATAATTAATTTCATCCGCATAATTAGGAACTGCTAATAAACCATTAGGAAAAATTATTGTATTATTATTATCTTTTAAAGTATATTCTATATCAAAAACAAAATTATCTTCAATATATTCTTCATATTTTGTATCTTCATCTCCAGCTTCAGTTAAATGACAACATAATTTATCAATACTGTTTGTTGGTACTACACATAAATATCCATTAGCAGGTGGTGTATAATATTGTAAAAAAGTTGAATCACTTAATGTTTGTCCTCCTGGAATTGCAGTTGTTGTAGGAGAAAGTAATGTTAATCCACGAGAAGATGTTGTTGGAGCAGTAGCATTTCAAGCAACTCTATAAATTGAATTCTCATTTGCATCATAAATTGTATAAGTATTATTACCTAAACATTCAAATCATATAATACCATACGTATTTGTTGAAGCATCTGGTTTACCCGATGTAACATTCCCACTTGCATTAATATAATAATTTTGAATTCTTTTAGTTGTATCATTTTTATTAAATTGATTAAATTTTACACTTGTTAATTTTGTAGGTTTTGCAATAGTAATAGTACCAATATATTCAGGAATAAAATGTACTATAATACTATCTCCATTAGAAGCAACTCCTGTAATAGTAATTCCAAATGTTGAAGCCATATTTACAATTGTTCCGTTACGCTTTCAAGAACCTTGATCATAAATAAAAGTATAGTCTCCTTCATTATTTTGTACTGCACTTCTAAAAGTTGCAACATTAATTGTTGCTGTAATTGTAGTAGATTCAATATCCATTGTACATTTTTCTTCAATAGTTGTACAATTAACACTACCTCTAATACTATTTATAGTAGCTTCTCCATTTAAAACATTTTCACTACCACCAGTTTTTCTATAATTAAATTTAGTATCACTTACAATTTTACTACTAGAAACTAAATTATTTGCAAATCCAACTGTAGTAGTAGGATATACACCAACAGGATCTATTGCAGGATAAATCTCATTCTGCTTTGCTTCATCACTATAAAAATGAATTTCTGCCATAATTTAGCCTCCTTTTAATGAATGTCATAAAATAATCCAGTTGTTATTTTATCTCCATCTATTCTTCCTATTCCCTTTGTTTCATTTTGATTTTTTGTATAAGTTACTCCCGTTCCATAAAAAAAGCTATCACCAATTGAATCAGTACCACCAGTAAGATAATAAGTAACATTATTTTCTTTTGCCTTAATAATTACACTATTTGCATTAAAACGCTCAAAATGTCCAAAATCTTCATCTTCTTCTGGTAATACATAATAATATAAATCATGAAATCTTTTATCTATTTCTGAGTATGATTCTTGTAATTCTGCGGGAATTGCATAAAATGTTGTATCACTTGGATCTGTAATAGATTCAAGACTTTCAACAATTTGTATATCTAATGGACCAGGAATTCCTTGTGGACCAGTAATATTTTGAGTAGTTGGATTGGTATAACCTTTATCATTAGTCCAAGAAATATTTCCATTTTCATCTACACTAGGAATAAAAGTTGCACCATATCCAGATACTGTAAATACTGTTCTAATAACATCATTAGTATATATATATTCTGTCTTTGTTCATAAATATCTTTTATTTCCTGCAACGGGAACTGTATCAGATCAATCAGGAGAATCCTCATCAGGAGGATTAACTCCATCATTACTAGTCATATATGTTGTAATTGAAGTGGCAACACTTATACCATCTTCTCCACGAGCATAAATTTCTACATTTAATTGATCATCTATTAAGGGTCTTTCACCCATTGTAGTATCATTAACCATAATTATAAGCTCCCTTCTGTAATTTTACTTGCTTCAGGGTAAAGAACAAATAATTTTGGTCCATCTATATCATAACCAATTAAAGTTGTATTATTATTTAATTCAATCTCATATCAAAATCTCTTATATCCTGACTTAAAAGGTTCACATAAACTTTTAGTTTCTGCTGAAGTTAAAGATATATCCGCAACATCACTTGCTTCGGTGAGATCAATTCTTTTTGTTAATAAAGTATTTTCAAGATTATTTTCTTCACAAATTGATAAGATAATTCAATCTCCAGCCTTAAAGTCACCTGTCCTATTAACTAAATGAAGAGTTAGAGCATCTCCTCTATTAACATAAACATTTTTATTAATTATTCTATACATAATTTTCCTCCTTTTCTCTCCTAAGCATCTTGTCCATTATTTGTTATATATAAAGTATTTGTATTATCATCAAGTCTAACTTTTAATACCCCAGCAACAGTAGAACTTGCATTTTCAACTGTTACATTAGATACTGCTGTTTGTACAAAAGCTGTTGTAGCTATTTTTGTAGAGTTATCAGTAGATGTTTGAGTTGTTGCAGTAACACTACTTGGAATAGCTCCACTTAATTGTGTTGCATCAAGAGTAGAGCTTGATGTTAATGGAGTAATTGTATTACTTCCAAGAGTAATTGTTCCATTTTCTATTTTTGCATCAGTAATACCATAACCACTCAATGTAGTCGGATTTGTTCCAGCTGTGACATGTCCTTTTGCATCTACCGTTACACTATTATATGTTCCTGCAGTTACACCTGAAGTATCATGTTTTAAAGTTAATACACCACTACTTCAAGTACCTGTAATACCATCACTACCTACAACTTTTGTATAGTTTTCACGAACTGTAACTGTCCAACCTGCAGTTTTATCTAGTTTATATACATATGTTTGATCACCTTGTTGATTATTACTGTGTGAACTTACGCTTCTATAATATTGAAATTCTACATTTGTTGGATTTGTTTCATCATTAACATATGCCATAAATGCTAATCTTGTTTGGCTTCCAGTTGCTGGGTTACTATTACTACTTGCTCTAGTATAAACAACATGTTTTGCAGTATAAGCTGTAAGAAAATCGTTTCAAGTAGAACTTCCATATTTTAAAATTGTCATACCTGACATAAAATTAGCATCATTTGTTAATTCACTTGTTTTAGTAGGTACTGTAACACTATTACTACCTAAAGTAATTGTTTGACTTGAAATACTTGCATCTGTAATTCCATAACCTGCCAATGTTGTTGGATTTGTTCCAGCTGTAACATGACCTGTATCATTAACAGTTACACTTGTATAAGTACCCGCAGTTACACCAGAAGTCGCATGTGAAATTGTGCGGCTGCCGCTTGTAGTAATTGCAGCACTACTATCTATTGCAATAGGACCTGTAGCATTTAATGTAACACTTGTTACTGTACCTGAAGGCTCATCACCTGAAGGAATTAATTCCCAAGTATTTGCATTAGAAGTTTTTGTTAAACATATAAATGTATCCCCAACTTTTGCAGTCTTAGATGCATATGTGCCATCAGTAATTACTTTATAAGTATCTCCAATATTTGCACTACCATCAACAGGTAAGGCAGTAATTGTACCTCCAGTACCTAAACTACCTTTAAATACCATTGGTTCTGGTAGATTATCAATAGCAGTATCAACATATGCAGTTGTAGCTATCTTTGTAGAATTATCTCCTTGGGTTTGTGTAGTTGCGGTAACCGCACTTGGAATAGCTCCTGTTAAAATACTTGCAGGTACAGATGTAATATTTGCTACTCCAGAAGTAGCTATCGATGTTCCATTTACTGAAACACCTGTAATAGCATCTCCTTCTTTTAATAATTTTTTACTACCACTATCTTTATTAGTTCCACTAGTAGAACCTACATATACATCTCCAGCATATCAAGCATTTCCACTCCAATCTACAGTAGCAGCATTTGATCTTGCATTGTCAGCAGTACCATTTCCAATAATATCTAAATATGTTTCATTAGATTCAGAAATGTTATATCTACCTTGAACATGTTGATAATCACTTGCTGCAATAGTGTATTCTCCTTCAGCATGAGATTTTTGCCCTGATGCAACAGTTCCACTACCTTCAGCATGAGCTGCATAGTCAGAAGCTGTAGTATAATAACCTTCTGCATGACCATATTTTCCTGATGCTGTACTAGAACGACCCTCAGCATGAGCATATTCATTTGATGCAGTAGTTGAACGACCTTCCGCATGAGAATAAGCACCAGATGCTTCAGTATTATATCCTTCTGTATGAGAAGCTTGTCCTTGTGCAATTGTACTATAACCCTCTGCATGAGCAGCCCATCCTTTGGCTATTGTATTATATCCTTCAGCATGGCTGCCAAAATTAGCAGCAAGAGTGTCATTTCCTTCCGCATGAGCACCTCTTGCAGAAGCTACATTTCCTCTTTTGAAAAAATAAATTGTATTTCCAACAGAAAAGACACTCATATCAGTATCTGATGATAAAGTAATTTCATCATCTTCTTGATTTATAGTAGTAACAAGACGATTATATCCATAATCTGCAGTACTAGTTAAACTTACATAGCATCCAATTAATGTAAGATCTGGTTCTGTAGTAAGACCTAAAACATTAGAATTCTTTGAAGAAATAATTGCCGAACCAAAAGAAGTGTTAGTATCTCCATATCCTTCAGCATGAGCTCCTTCTCCACACAAAGCAATTGAATAGCTACCCTCAGCATGTGTAGCATAATCTAAAGCTTTTGTAGAATTTCCTTCTGCATGAGAATGACTTCCATCTGCTCGTGTACTTGCTCCTTCAGCATGTCCATTTGCTCCATTAGCCTGAGAATAATATCCCTCTGCATGAGATCTTGCCCCAATAGCTTTAGCACCATATCCTTCTGCATGAGTTGCTGTATTTCCTGCTGTAGTTTGAATTCCTTCCGCATGAGCACCATATCCTTCTGCTTTTGAATCTTGTCCTTCAACAAAAGCATAATCTCCAATAGTGTAATTATCATTTTCTACAAGAGTACCTATTCCTCTTAAACTTCCTGTAGCTGAGCCATTAACTAAATTATCATTAATTTCAGTTCCAGCAATTTCAATTCTATTTGAAGAATCTTTATCCAAATAAATCTTTTTAGTATCAGTAGTTACAATAAATTGTCCTTCTGTAACAGGGAGGCTACTCAATTGATTATCTTCAACTTTATACGGTTTAAAAATTGCCATAAAAATTCCTCCTTTTATTTCTTAATATTTTTCATTTTATATTGAACTACTAATTGTTTGCCATTCTAATAAATTTTCTGCATAATTTTTAGCACCATTAATTGTATCAGCGCTACCAGCATCTGAAGAGCTACCAATTAATGTAGTTTGAACATTACTTGCACTACCAGCAGCATCATAATCTGTTGTTGCAGTATATGCGGCAGTACCTAATCCATAAACACTAACTGCATCTCCTTTTACTTTAATAGTACCATTTGTTGTCCCCGTTGTGATATCTGCTTTTTGTAAAGCACTATCTGCGGCAGTACCTTGTGCAGCAGTTGCATAATCAGTACTTGCTGTATATGCAGCGCTACCTAAACCATAAACGCTAACTGCAGTACCATCAACTTTAATTGTACCATTTCCGCTTGTAGAATCTCCAGTTGTTACACTTTGAACTGCACTGTCCGCTTTTGCTCCTTGAGCCGCAGTAGCATAAGCATCTGTATTTGTATATGCTGCAGAACCTAAACCTTTTACACTAACTGCAGTATAATTAGTTCCGTCTACAGTATATTTAATTTCACCATTATTAGCACCTTGAGCAATACTTTGAACAGCAGTTCCTGCCTTAGCTAATTCTGCAGTAACCGCATCCGCTAATTTAGCACTTGTTACAGCTTTTGCATCTAATTTATCAGTTGTAACGGCTCCATTCGCCAATTCAGTTGTTCCAATACTACCAGCTACAATAGTTGCACTAATTACATTATTACTATCGATAGCTAATTGTACTTGTGTTGCATTTTGTTGTGCAGTATATACATCAACTAAATCTTTAGCTGCAATATATAATCTATCACTTGTCGCATTTGCGATAATTAACTTAATATATTTTCCTGCATCTGAAGCACTTGCAGTTCCACTTCCTTTAATAAGAGATGTAACATCAATAAGTCCATCATATAATTTACCGGTTGTGCTATCATAAGTAATATCAACTACAGTACCGCTTGATACTACCATATCTTTAGGAATATCAATATTAGCACTTAAACCAGTTGCAGTTTGAGCAATTGCATATCTTTTTGAATAAGGGTCTGTTGTTTGACCTGAAGTTTCTGTAACAGTAACGGTGTAATCAGTTGCCGCAGGAACACTTACATAAAGACCTTCTTCACCTGAACCTGTTTGTAAACTAATATTATTTCCTGTTTTTGCAGAAATTTGAACATTAATTTTATTATTATCAGTTACTACAATGGAATCATCTTTTGCAATTACTTGAGTTAAATAACCAGGAACATCTGTATTAGATAATTCAATAGTACCTAAATAAAATTTGCTACTATCTGTTAAATAATAAAAACAATCAGTGTCTTTGCTTAAAGTTGCATATTGAGCGGCTGTACACTTATAAAATTTAATCATAATTTTATCCTTCCTCTCTTTTTAACATTTTTTATAAATCTTCCCAAATAGCTCCACCAACTATTGTATCATATTGATTGGTTGCGCCATTTCAACGATATAAAGTAGTTTCTTGAACGTAAAGAGTATCACTCTCTCCTTCAACAGGCAAACCACTATCTGAGAAAATTAAATTGGATTTTTGTCCTGTCATTTGAGTCCATAATCCATTATAATAACTCCATAGAGCGTTTTCTTGTCTTACGTAATAGAAACCTTCTATAGGAAAAGGAAGATTCTTTCTGGTATTTTCATCTGGCACCGTCATAATCGCGGCATAAGTTGTTCTTTTTTTATTTGTATCTAAATAAATATTTCTATCATCTGTTGTAAAAATTAATTGCCCATCTCTAATTTTTATATCATTAAGTTTTTTAGATGTTGTGGCAATAAATTTCATTATTACTTTATTTGGTATAGCCATAATAACATCCTCCTTCTAAACATATTCGAAAAATAGGACAATTTACTTGTTAGCTTTTGACCATAATAAAAAGCAAATAAAAAAAGCTAGTTATTAAATAACTAGCTTAATTTTATAAATATTTTGTTCAATTATTTGGCAAATAAACTGTTTTACCATCATATAAAACTTTATCCCAAGTATATCCATCTGATTTACCTACTGCTTTACCAAGTAGTTCACATTTAGTTCCCTTTGGAATAACTTTATATTTAGGATTTTTAAATCCATATCCATTTAATCTACACCATACTCCTGTAGTTAATTGAATATATTTTTTAGTTTTTCCGCTTATAATTTCATTAACTCTATTTTGAACTTCACGATAATTATATCCTGCGGCTTCTAATCTTTTCTTTCTGTCTTCACCATTTCCCCATTTACCAGCAATAACTTCTTGAGCTATCTCATCAATGGTTTTTTTACTAGGATCTTGATCACTATAATCAATATATTTTAATTTTCCATGATAAGTCCAACGTAAATTTTTAACGCCTTTATAATATCTATAACCATTTTTATCAATATCACTAATTATAGCTTTTCCAGTTCCCCATCCAGTTGTATCTTCAAATACTTTACCGTTACCTAAATAAATTCCTGTATGATTATATTTAGTTCCTCTCATACATAAATATTCTCCAGGTACTAAATTACTAAAGTTGGTGCTTACATTGGTGCATGTTTCATAAACGGAATTACAAGTAAAATCAGGTACACCATTTGACTTATAAACAGTTCCACCTCTAAATAAATTTTTATCAGCTTTAAAACCCCATAAAATAGATTTTACAGATACAACACAATCAAATTGCCATTTACCATTTTTTAATGTTGATCATCCAGACCCACTATGGTATACATTTGGAACATCATTAACAAGCCATTTTAATTTGTCAATAAATTGTTTACTTTTAAATACTGCCATAAAACATCTTCCTCCTTATTTATATTTGAAAAATTGCATATTTTACTTGTTACTATTTGTCCTTGCTTAAAAATTTATACAAAATAAAAAAGACTAGTTATAAACTAGTCTATTTATTCATTACTTTAATAGCATCAATAGTTTCACCTATATTACCAGCATAACCATTTTTACTATCTTTAGTGTTATATCCAGTTACATATCCTAACCAACGATTAGAATTTTTCAAATGAACTTGATATTTATATTTGTCTGTTTTTATAGCAACAGCATCAACATCGTTAGGTAAATTACCCGCATAATCGCTAAATGATTTTACTGCAGGCAACCATTTTTTCTTAACTTTATCATGTACTTTATATTCAGTTACATCTTCAATGCGGAAACCGCTTATTCCATGACCTAAATTTCCTGCATAATCATTTGCATTAATTTTTACTTTAGGTAACCATCTGTTCGCATTATTATCATATGTTTGATAATATTTTACATTTGCGCCAGGTAAATCCGCATCTAAATATGGTTGAGGATTGATTCTTGTATCATTTGAAGTTCTTACTTCAAAATGTAAATGAGCTCCAAATGAATATCCTGTATTTCCCATATAACCAATTTGTTGTCCCTTAGATACATATTGTCCTTTTTTTACATATACTTTTTCCATATGTGCATAAAGAGTATAATATCCATTAGGATGTTTAATTTTTACGCAGTTACCATAACTTGCATTTCCAGTTGCTTTTGGATTGTTTTTATATCCTGTTTGACAAAAAACTACAGTTCCTTCAGTATGAGCTTTAATTGGGCAAGTTGCACAAGCCCATTTAACTAAATCAATACCTCTATGACTTGTAGCTGAATAATATTGTGTAATACGATAATCTGTACAATCTAAAACTCTACATCCTGTTAGTTTAGTTACTGCCATCTTCTACTGGTTCCTCAGCAGTTTGTTCTTCTGCCTCAGCTGGCTCAGTATCTTCTGTTTCATTAAATTCTGTAATGAATTCTTCAGGATTTTGAAGCTCGTGTCCAATATCTCCTAAATCTTCTTCTTTTTCTCTTAAATCAAATAATTTTCCACCAACTAAATATAAACTGATAACACCAGCTACTACGATAACACTAGCAGTGATTTTATCAATACTCCAACCCCAAATTTGGGCTAATCCTAGTAATAATGCGTTAATCATATTTAAAGCATTAACAGCATATTTACTAAATTTCTTGATTTTTTCCATCTTTGTCATTAGATTTATTCCTCCTCTTCTTTTCTATCTTCCTCAACTTCTTGTTCTTCTGAACCAGTTTCTGAAGTTCCAATAGAGGCTGCCGCCATTTTGTATTGATCGATTTGTTGATTATAATTTTGAGTAACTTCATTTAACAAATCTTTCATTACATAATAAACTTCTTCAACTGTTAACTGCGAACCATTAATAAGACGAACAAGTTGTTGTTTGAAGCTGTATAATTTCATATCCTTTTATCTCCTTTCTATATTAAACATCTATTGCACCAGAATATTTTTCTAGTGTTTTTAGATATTCATAAGCATCATCAACAGTAAGTGTATCATCATAATCAATTTCTTCCTCAGATTCTGCAATATACACAGTGTCTGTTTGAATACTATATTTAGGTTTATTTTTATCTCTTTCTCTTTCCTCTTCATTAACATAAGAATAAACTCTAATTATCGTTTGTTTATTTACAACATTTTCTATATCATATATTCTATGATATTCAGTAGGAATACCATTTGATTGAATAATTAATTTTTTTAAAGCCATATTTATTCTCCTTTTATCTCATCTATTTCAGCTTGCATTTCTTGAAGTGCTTTTCAAGTCATCATAACTGCAGAATATAAATCAACTGCATCTCGATCATGAGTTAATGCTTTTTCTGCATAGTGATAATTTCCACCTTCATCAGGAATAATCATTCCTACATGTTTCTTATCTCCATCATCTTCAAATTTCCAATTAAAATTAACAATATCCGTATTTAAAATTTGATTTAAACAACCATCATCTGCAACAATATTTTTCTTTTTAGATTCAAGAGAACCGTTGTTATATGAAGCAGCTCATACTCCCGTAGCCTTCATATATGCAGAATTGCTACCTTTTCAAATTCCTATATATGAACTATCATCTGATGATGTAAATTTAATAGATTTATTATTTGCAGTTACAGTATCTATTTCAAGTTTAATTGTTCCTGCACTATTTGAAACTTTAACATTTCCTGGGATAATCTTAGTATAATTAAAACTACCCGAAGATCCCGCACCTCTTGCTATAATAGAATCTTTACCAACACAATTTCTCGCATTCGTAAAAGTAGTATCATCTGTAAAATCAAAATCTCCAACAATAAAACCATTTTTACACTCTTCATTACTACCTTCAAGTACAATTGAACCTTTATTAAATTGACCTCCAGCAATCTGAATACCTTCTGTTTTTACATTACCTGTATTACTAACTTCAAATTTACCGAATTTTACAGAACCATCATTATTTAAATAAAAGTCATTTTTATCATCATATTTAATTGCTCCATCATTAATATATCATTTTCCAATTTGACCAGACGTAGCTTCAATATTACCTTTAATAGAAACATTTCTTGCAACTAACTCTCCAGCTTCAGATACTTTAAAAGCGCTACCTTGCGCATTTTCACCTGCAGCTCCAAGAGCAATTCCATTAGTTCCAATATAGAATCCTGATACATTTGCATCAATATTTACTTTGTCTCCAGAATAAATATAACTATACTCTACATAAGGATTTTCACCAATTTTAATTTTATTTCTTCCGCTACCAAAAGAACCCGCAGTAGCTTTAACTTCACCAGTTAAGTCCACCTCTGTTGCGGTTAATTTACCATCTTTATCAATAACAAACTTTCTATTTCCAAATCTAATTTCAGGAGTCGCTAAATCTATCAATAGACCGCTACCATCTAAAACAGAATCTACGTAACTACCACCATAAATTAATGCTTTTGAATCTCCTAAATTAATTCCTGGACCTGGGTCAAGAATAATTTGACCAGTACCCGCGCGTCCAAAGATAGCCTTTCCAGTATCAGAATCTAAAAATAAAGTTCTCTCTCCATGATGATATCCTAATAAACCAGATTCAATATCATCACTATCTTTTTCTCTAACAGAACCCATTAACAATCCTGTAAAACTATTATCCGCTTCCTTATGTCCAGCTCCTATTTGGGGAGTTAAAATAATACCTCCATCTTCATTTAAAGAAATAGAATTTCCATCTCATCCATTTAATGCAGAATGTCTGTATCTATCTAAATAAAGATATAAAGGAATATGTATTCTTCCAATTTCTATATTATCAATATCTAAAATTTTGACTTCTAATGCATTTGTAACATTTTGTCCGTCATAAATATCATTTGGTTTTAAAAATTTTTCATTTTTATTTAAAGAATTATCATTTTCAATAATAAAATTATAGTCATTAGCAAATATACCTATTGCATAGTTAAAAATTCTACCATGTCTATATCATTCATAATTTACAGCATATTCATTATTAATTATTGAAATATCTTCAAGCAATCCATTAATTTTTTTAGTAACTCTAATTGTAAATGGAGTTGAATTACTGTAAGCAGGAAAACGTCCATCATCACTATATTTTACAAATCTAAAACCAGTATTTTTCTTTAATTCAATAGCATAATCATTTTCTAAAGATACTAATTTAACAGTAATTACTGGTAACATAGCATAATGTACAACATTATTATATAAAATTTCTGCTTTTACAATATTCGCGGCATTCTCTTTATATCCCAAGTCTCTAAAATGATAACCGTTTTCATCATAAACAACTTTTATAGAAGACTCATCTTCTTTTATATCATTATAGGTATTTCTCAATATTGACCAATCTATATGAATATCTTCTGTAGAGTCAGAGCCACTAAAAAATAACTCTCCGTCTTTTCAAAGTTCTACCTTAAATCATTTATCAGTATTGTAATAATTATAATTTTCACTGCGTTCATAATTTAAACAGCCAAAATTAAAACTACCATTAACAATCATTGGATAGCAATTATTTTCATAATTTTCATCATCTGGTGAATTAGGTACAATTTTACAAACAATATCAGTTCCATTTGTACCAGGTTCTCCATCTTTTGTGAAAGTAAAAGTTGTTTTTTTCTTTAAAAACAAACCTTTGTATATAACATTTAATTCAATGTTATTGTTATATAATTTATTCTCATCATAATTATCTGCTAACTCATAATTAAGAGTCATCTCATTACTATCTTTTGCAATAATTAAAGTATTATCTTTAGGAATAATTCATTGAACACGACAAGTATTTAAAGCATCTCCAGATACAATTTTTCCATTGTTATCATATAACATTACCTTAAGAGGCTCTAATATAATAGGATTATTTAAAGATTGATTAGTTGGAGCAATACCATTTACTGTATAATGAAAAGTTTGAGTACCATTTAAAATATCAATATAATATTCTCCCTCAGTTTCTTTTTTATTGTATACAATATAGCTTGCTGTTCCCAATAAAATATTGTTATTTTTAATAACCGCACATTTAAAAATTGCCTGATCAATAACCTTTGTTAAATCTAAGTCATATAAAGTATTAGCTTCTACTCTTTGATTATGTTTTTCTATAATCGTTAATAAACTATCTAATTCTTCTTGGCTTGCGGCTGCCAAAGCCAATCCTGTTTCAACTCTAGATAATAACTCATCATATTTAGCTTTAGCTGTATTATAAATTTCGTTTTCTTCTATCGTTTCTTCTAATTGATGATATATATTATCACTATCAATATATCCTCAATTATATGTATAGGTGTCTTCATTATTAGAAATAATTTCTTCATTATTAATTAAACATTTTAATATTGGATGTCCATGATCAAAATAAAAAGTATCTCCTTCACTACATTCAATACTTAAATTATATATTGCAGCATAATTAGGAATCATAACTGATTGTGCGGCAATCACTTTATTCTTTTTAACCGCAACACATTTAATAATAGTCTCTTGAGATAATAAATCTGCTTTAGTAATTATCATTAAATTATTACTAATATAATATTTTTTATCATCTGTAATATTATAATCATTTAAACATTCCCATCCAGGACCGCCTTCTAAACAATATTCAGGCGATGTATTTGTAATAGATACATTTTCTTTAAATCAATAGGTTTGTATATTGTCATCTGTTACATATTGATTTTTATATAAAATTTTTGCATTTAATTTCATTTTTGTAGTATCTGCATCATATCCATCAAAATATTTTTTTCCATCAATTTGAATTTGTAAATCATATAAATCTTGAATATTAGTATCTGTTTCATTTAATAAACTAAATTCAAAATTTCTTGCAAATATATCATTTTCTTTTGCCACTTCTTGAAAAGGAAAATCTTTTGAAAATAAATATATTTTTTTAATACCTACGAAATTATCAACATTAATTTTAAAAATTTTATATTGACGAACAAAAGAAGAAAGACTATAAGGATCTCCCTTCATTTGATTAATATCTAAAACAAAAGAATTAGTAATTATTTCTTGTGTTGAGTCATTTAAAAAATCTATATCAAAAATAAGACCATAATTACCATTTTTGTGTTGTAATAAATCTAAATCAGTTTTAAATTCAGCACCACATAAAATATTATTTTTATCTGTTATATTCTTCTCAATAAAATCTATATCTATATTAATATTATTTTCATTAGTATCTCTATCATAAAGAACGCATTCATCATATTCTTTGTATGAACAAAGTCCGAATTCTTGAGATGCAGAAATACAATTACCACTTGTATTTAAATACTTATCCTCTTCTTCAACAATATTAGTATACTCTATTTGATTTTTATCTGCGGCACTTATAATCATTTTATCTAAATTAAAATCTCCATTAGGAACTAAAATATTTACCAAAGTTCCAGATGGATAATAAATTTCTGTATTATTTGAAAAAGCTTCAAATTCACTATCTTGATATTTAACAATATATTTTCCCAATAAACTGTTTACCGAATCAACAATAGTGGCTTGAATAGTTCTATCATATCCAGCCTTATTAATTGCATTTGTAGTAATTGTTTCAATAGCATCTAATATTCTATTTTCATAATCTGTACTATTCATTTTAAGGCCACACTCCTTTTTTCTCTAATTTCCTTTAAAATATATTAAGATTTATTAAATATTATTAATTATCTTAGACCAAATAAAAAAGAAGATAGCTTTCACTATCTTCTTTCATATGCTCTTTGACTTGCGGCATTAACTAAATTATTTAACGCTTCTTCAATCTCTGTAGCGTTTTTAACATTAGGGAATGTTGCATCTATGTGAACGTTTTGTTCTAGGATTCCATCACTACCAGAACTGCCTCCAGAGTATCCTGAAGCAGTAGCTCCCGCCAATCTAGACAACATAGTGCTTCCTAATGAATATGCTAATCCTCTCATAATAGCAACAGTATTTAACATATTTTCAGTATCTTTAGCATTTAATACAAGCTCTTTTTGATGTAACATAGCTAAACGACCTGAGTTATCTCATGAACCTGTATAACCACCAGTATCATATCCTGAAATTTGACTTTGTTTTAATCATCCATAAGCAGAATCTGAAGATTCAACATGAATAGGATAAGGTCTTCCACTAACAATTTTTGTAATTTTAACTTTTTTACCAGGTCCCCTGCTTCCAGAATTGCCCCCTCCATAAGAATCTGCATAATATTTACCACCAGTATAAGTAACTACATCTCCAACCTCAGGGGTTCCATTTCCAGTTCCTGTTTTTGGTGTATTATTATTATTATTATTATTATTATTATTATTATTATTATTATTATTATTATTATTATTGTTATTATCGGTTGTTGTTTGTGGAGTATTATCAATTTCTTTTTCATTTAATTTTTGTTGTTGAACATAATATTTATAAGCTTCTTCTGCCGCAGTTTTGGCTGAAGTAGCTTGTTTATCAAACATTTCTTTTAGTTCTTTAACTTTATCATAAACCTTTTTAACTTGTTCTAATTCTTCACCATATTTTTTAATAAGTTCATCATTTTTAGTAATTAAAGGAGTAATTTTATTATACGCTTCATTAGCTCCATTTTTAATAGCAGTAAATGTTTGACCTGAAGCCTTCTCAAGCTTACCAAGATCAACTTGATAATCATTTTCAGCTTTTTTAATTTTATCTCAACCGTCTTTAGTAGCTCCAACAAATCCACTTTTTCCATCTGCTCCTACAAATAAAGTTTTCATAGAAGAAATCTTTCCTGCAAAAGTGTCCTCAATAGCTTTCATTCCACCATCTTTTCCATAAATGAAATGTTGAACCATTTGAGACACTCCATTGTCTCATGTTGGAATAAATTGAGTGGCAAGAATATTTTTTTCATGTGCAGTTAAAGAATCAAAACCATCTTTAATAGCCTGAAAACTTTTACTTGTATATCCATCAACTTGATTCATTGCAGTCTCTGCCGCAGTTGCAATTTTTTGGAAGGTTTCATTAGAAATTCTATCTGCTCCATCAAAAGCCTCTGAAACTGTATTAGAAATATCATTAAATGCAATTTTAGTCTTTCCTTCAGCATCAGCAAGAGCAATACCATATTGATTAGTTGAATTATCTAAAGAGTCTGCCGTTAATATTGCCAAACTTGTAAATAAAGATTCTTGTAATGTATATCTTGCAATTTGATAATCTTGTTCAATTTGAGTCATTAATTCATCATATTCTGTTTGAATTAATAATTCTCTTTCTGCTCTTTCTTGAGGGTCATTTATCATTGCGGCTTCTGCCATTTTTTGTTGATACTCATCCCATGCAGCATAAGCATCGTTTAATACTTGATTATATCTTTCTTTATCAAAATTATATAATTGATTATATAAATCTTCAATTTTTTGTTCAGCTTCCGCAATTTTATCATTATTAGCAACGTATTGATATGTATAATTACCTTGACTATCTCTTCTAAGCCTCATTTGAGATTTGTTCATTTGAGCCTCTTCAAGTGCAAGTCTTGCTAATTCAATATCATATAATTTATTTGCTCTATCTAAATCATATTGAGTTAATCTATCTTTTTGTTTTAAATCCTCTAATTGCTCATCCATAATCTTTTTTAGTTTTTGTTGAGCATTTAAATTATTAGATTTATTTATTGCATCTGTATATTTCTTTTCAAGTGCTCTAACTCCATATGTTGCGTTAACAGTATCTAAATATCTATCTGCATTTTTATTAATTAATTCTCATTCTTCATTAACATAATCTAATCCAAGTCCACCTGTAATAGCATTATTTAAATTTTGGAAAATATCATTAATAGCATTTTGGAATTTATTTTTAGCATTATCTAAACCTTCTTCAAGAATTGTATTAAATTCATTAACAGCATTCATTCAATTTTCTTTAGCTTTATTCCATTGCTCAGAACCTTCTTCTGCAGCTTGCATTTCCGCATATCAAAAGTCTTTTTGTTGTCTTTGAAAATCTAATTGTTGTTCATAATTTTCTTGTTGTTTTTCATAAAATTTTGTTAAATCTGAATAAGCATTTTCCCCATATACCATTTGAATAACTTTAATATCATGATTAATCATGTCTCTTAAGAATTCATAACTTTCAATTTGTTCATCAAATTTTTCTTGAACTTTATCCATTTCATCAAGAATAGCTTGATATAGTTCTTCTTCTAATTCAAGTTCTTGAGTCATAGAATCCATTAAATCAGTATATTTTTCTTTTAATTCATCTAATGCCTTTTGTCTATCATCACCATAAACAGAACTTTGTCCAGTACTATCCATTTGTTTAAGTTCTGTTAATATTTTTGTAACTTGTTCTGTTCTAGCTTGAATATCTCCATCATTATCTTTATTAAAGTATGTAGTAAAATCTTGAAGTCTTGCTTTGGCATTTCCAAGAATATCATCTTCTTTAATACCATCAATAACTTTTTTCTTTCAAGTATTTCAATCTCTTGTTGCTTGATTCATATCTAAAATTACAGTTAATTTTAAATTAAATTTTTCAACGTTAATTTCAATTTGTTTATCAATAGCATCTTGAATAGATTGCTCTAAACCAGGAATTTCACTAGCCACTAGAGTGTCATATCTATCCATGTTTTCTTTAAATTTATTAAAATTTTCTTTTGCTTTATCTATTGTTTTATTATTGTCCCAAGTTTCTTGTTGTTTTTTAGATAATTTATTATATTGAGCAATTAAACCATTAACATAATCTTCTTGAGCTTGGAATGCTTCCATATAATTAGCAATAGTTCCATCTGCATTAAATTGAACTCCTTGTTTTGCTAATTTTTTAGCAAGCTCACTTTGTTCACCTTGTGCAATTTTTAATTTTTCATTGTAATTTTGAATTTGAGTATTTAATAATTGCCATTGTTTAGTTAAATTTTCTATTAATTTTGCACCAACTAATTTTTGTTGTTGTGATTGCACTTTTTTAAGTTGGTTATCAATTTTAGAAATTTGAGTATTAACTTTGTGATATCTATCTGCTTCATCATCAATTTTATCCATTGTTTTAGGTTTAGATGATGAACCGCCACCACCACCAGATTTTCCTTTGTTACTTTTAGGCGGACTATATTTAAAACTATTTTTATTCGCTCCTTTGAATCTTGTTTTTCCAGCATTAATAACAGGAATTTGAATAGTTCCATTTGTTTTTGTAGTAGCATAATTAGTAATAGTTTTCTTTTCTAAGGTTTTAGGATCTGTATATGTTAAAGTCGCCGTTTCTCCATTAGCTTCAGAAATTTCAGCTTCTACTTTATCTATATTAGGATCATATCCAATGCCAGATAATATTTCATTCGCTTGAGCTTCTGTAATTTCTAAATTATTTAATAAAGTTTGCAATTGATCAGCAACATCAACATCTAGTTCTGTTCCAATTTGAATATTTTCAAGATCTAAATTATCAATATAATTCATTAATTCTTGAACTTCACTTGGCATTTTTTCTCTTCAATCAGTATTAATATTTAAAATATAATCTTTAGCTAATTCTTTTTGTAAATTATCTAATACAGACATATCCCCATTAGCTAATTTTCTAATATCTTCTAAATGTTGTTTAACAAAATCTTCTGAAACATCTTTTCCTAAAACATCTTTTACTTTAGTAATACTTTCTCCAACTTTTTCCATTTCCGTTGGATCTAAAGCTTTACCTGATTTTCATTTATTCAAAACATCTTTATTATCATTTAAAGATGTGCTTAATGCATCTAATTTTTTTGCAAATTTATAATGATTTTCTGCAGCTTTAATTGCAAATTCATCATTTTCTTTTAAAGCTTTACTATTTTTAATTAATTCTTTAGTATATTCAACAAAACCATTTTTATCAGTTTCTAACGAATCTGCAGTAGCTTCTGCTTTTGATCTGAAATTTTGAGCATTATACTTATCAATATCAGCTTGAGATTGTGTTTGCATTTTAGAAATGCCTTTAACATAATCATCAACAGAAGATAATCCACTTTTTTTATCTGTGTCAGTATTTACTCCTATTTTCTTTAAAGATTCTTTTAAATCTGCACCAGACTCAACAATTTCTTTAACTTTATTAATTTCTTCAGGAGTTAAAGCATCTATATCTCTTGATAAAATTTTATCAGCTAATCCTTTATCAATACCATACTCTTCACTTAATGCAGTTTTTGCTTCCTCCGCCTGCTTCCTGATTTTTTCATCATTAGGAACTAAATTATATGATTTTTTAAGATATTCATTATAATTCTTTCTTGTAGCTTTTGACGTATCTGCATCATATATATCTGCTTCATCAAAAGTACCACCATTTTGAATATACGCGGCAATAACAGCAGCCATTTCTTGACGGGTCATTCTTTGTCCGTCATATTCATACTGTCTATTTGCATCTCCATAATCAACATTAGTAAATTTAGCTTGACTAAAAGCTTGACCCATAGCTTTCTGATACATTCTCATGAAAACTTGAGCATCTTCATCAAACTCTTCACTACTTGTATAAACACCTCATGATTCTGCATCTAAAAGATTTTGAACAATATCATCACTTTTATTATTACCCTTTCATAAAGCAGATGCATATCCACCACTTTGTTGTACTTTATCAGGTACCATTAAAGTATTAATATTTGCAACTTTAGTATCAATATTATTTAAAGATTTTACTATTTCTTGAAAAGTTTTTTGTTCATTTTCTAAACTATCAACAATAGGATTAACAACCTCTGAGGCATTAACACCAGTATACCCATGCTCAGCAGCATATGTGTTTGCAATTTCCTTTACAATGTCATTATATCCTTGTTTAGTTAAACCTACTTGACCTAATCTACGTTGATCTGCTTCAGACAAATTATAAGTTGGACCATTCGCCGCATAGCTAGTTTTTACATCAACTTCTTCTAAAGCTCTTTGTTTATCTTTTTCATATATTTTAGATTGATTTACAAGTTTAGCATAATTAACAATATTTAATGATTGTTCTTTATTACTTAAATATTCATTAAATTTACCTTCATCTAACGATAAACGTCCATTAGTATTTTTAACAATACCTTCAATATTTAATAAATCTGGATATTTTTCTATAATTGCTTCAACTTGACTATTGACTTCTTTTAATTTTTCTTTTCATTCTTCAGAAGTATCAATACATCCATCTAATGCATGTTCTGCATCTTGTAAAGATTCTCAAGATTTTTTTAAATCTTGAATAGAATTTGATAATTCCTCAGATTGTTTAGTTAAGTTTTCTTGAGCCTCTTGAAAGCTTTTATATTCTCTTTCATCTGCAGTGATAGCATTATAAATTAAATATGCTGCTCCTGCAATTGCGGCTGCAATAGCTACATAAGGTAAAATTGCAAGCATTGCTTTCGCAGCCGATGCCGCTAATGCTCCAAATGCTTTAGATTGTAGTGCTGTACTAATAGTCATTCCATTCAATGCTGCAGAAGCACTTGGAATTGTTGTCATTAATTTAACAAAACCAGAACCAATAGTTTTTGCACCCATTGCTAAAGATGTAAATCCCATAGATAAAGCAGAAATAACTTTTAAGAATTTTTCTCCTTTACTAATAGTATCATCTTTTAATATATCATCTATATTACTCAACGCTTGTAATCCTGCTGCAACCTGACCAATTCCTGATGCAACATTAAGAAAACCTTGTACCATTTGAGTTGTTTTTAAATTATCTATAAATTTATTATAACTTTGTTCAGCATTTTGAATTGCATTTTGTAAATCTTGAGTGCGACCATCAACTTCTTTATCAATAACCTCACCAGTTGTTTTCACTTTTTGAGTAATTGTTTCAGAAGCTTTAGTTACTAATTCAACTAATTTTTGAGATTTTTCTTCATAATCTGCATCATCATCAGGAATTTTAATTTCTTCCAAAATCTTTGCCATTTCAGATTTTAATTTACCATCAGACAATAAATTAGATTTAATAATTTTATTTGCAGCTTTTTCATATTGTTTTACTTGTTTTTCAATATTAGATCTAGTTGTTTTAGTAGATTTTACTTGTTCTTTTGCTCATGCCGCACTAAATTTTTCTGATGCTTCTTTAGAAAATTTTGAATATTCTTCAAGCATTTTTTGAATATTTGTATTAGCAGCATCTACTTGAGTTTGATCTTCATGAACATCATTTATCTTAAAACCTGTTGTTCTTTTATCTTTAGAACTTTCTTTATTGATAATATCATAATATTCCTGAGCTTCTTTTTTTGCTTGTTCTCATTGAGCATTAACTTGTTCTAACTCATTTCTTTGAATAATAAATTGATTTGTAGTTTTTTCATCTTCCTCAGTTGCTACATCTCTTAGGCTTAAAAATTCTTTTTCCATTTCAACAAGTTTTGCAACTGCTGAATCTTGAGTTGTAGCACCGCTATCTTCAATTGCTTTAATTGCTTTTAGTTTTGCACTTGCTAATTCAACTTGTTCATTATGTAAACGAAAATTAGTAATTGCAGTTCCGATACTTTCTGCAATTGTTTTTCCAAATACTTTAGTAGCAATAGAACCAAGCATTAATAATGCAGTTCCTCCACCACCAATAGATTCTAAGAAACCTCCAAATAGATTTGCAACTCCAGTAAGTTTATCTATAAAAGAATTAATTCCTTTATTATCTACAAATGCTGCTTTTATTCTTTCAACAGCAGCACCTAATTGCTCTAAATGCGCTTCAGAACTTTGCATATAAATATCTTGTTGTCTTTGTAATTCTCCTGTTGCATTATTTGCAGTATTAAGATTTTTCTTAAAAGTATCCCAATTATCCATTAAAGCCATTAATTGAGAATATTGTCTAATTCCACCAACAGTTTGAGCAGTAGCTACTTTTTGAGCATCTGTTAAAGATTGCCATTTAGAACCCATTTCTTCTAAAATTACATCCATATCTTTAAGATTGCCAGTTGCATCTTTAATATCTACTCCAATAACTTTCAATGCTGATGAATATTTATTTAAAGTAACTCCATCATCTAAAGTTTCTCCAAGTTTTAGCCCTTGTAAACGAGAAAATAATGTTTTAAATGCTGTACCTACTGTATCTGCACTTTGACGAGTTGTTGCTGTAACAGTTGCTAATGCTGCTGCCGCATATTCATAACTTAAACCAACAGTTTTTCCAATAGAAGCAAATTTTTCCAATCCTGTTGCAATTTCTTCTGAACTAGATGCGGTTGTAGCACCTAATCTAGTTAATACATCCGCAAAATGTTCAAGATTATCAGACCCATCTGCAAAATTGTTCCAAATTGCAGTCATATAATTAGAAACCTCTTCTGTAGAAGCTCCTAATACATTTGACATTTTCATTGTAATGTCTGCTCTTTTTTTAGCCTCTTCTTCATCTAAGCCTTGTTGATAATAAATTAAAGCACCTTTAGTGTAATCTAAAGTGCTTTTTCCCATTGACTGTGCGGCTTTATTTGCATATTTAGCAAAACGTTCCATGTCTTCTGCAGAAGCATTCGATACTCTTCTAATTGAATTTAAAGAGCTATCTAAATTTTTTGCATATGTTCAAGCATTTGAAATTGATCTTGTAATGCCATTAAACATTGCAGAAGATAATCCCCATTTAACAGTATTTTTTAATGTTGTATTTAAATTTTCTACTAATTTATTAGTTTGTGTAAAACCACTGTTAACAGTAAGAACTTCTGTTGTTAAATTTCTAAGAGCTTGTGAACCTTCAATGCCCGCAGCATTTAAATTTCTTACTAATGACTTTGCATCAATTTTATTAAAAGCTGTAGCAAATTTTTCAAGATTAACAGTGCCTAACTTTGTATTAAAAGATTCGTTTAAAATATTTTGTAATTGCTTAGCACTTTCACGAATCTCTGTCATTTGTTTTTTAGCATCTTCTAAAGGTAATCCGCTCTTTTTAGAAAAATCTGCAGCAGTTAAAGTTTGTATAGAACGAAGTTCTGATTGAATTGCGCTTAAACTTGATTTATCGACATTAAATTTAATACCATATTCAATTGTACCACCTTTTGCCATATCCTTTTGCCTCCTTTTACTTTCTTCCAAATAAAAAAATTCCTCTTTATCTATTATGATAAAAAGGAATGATTTATTAACCTAAAATACCCATGCAAAAATATTATTATTCTATTTCTCTTCCACCATTTGCAGCTTTTGCAAAATTAAGCACCTCTTGATATTTATTTTTATCAAAAGAATTAACAATTTGTTGTGCGGCCTCTGCATTTCTAGGTAAGTCATCTATTATTTTAGTAATAATTGCGGCAGCAGTTGTATTATATCTCAATTCATTTTCAATTTTTTCATTAACCATATTTAAAAGTCCATTATATTCATTTTCATCCATTGCCGCAATAACTTGATTTATAATTCCATTGCTTTGTAATGTATCATATAATTTATACTCATCTTCTCTTTGTTTGTCTGTAAAAGTAATATTTGTATATAAATATATTAAATTAAGATGAAAAAACATATCAACTTTAATAGGATTATATAATTTTCCTTCTTTTGCTTTTTGTAAAGTAATATCAATTAAATCTATTTTATCTTGAATAGGTAAATATTGAATAATTTCTATATCAGTATTTTCAATTTTTTTAATTTCTTCTTTTGTTTTTAACTTTAAACTTGAATAAGTAATTTTTGTCATACTTATTTCCTCCTTTTTTCTCTAAATATATTTTACAAGATATTTTTTATCTTGTCAAATTTTATTTAACTGACTTCGCATTTAAATGCAATGTACCAAATACATTAGCGTAATGACGATTTTGTTGAAGCTGCTCTAAAATTAAACTTGCAGTATCTTTAACATAAATTTCAGTACTATTAGGAACATTATATATTAAATATTTTGCAAATAATGGATTGTTTTGCTCGTCTAATAAACCTAAACCTGATAATTCATATATAAAACGCATATGTGTAAAATGTTCAGAAACTCTTTCTGGACTAGCACTTGGAGTTTTATTTGTTTTTACAATAATTTGCAAACCTCTATAAACAATATCTCTTTGATATTCTCATTTATTTCCAGGAAATACAATGTTCAATTCTGCCGTCAATGATTTTAATATATTAGTTTGTCCTAGTTTTAATCTTGTTAATCAAGTAGAACCTTCTTTTGGGTCTTTATAGTTTTTAATTGTAAAAGTAGCATCTTGTAAATATTTTATAACTTCTGATAAAAATTTATTATTAATAGTTAATTTACCATTAACTGAAAAATTACCTGCAGCAATATCTATTTTTCCACTTTTTTCTTCTTGAATTTGATCTGTACCAACAGTAAATTTATGTTTAGTACTTTCTTCTATTCTTTTTTTTAAACTGTCTGAAAAAAATTTATCAAGGTCATTAACAATACTATCTGTAATTTTAACATTGTCAACATGGGCAGAACTTTTTCCCATCATGATTTCTTGTGGATAAACCTTGTCTCCATTTTTTTCTTTTAAAGACATTAAAATAGCAGCCATTTCCTCTTCTACAATATCATCAACATTTTGATTATGTGTAGTAACATGTTCTCTACGGAATAAAGTTTCTGCTTTAATAGCTCCAAGTCCATTTGTGTTTCCTCTCAAATTTTTTTGTTGTGAAAAAATATCATCAATAAATTGTTTATATCAATCACTTAAGTCATTTTCACTTAAAACAAGTCTATCCATCACAGGAACAGAGTTTGGATTATTTTTAAAGCTTTCTGTTTGTTCATTTAAATATCTTGCAGTATTTTTAATATCTTGTAAAAATTTTTGTAATATATCTGCACCTTTTTTATCTTGCTCTTTTTGAATTCGTTCTACTAATTTAGTATGAACATCTTTTAAAAGAACATTATAACTAGGATAGCCATATTCATACGTTCGTTTTTTATTATATTGTTGTCCTGGACTTGCCATAATTTATCACCTATTTTTCTATAAAATAAAAAAGAGGAGGTATAAAAACCTCCTCCTCCATTCAAACCCTTTTTAAAATTCCCTTATTTTTTATAAAGAAGATAAGGTACTATAAACTTCTCTTATAAACTAACTAAAATATTAAATTGATCCGTATGGTTCTCCGTTAGTAGTAACTGAGTCATAAGCTGTTTGATCAATTTGAATTCCAGCTTCATGTTTCATAACTGTATCAATTTCTTTTTCACTAGCATTTGGATCATCAACAATTTGGAATACACATAATACTTTATGTTTGTTATCAAAATAAGTATATCCAGGGAATGCATCCATTGTGAATGTAAATGTTGAAGGATCTCCTGTAGAAGCCATAGAGAATGTAAAGTTAGATTGAATTTTTACATTTGGTAATGTAATTTCTGCAG